GGATATTGAAAAAAAATTAATTGGTTATGACATGCTGGATAACAAAAAATACAACACCATAAAACCAGGTGATTATGTAAGATATTCTATCGATAATCAGTTTAGAGGCGGCGGACGCGTTAAACTGGTCAAATTTCCAAAATACTTTATATGTTTAAACGTTATCAAACATGTTTCGTGGAGTGTTCAATTGACAAACCCCACATTAATCATTTGGATTAAGACACAAGAGAGCGTAAATAAAGAGAAAGCCAAGAAAGACGAAGTGTACGAAAAGTATTTATCTGGAAAACTTGTTCCTAAGAAAAAATAGTTTTCATTGGTTTATTTATGGCGTCAATGACTTTTTGAAATACAATCTCTTCTGACGCATTTGCGTCGATACGTATAGAATCGTATGAAAAGGTTTTTTCGTATTGTTGATGAAGAGTTTCCAAATAATCAATGGTTATAGACGATTCACACATTCGATTACGGATTTTGATACGTGACAATGATACATCAGGGTCGGTATATAAATAAATACAAAGGTCCGGTTTCCAAGCTAAAGTTTCTGTAAATTGCTTCAATAATTGAAACTCATCTTTTGTAATCACTCCCTCATCGACAAGCATATGAGCAAAAATACAATATGATTCCCACGGACTTCTTTCGCATATCGTTAGACCGCCACTTATATTCTTGCACGCAATGTAACTTTGCAAAACCTCCATTTGAAAAGTAAATCCCCATCTCTTTTTGTCTTCATAGAAAAGTTTGAGATGTTTCCATTTATCAACAGGTTCTTGAAAAACATCGAATCCTTTTGTTTTTAACATATTAATCATGGTACTTTTGCCACATCCAATATTACCCGATAAACTTACGCGCATGTTGAATGCCTTGTGATAAATTAACATCATATACTTTTAAGCATCTGCTTTATTTGTATTTTGAATTGTTTATGACGTTCAAGATATATATTACGATTTTTTGAACTATACATTTCTAAAAAAACACGTATTACTGTTTTTTCTATGTCTTTTTCTAGTAACACTACACCTTTACCAAGATTCACGTCATGACTTACATTTGTTGGTATTACAAGATGAGATTGTGAATTTACAATTTCATTCATAGGTGCCAAATCGGTTGTAATCACTGTTGCATCCGTTGACATTCCTTCGTTTATGTAATGTCCGAAACCTTCCGAATACGATGGACATATATGATACATGCATTGATTCATAAGTTTCTTTAATTCATCATCGGGTATACGATGTTGATACAATGTTACATTTTTGTTAACGTTAACTGGTAAGTCTATACGAAGATAGCCGTTACGTGACTCGTTTCCATGTGATACTATATGTAATTTTGGCCACTCTGGATGTTTTAACCATGTGTCAAGAAGTAGCTGGGACTGTTTGTTTCTCGACACTCCCTTGATGTGTAAACATTCAAACTTCCATGGAATGTTCGATACATACATATCACGTGATGACCATAATGTAAGGTGAATTCTATGATGAAATCTGTCTTTTAAAACACTGTAAGCAATTAAGGTTTTAGCCATTAAATGTATTGATGCGTTTGTATTCAATATTCGTATATCAACCTTGTTTAACCATTCTATATTTGGTACGAATATATTGATATCAGCGTATTTTAGTGCACTTTCGTACAGATGTTCTAAAAAAAACTGTATGTGTACCCTTTTCATGTTTAACGGTGCATTGTAAACTAAGTTTAATTCTGAATATGTTATGATATCAGTCTGAGAATCTAATTCATCCTTCAAAACACATGCATCATTATGTAATCCGTTTGTGGTATGATGTAATATCCTGTACATATTTTCTTATATATACTAATGGACTTTATTTTCGGTAAAAGCGGAAGGGAAAAAACTAAACGATTCTATTTAGTAAAAAAAGTTGATAATGTCGACAAAAGTAAAAAACGAATGGTCGTTTCTGGAAAAGAACCAGGACAGGCCGCCAAAAAAGCATTAACAAAACTTTGTAAACGAGCATGTAAAAAAAAAATAATTTTATTGGAAATACAATCAAACGAAAAGGGTACCGCAGCAAAAAGCTCTAAAGGATCTTTTGTTCCCATCATTAATTCTACTGGTTTGCCTAATGAATATACTTATACTTTGAGAAAACAGTTACGCGAAGTTCCATTAGAAATTGAAATAAATGGAAAAATCATTGTATATAAGTATGAGACTGTGACTGTTTAGATTTTTTTTTAAAATGATGATTTCTGAAAATTCTTTCCTGAGAGAATCGTTTTGATAAATCGATTTTAACATCAGACTGAACTGGAAAATCGCGACCAATACGTTTCATTATACGCGTCGGGTGCAAAAGAATATCATTCCTAAATTTTATTATGTTGTTTCTATTGTTAATCATCATACCGTATTTATTTGCTAAATGTTTATTACGGTATTTGAAAACATTCAATGCAAGAATGTTTCTTTGAAATAACGGAACACGACCTTTAATGTTCGAGAGGTGAGATATATTCGATTTGTTTATTTTGTATCTTCCGGAATGCAATTCAAATAACACTTTCATTACATTTACACGTGGGTTAATTTTTCTTGTTGTACCACCGAACATATATTTATTTCTTATAGCACTTTTAAATACCGTTCTTACTCGTTTACCCGCATCATGCTTCTGCGCACCATCCATATCAATTATTTTAACATCGATGTCATCGGGAACATGACTGGTTTGTAATTCATTACCTATATCATATGTATACGATTTAAAACCTTTACTTTGATTTTTTCGTATGAAGATATTATCGAAATGAAGATCTAAATGTGCCATTTTTATATGAGTTAAACATTGAATTGAATAGAGCAATTGAAATAAAATATTCTTTAAGTCCTTTGGATATAATAAAATGTGTTTATGTAAAGTCGTGAAACCCAATACACAATTGACGTTAAGATCTTCTGTAATCAACATTGTACTATATAAATTAATTGGTTTATTCGTTTTTGGATATGTTTCCCATTTGTCGTCTTTACCTGGCGCACATGTTTGGTTAGGGTGTTTAAATATATATTTCTTTAGGAACCGTATGTTATACGACATTGGGAATGTATCTGCTATCTGTAATACACGAAACGCATTTGTAACATTGTAAAATTTCACTTCACATGCAGTTGGAGAATCCATTGCAGCGGTATGACTAACTGCATATGTATTACAGTCGTTTGACCATCGACAATGTGCTATTTTAATAAATACATTCTTTTTATCAATTGTACCCCTAAAAACTGTACATTTCGTTCGTGTTTTAGATATTTTACAAATACTTGTTCGATTTATTGTAACGTCTCGTTTTTTTAAAGTTTGGATAATATTATTAATATCATATTTACTATGTTTCATTATTATATAACACCTTAAACTTTCCACATGTGAGATATGTTTTGAATCAAATATTCATGGTCCCTTTTGTTACACTGTTCACTACAATTGTCATCCATATCTGAGAAAATAATTAAATTATTTATCACTTTATTTTTAAACGACAATTCGTGTTTAATAATTTCAAAGACGTTATCATAAATGGCCGATAACCCACCGCATGTAAAATCTAAATCTGGGACGTGCGATGGGTTGTCATGATGGTAAAGTTGTTTCATACGATGATTTGAAGTATATATTGATATGATATCATCGATGGGTAAATTATTCTTGAAATCGTTAATTTTATCGCAAACGCCTTGGTCGCTCATGGAACCTGATATATCGGCAATACAAATGTGATGTTGTGCCATAGATGTATACATGTTACGAGTGAATACCATCGTTGATTATATATATATATATATGCGCGTTCGTACTTATACCATTTTTTAAAAAACTGTTTTTATAATGAAACTATTTGTCGCCACACCAGCATATGCAGGCAACGTTCACGTCAATTACATGAAATCCATGTTATCACTTCAAACACTATTATACCAAAAAGAAATTGGAATGACATTCTTTTCTATAGGTTTTGAAAGTTTAATTCCAAGAGCAAGAAATGTTTGTGCAATGCAATTCCTCAAATCTGATTGTACTCACATGCTTTTTATAGACGCTGATATTGCGTTCGATGCATCTTCTATCATAGATATGTTGAACGAGAACAAAGGAGTGATATGTGGGATATATGCAAAGAAGTCAATCAATTTTGAAGGTTTAAAACAAAATGCAGATAAATCTATTGATTTACAAGAATTGGTCGAGCGTAGTGCACGGTATAACGTCAATTATTCAAACGAAAAAGCCCATGTAAATGGAGTTGTTGAGGTTTTATTTGCGCCGACAGGATTTATGCTTATTAATAAAAATGAACTCGAGTTATTTGTCAAAGAAACTCAAGTGCAACAATATCGCAACGACATACGAAGTTATGGATTTGGTGGTATGTGTTATGATATATTCAAATGTGGTGTAATTGACGGTAGATATCTGAGCGAAGATTATTATTTCTGCCACTTATGGAGAGTTAGCGGTCGTCAGATATTTGCAGATTTACGTCCACGTTTGGCTCATGTAGGTAGTTTCATATATTATGGTAATCCACTAATAGCTGAAACTACGCAATCATTTGACAAATGATTGTATGACAAAATACTTCGTTGTACATGAATAAAGGTTATAAATGTGATAGAACGGTTCAACATATCTTTCAACACATTCATAATCATCTGTGATGATGAAGTAAATCCAGATGTAACTGCTATAAAATCTCCTATTCGGTGTAAACAGGATATTGGTTTATTCGCTAATGCATAATAAACCAATTGTTTTACAAAAGCAGCGGTAGGATCCATAATATGAATCACCACAGCTAATATCGAACTCTTTGTTAGGGTAAAAAAATCTAAATATCCCGTAATAATGTCAGAAAGAAAACAAAATAAAAAAGGAATGCCTAATTGCGTTATTTTTAAAAACTGCCCTGGTGTAAAAACTATAGTTCCATAATGAAACAGTGAGAGATAATACTCGTTCGTTTTTTCAATATATGTATATATCGAGGTTTCATTCAGATTCATTTTACATTGATACAAATATAATATAATATACACATGTATAGTATGTGCACATAAAGACCATAGCAAACGTTTTTTGTTCTTCTTAGTGAATCCGAGATGCATGTATTATTATATATACGGATAGATCTTTAGGTAAAAATATCATCTAAAGAACAATACTTGTTTGGTATGACAAACATAGAATTACTGAAACACATTTTTACAAAATAAAAACATAGACCATTACAAAGTTATAATTGAATTGAATACTCTAAAAAAAGTTCATGTATACTGCATAGTCAATAATTTAAACCCGCAGAAATACGGTTTTTTGGTCGAAAAGTATGTAATTAAAAAATACTTGTACACCAAAAATGAGGCAAGATTTTGTAACGGAGATTTTAGTGAAAATGGAAGTAATATAGAGCTCAAAATCTCATTTGGAGGCACATTTCACAATAGATTTAATTATGTTCAAATTAGGCCGTCACATAACATAGATTATTATATATTCTCGGCATATTATCTATCTAAAGAGAATGTCGATGATGAAGGTGAGCTTTTCATATTTAAAATACCCAACATTGATATGAAAAATATACTCATTTTATACGGGTCGTATGCACATGGTACAATTCTGAAAAATGGTGTAATAACTAAAGAGACGATGTTATATAACAATAATGAATATGCATTGCGACCTGTTTATGGTTCCAAATGTTGGGCACACCTAATGAAATTCCAAATATCTGATATATGTTTATTTAACTGTAAACAGACGAGTATAATTTAACTAGTTCTCCTCTACCGATTGAGTTTTGACGTGCTGTATCTAAACTTAAACCATAATTAAGCATTCTGAATCGTGCTTTCAATATTTGTGGACAAATTTCATTACAAGAAATAAAATGCCAACTCTTTGGTCTCAATGTATTCAGGTTCGAGTCTCTTATTTCACCACAATTTCCTCCATAAGCTCTTATTGCAAAATCGGCATCATCCGGAGGGGTAGGTTGTCCTCTCAAATCGCTTTCTCCGTATCTTAAAAAATTCCAATCAGTGTGTGTTGTAGAAAGTTTAACATGACTTCGAGGTGTTTCTTGTTTTTCCCAAATTTGAAAACAACATTTGACCATCATAGCAGGCTCAAAACTACATGGTTTTATTGGTATTTCAGTGTCATGCACCAAATGGAATGATAAATCCAATCTATTTTGTACGCTTATACGTCTAAAGGTTCTCGGTATTATAAAAGCAATCACATCTGCAAATTGTGAAGCGTGATTAAAAAACCTTGTGGCAAGCGAACTACCCGTGCCAAATGGAGGATTGCCGATAACTAAAACTTTTCCCAAATGCGATGTCGTTTGACGATATTCAAAAAAATCCATTTTCAAAATGTGTTCACATGCAGGTGATTTATCCAATCCAAGTTTTTTGATGGATGGAATCTGATTGAAAAAACTTCCATTACCTGCACTTGGTTCGACAATTAATCTCCAATCATCCCATTTGTACTTTTCACCAACAATTGAAATACAATGTGCCGATATTTCGGGAACAGTGTAAAATTGGTCAAGACCTTCATCCCTTACTTGTTTAGTTGATTTTGCAACCATACTTATTATATCAACAAGACACGATGTTAAGTGGTTTTCTTTTGTAGTTCGAAATATCCGGCACTTTGTCTATTAGTTCCATTCCGGAACATACGATCGTCAATTTCTTTACTACTATCTGTGACGTGTGGATACATTTCATTTTGCTTTGGTATTTGAAAAAATTGACGGTAAGCGGCGTTTCGTAGCAATTCTTCTTTAGGTGTATTCATAATTATATTCTAAGAGAGAATAATATGACATCATACAACGACATATTATACATATACTCTTTGATCTCAATTATAATGTTCACAATGATGATTGCAGTAAATGTTGTATTTAGCATAACTTCTGTTTAGCTTCCTGCAAAAGAGCCTTGAATGTAAACAGTTTATAATCATGTTTGGGAATACCTGAACTGTTGGCGGTCGGCCATTTGTTATTATTTCGGTAATATTCGGTTAAGGTTTCAATAAGCGATTCCTTATCACAATCACCTGTATCACTAGAACACGGTGATTCATGTACTGTACTTATACCGTTTTTTGTCATAGTTTCTTCAATGTAAACCATACTTTCAGTCAAATTCTTTTGTGATTTTTGAATCAACATATTTATACGGTCGACGCCCTTTCTCAAGTCATTAATAATAGACTGTTCACGTATAATTGTATTGTACGTTTTGGTTATATACTCATGGGTATGGAGTGTATCGACATTGTCATTCTTCATGTTTTGAACAATACACCTCATCATACGCAAAGCAAACGGCAATACAATTGGTGTTTTCCATACACCCGAAATATAAATAATAGGACAACCTTGTAAGTATTCCAATTTAAATCGTCCCTTATTCGGAATTGTGTCAGTCTTGAGTGACACAAATATACCACACGTAGCTTCTCCGTTTGATATATTAATGTTCATGTCTCTCACAAATTTGTCTATACTTATATTTTTACTTTGTGCAACGTTTTTTACCTCGACAAGGCACCGGAAAGCTCCAGAGTCCATTCGCCATACACAATCACAATGAGCAGTTTCACCACTCACATCATCAACTGATGCGTCAGGAAACTCATGTGTTATCGTTGTTGTAACATAATCTTCACCAAAATTACCTTTCTCGATATTATCGATTGTGTTTCCATTACCGAGCAAACTGTCTATCTTACCGAGAATACCATCATTATTTTCAGTAACCTTGGCTTGTAGAATATCTTTCTCATTGTACAAGCGCGATGTCATTTCATTTGATTCGTGTCGAATGGACCGTACACTATTTATATATTCAGAAGATTGTCTTTCCAATTGACTCTGAAGTGATGTATTTATTGACATCAAGTTTTTCATATGGTCGTCGTTAGATGCAGTACGTGAAGCGAATTTACTTTCTGCAGCCTGTAATTCAGATATATGTTGCGCTTTCAACGTGTGAATTTTATTGACCATGTGCGGGTCATTGTCCGATAAGAATTTAAACCCTTTAGTGTACAACATGTCTCCTATGGTAATAACCTTATGTGCATCGTTGCTCTTGACACTTTCAGGAGTGTCAAAATCGTCCGGTACTGATACTTCTATGTACTTCATAATAGTATAACACATGAAAAACTTAAGTATTATGATATAAAACGTATTATGCTTGTTATTGTATATGAGTAACGAGGCGTTTTTCGATTGTTGTAAACAACGAGATATTACAAATGCAAAACGTATATACGAAGAAAATCATATCGATATCATGTTCAACGAAAACTGTGTCGTAAAATATGCAATACGTCATAAACATATGGACGTTATAAAATGGCTATGTGCGATTGACGATTTCTCGATATTCAGCGAAAACGACGATACGATATCAATCATGACCCTTGCCTGTCGATATAATTATTTCGATTTAATAAAATATCTTGTCGCAGCATATTATACAGTTGACTTTATGGATATTTGCGAAATACTGACAAATCAAAAATCAAAAGCGTTTGTGCAGAAAATTCATACTTACTTCGTCAAACCACAAGACCTTATAAACGATTGCTTACATCATGCAGAATCACAATCTGTTATTAAATGGATGGTTTCCTACGGATATGTTGTTTCTGAATATATTTTAGAACACACACACAATATTGAATTGATTCGGTACGCCTTATCAATGAATTTGATTGATGTTAACCTCTCACGAAAAATTGCAACGAATGCATGTATAACCGACAATATCCATATTCTTAAACTTATAAATGTATCGCCTGATATGGAAATTGTTTACCACTCCTTACATCATGACCCAAGAAAATGTTTAGAATATATTGAAGACACTCCGTTCAAATGTCTAATGATATTACCTCAATTGCGTAATATTTTAGATAAAGCTATGGTTCAAGGTTCTATTCGTTCAGTAAAGTATATTCATGAGATGACTGGTGAAACACCGAGTATATATGCTTCACTTCACGATACATACGAGTATACATCCTATGTTCTTACACATTTTGAAGATGTTAACGTTCAACCGGTCGACCTGATATGTTCCTCCACAAAACTTTTCAATCTTATTTTGAAAAATATTACAATCACTTCAGAAAATATAGATGCTTGTATATCTTCAACAATCAGTAACGAATGTGAAAAGAATATATATACTTTTTTGAATCATTTAGATTCTTTGCCAATAGGTGTCGTGACAAATAGGCATTTTGCAGATATTTTTATAGTCTGTTGTTTGAATGGCTTCATGCAAATAGCCAAAACTATGTGGAATCGACATGGATATATTTTATCATATGCATCACTTGTATGTGAGAATTTTCATCAGTATATACCAAACGGATGGCGATACTGTGATATTTTGAATGGAGTTATTGATACTTCAACAAAACTTTTTAAAATACTTTTGGCCGAAGATAAAAATCTTGAAATGTTAAGATGGGTTGTATCCATTTACAAAATCGAAATTTCATATAAACATGTCAAAAGTGCGCTTAAAATTGAAAAATCAGAAAATCATCGAATCCTTGTATATCTGTTGAAACAAATTACATTAACTGAATCACAACTAAAACACGTCTTTACTGAAATTCTTCTTGACACCGGTAACGTATATTTTATTTGTAAATACTTATACGAAACATATAGTCATTGGATGACACCAGCTTTCAAAAGCATTCTTTTCAAAAATGCTTTGTATTATACAACAAATGCATTTCGTTTATTTGAAGATTGTGAGTATTCAGTTTCCACGTGCCTAACATACGCTGTGTATGGTCATAATGAACACGCTTTCAAATATTTGGTATCCAAACACGGCGATTACAGTCTTCGTTCACGAGGTGATTCGCTCTTTAGATATGCGTGCAGTGTGGAATGTTTGGAAATCGTCAAATACATGTGTACTATCATTGATGTATACGATTATATCAAAGATGACGATACTGATACAATAACGCCAATTATAAAAAATTCCATAGAATACTACATTCAACAAATGGATTATAACAGCATCATTAAGAAAATGAAGAAATCTAACACTGTACTTGAAGAATGTAGTATTTGTTATGAAAGGGGTAACACAAAAACTTTATGTAATCATACCTATTGCATTGTTTGTTTATTGAAATGGTATCTTGTTAGTCATGAATGTCCTATGTGTAAACAAGGTTTTGATATTAAACATTGTACATATACCAAATTGTAAAAACAACTATAATGTAGTCTCAAACTTATTTGTCATATCAATACAACGTTTTTCAAGTGTGTTTATTTGATCGTTTATCATACGATTCAAAAGATCAATCTTATTTATTTCCTCCAGTGCCTCTCTCTCAAATGTTATTAAGCCATCGTATTGCACCTGCAAATCAGGTAATGCCGCACCCACTTTAATGCCTTTTGATTCCATCATACTGAATTCTTGTTTAATGTCCATTATAAAAGCACTATTTGACTTTATTTTATCGATGCATTCATATATTTTTACATACTGATTTTTGATTTTATCATTATTATACATTTCTCTGATACAATCCGAGTGATTTGTAACAACTGGTGTTACAATAGGTTCATTTTGCATTTCCCTAACCTCCTCGACAACCTGTACTTCATCAACCCCATCGACCGCTTTTACCTCCTCGACCCCCTCGACCGCTTTTACTTCCTCAACCTCCTCGACCGCTTTTACTTCATCAATCCCATCGACCGCTTTTACATACTCAACCTCCTCGACCCCCTCGACTGCTTTTACTTCCTCAACCTCCTCTACCCCCTCGACCGCTTTTACTTTCTCAACCTCCTCTACCCCCTCGACCGCTTTTACTTCCTCAACCTTCTCTACCCCCTCGACCGCTTTTACTTCCTCAACCTCCTCTACCCCCTCGACCGCTTTTACATCCAAGACTTCATCTACCGCCTTTACTTCCTCGATATTCTTCTCATCCCCTACCTCCTTTCCTTCTGTTTCAGGGGAATCACAAATGTTAGGAAGTAGAGTATATCCAAACACATTAAGTAAACGCATTTGATTCCACGTAGTATCGACACTAGTATTATCCGAAAAAATCTCCAATTTATGCAAAACAATTGCGTCCTTTGTTATGGGGATTCGTGTACGGTCATTATCATTTACAAGCCATGTGGGATACTCTTGCAAGTGATCTTCAGGGATATACTTGTTTGGAATTGTACTGAATTGAATGACATACATGTATTCTTTACAGGAAATTTTAAATTAGTAATACCCGCATCGATAAAAGGAAACCCGGATTTATATTAAATTTATTCATATTTTTTATAAGTATGTCAGATGAACCACATGGACGTATTATAAATTGTTCTAACGAAGTTCTTGTATATTTTGTTTCTCCTTTTGGGGTGATTATGTCATATGATGCATATGAACTTTTATATTTCATATTACAACAAATTACACACGAGTTGTCCCATCTATTTAAAGCATCCTTGTACGACGTTACGTGTATAATACCCTGACTTTGTTTGTTTCGTTGTTTTACTAATTCACCTGTCATATCACCATACCCCCTTTCGGTTATACTCTTTCCATTCACATACCCCTTTGGTATACGTTGACCATACGAACCAAGTTTTTTGGCCTCGTTTTCTGTAGTAACCTTATCTGGATGTTCAATAACAATATTCTTACATTTATAAAACTCTGTATAACAACAGTAATTTAGAGGTATCCACATACATCGCAGTGTATTGACTAAACCTTTATCATGTATTATCATTGCGATCATTCTATCGTCTGCAACACGAGCATATATTTTCTGTGACATATACTTTTTCCATGTGTTCAATAGAAGCAATGTTTGTTTTGTGTTTCCAAAACCCATAACACATCCAGGAGTCTCAAACACATAAGGATCAATTGTATTTGTTACTCGTTTGTCGGCATTCCAATTGAAACACATTAAATCGTAATGTTCGAGCAAGTTAAAGAGTATTGGATTACCCTTCACACATGTATCGACATCCAAGTAAACAACCGGACGCTTCCATTTTTTTAACATGGAAATAATGAAATCAACTTTATTATTAATTGCTTCTTGATAATTGATTTTTTCATTTAATTTGCGTTCTACACATACATGCTCTATGTTTGCACGTTTACAATGTGTAATCCATCTTTTCGCTTTTTCTTCGTATTTCTTTCCCCACCAATGCGTTATATATATCGGTTTCATTTATTATTAAACACTGTTTATAAATGAATGTGTGTTCGCGAATGTAAATAAGTACACCTAAAGAACCGAGTACGTAACAACCATAAATAATGATACACTTTGAAAACCCAGTATCTGGTTTGAATGAATTCCATGATGTTTTGCAAGAAGTCCGTTCAGGGAGCCGAAATATTTCAGATATTAAATGTATTGATTTAACCTTAAGTCGATTGGACATACTACCTGAAGAAATTGGAATTTTTACATCTTTGGAATCTTTAAGAGTTGGACATTGTGGTATAAAACATATACCGGAGGGTATATTTCGTAATTTAAAGAAACTTATATTTCTTCATTTGGAATGTAATTTTATCAAACAACTTCCTGCAGACTTTTGTTACATGTCATCTTTAAGGTTTGTAAGACTTACTAGAAATCTATTATCGACTCTTCCAGATGAATTAGGTCATTTGGTATCTCTTGAGGCGATGTTTCTCGATAACAATCTGTTTACACAGTTTCCTCAAGTCATTGTAAACTTGCCTGTCATTATAAAATTGGATTTTAACGAAAACGCACTTTATGATTTGCCAGATGTTTTACAACATGCACCTTTGACACTTCGTGGCATAAATCTAACTAATAATGTTTTTACAGATATACCATCGGTGATCCCGAACATTCCAAATCTTGAATTCTGTTCGTTCAGTGGCAATAAACTTAATTGTAACAATTATCCGGATAATTTTTCAACCCCCTGTGGATACATTTACATATTAAGTACATTTTCTCGACAAGAACTGCGCATCATCATACAGAATGTAAGGGAGAAGAAAGCAGCCATAATGATTCAGAAACACATACGAGGAATAATTACAAGAAATATCCAAGGTGTTCATAATCCTTATTGTCAAATAGGTCAACAGTTTTTAAACAAAATGTATAGATTAACTGTTGCCTAACCTTGTTTTGTTTGGGTTTGATAAATAACTTTTATAGTAAGGAATGACAATACCTAAAATTATTCATCAAATCTGGATACACGATGCTGATCTACCGTTAAATGTTTATAAAAAGACAGATATTCAATCTTGGCAAGTAATGAATCCTGAATGGAAATACGTGTTGTGGGATAAGGCGGCATGCGATGAAATTATTTCAACATCATTTCCAGAGATGAAAAATGCATATTCTCGAGCATCATACGTGATAAAAAGTGATATATGCAGAGTTGCAATATTAATAAAATATGGGGGAATTTACACAGATTTGGATACTCTATGTCTGAAATCATATGACGATACAATAGACGAGGTTAAAACTATACGAAACAACAGTAACTCATTCTTAATGAGCCCTATACAATCAGTATATCTTAAGCTTTTTTTTGGAATATATCCGTTTAAAACCAATACATGCCCTACATAAAACGCTTTATTATGCTGGCCCTCTTGCATACGACCTATTTGAAAAAACTATGGATACATCATCAATACTAGAGCGTAAAGGACATTTCTGTCAAAAAAACGGTTTGAAATCCACAAACGCTTACGCAATACATATGTCCAAGCGTAATTGGGGTAAAACATCAAGGGTTTAAAACTATCAGTATTGTATTAATAAGAATGATTTTAATTGACCATTTTGTTCGTAAAATCGCCAAGGATGTGCTATTACCAAAAATATGTAATGCAACCAAGAGAATCATAGTTTCAGAGTTTTATAACTGCGATTGTAAGATTACCTGTAAGTTCAGACGAGAACCAGGTAAAAATATTTTGTATGATATGTTAGAACCTCCTCCGAAACTGAGTTTGATATCGAAAATGTAATATATTTGTAAAAACAATGAAGTGTGCCCTAATCGTAAGAGGTTTTCAAAATGAACTAAACCATCAAAACTTCAATGATCATTTGCTCACACCCTTAAAATGTGCGTTTGATGTTGATATACACATAAGTACACTCACACAACCAACAAAATCCGAAACAGAATATCTCAGTCCACAATCCATTACAAAATATGATGGTACAATGTCAGAATTAGAACAATTGTATGATACTCTTATTGGATTATCTGAAACGTATGATTACTACGTAATTCATAGAACCGATGTCATGTACAAGTATAAACTCTCTTTCACATATATCCAAGAAGATTTTATCGTTTCACCGTATAGGCACTGTAAATGGCCAAAGAATTCAGATTGGCGTCAAAGATGGCCACAATGGTGTGATGTTTATATGGCTTTCGATAAAAACCATCTTAAAACACTTACACATATGTTACATACACAAATTGAACTCAAACCTATGCATCATCTTATATTTCGTTCAATATTTAATTTGTATTTGAATGAAAATCTTGAAGACAAAATTTACTTTTTACATCAGGGAACATTTAATGAAACTGAAAATCCTTTTTATTACTTAACATGATTTAAGGATCCATTTTTTGTATTTGTTCCCTCAAAACATCATCCATTGTCATTTGTAGAAAGAACACATATTTTTTTCGATTGAAGGTAATAACACCGTCACCTCTACATGACCGTACAGTGGTTTTATATCCATTGTCATCAGTTACAAACCCCCCACTGTATAGTTTAGCGTCTAACGGATTACGCATATCAATCATTCGTATATATGATCCATTAGGTATTACATAACTTTCTTTAATATATCTAAAATTCTGAAGTTTCTCTTGTGCATATCCATGATGATTTGTATTTTGTTCGCTTTGAAATCGTGTGTATATTGTATCTATAACATTGAGTGTTTTGACATTTTCATCATTTACACATACAACAGGACTCAATATTTTAATACCTAATACAATCGTCTTATCCATTCTTTTCTTATAAATGAAATAGTTTTTATATCAACAGATAATGAAAGTCTGTATCGTCGGCGGCGGACCATGTGGTCTTTATATGGCGTATGAATTGGGAAAACGGGGACACGCAGTTGAACTCTATGAAAAGGAGAACTACATCGGTGGTTGTTGGGCGTCTGTATATCATAATAATTTATTCACAGAGCACGCTCCAAGAATGTTTTTTGATAATTATGGAAATACAATCGAATTCTTCAAGGATATAGGTATTGACTTTCATACACACTTTAAAAAAGTTTTTAGTGTATTTATCGATAGTTTTTCTATCATCAACGATGTGTCCGCTTATGATCTATTGTCTCTTACATTTGCATACCTTTCTCCTTTAAGTACATGGAAAGGATATACCGTGTTCGAAATGTGCGAATATTACAATATCAGTACAAATGGAAGAAAAGCTTTGAATAGTATATGTTATACAATAGACGGTGTATCAATGTATAAGATGACAACTGTAGAATTTCTTGATACAATTGATAAAACACTTTTGTATAATGGCTATGAATCACGTTCAAACAGTAATGAATATATGATCCCTAAGATAAAAGCAGCATTAAAAAAATATAAAGTTCATATACACACTAACACAACACTCAAATATTTCAGTGGTGATGATGCTTTTTTTGAAAATAATACAATTTTATCAAAGACGAAATGTGATGCATATTTGATATGTATACCACCACCTTTCTTTGCCAATGCTCTACGATTGAGTGATGAAAAGTATAAACATGCGTGGGGAGACTTTGATACGTTTAACAACTTATGTACGCGCTCTTATTATTCGGGAATTGGAATACAATTTCATTTTGATGAATCACAAAGCCCGATTCATTTCAAATCAAAAACAATTGGAGAATGGCACATCATTTCCTCGTATAATGTACAATCTTCATGTATATCGTGTGTTATCGTGGACACTCAATTGAAAAGTACATATTTAAAGAAATATATACATGACATGTCAAAAGATGAAATAATGCGAGAAACTTGGAGACAATTAATGATTGAATGGGTATCTATGGGTAACATCGTACCGAATGCATTGCCACAAATGACCATGACCCAAGACCTTGGAGCCCATGGCGCATTTCTATACACCGGCGAAAATATTCCCAGTTGTCCGATAACAAATGTTCCAATTAGATACGTGGGGTCACACAATCAAACAAATATACCGTTTACATCCATAGAGGCTACAATTGAAAGCGCTAAACGTTTTCTATCTGTAAAAAATATATATACCCCAATAAGTTTTAAAAGTTTATTATACCCAATTTTATTTGTATTGATTTACTCCATATCATCATCCGAATCCTGAAAACCATATCCACTTAGATTTTCGGGTTTTTGAATTTTGATTTTCTTCAATGTCCAGCTCACCCCAAACGATTTGTTCACAAACCACACACTTGAGCATTCAACCTGCACCACAACTTTAGAACCTTTCACAAATTTATCAAGGTTAAATGTTTCTTTGTTATGGTCATAAGCTTCGACCATAAGTCGTCCATCTTTCGAAGGCACCTTGCATCGCATAGTGGATGCATATTTATCAGGTTGGCTCGATAGCTTGATAATTGGTTTGTAACATTCTTTAATCATTTCTTCATTCATATCTTTTCCAAACCATTCACTCGAATGTTTCATTGCCTCCTTAATAATAAGGTCATCAAATGCTTTCATTTTGGCGCAAAACTCGCTAATAGACACGTCGGTTTCAATACCTCTAAACGAAACATCAAGTGTATGCTTCGTAATACCAGATTTATTATCCCTAAAACCACTGATACCAAACGGAGTAGTCATTGGAGGCGATTGAATGTTCATAGTGGATTGATCACCATATTTAAAATATACAGTTTTACCACCCATGGTATTTGGTTTGACAGCTCCAAATTTGATCTTAGATACATCGAAATCGGCTGAAAGCATAGTCATTGTTATATGTTACACACGTTTATGTCTTAAGTCCTTTTTTGGTATCTGTTGAAGGTTCAAAGTATTTTGTCTATTAAGGTAAAATTTATATTTCATATTTTAATGAACAGTAATGTAGGCGTTGTAAAAAACAAAAAACCAAGTAATAACAACAAATCAGCTTATAATCAAAAACCAGCTACTAATAAATTCCTTTTTAAAGTTAATTTATTTCATTAAAGTAATGAAATTAGTTCTATATGCACTTAAAGGATGTCCTTATACACACAGCATGGTAAAACTCATCAAAAAATTTAATCCTATTATAAAAACACTTTCCCCATTGACTTTTACAATAACAACCGATAAAAACACCTCTACTGAAATCGAATTTATTATCACCCCACAAGATAAAGATCGTGCAAACAACCTAAAAGATTCACATGGTATTCTCATACAGTCATATCCTACAATTGTCAAATTACACAAAAACAAATATCACATTTTTGAAGGTAAACGCACTAAACGCGCATTCCAAGAATTCTTACATCAATCCAATATGTCGTAATTTAAGTTAATTTTGAATTGGCAATTCTTTCGTTTGTAAATTGTACCTCGGACATCCACAATCGCAACTTACATTCGGAGCATGGCTGTGATATACCAACGGTGTGTAGGCAGCGTCTCTTACCATATATCTCGGAGCTATCGACAGCTTCTGATGTTTATTGCAAAATCGTGTTTCACCAACCGGTTTCAAATCACAACGTTTTCCAGTCTTAGAATGTCCAACACAAACAGTTATACATCCACATAGCTTTGAAATTTGTTCCTCAATGTGTGCAATATGCGAAAGTAGGATTGCTTCGTCCATTATACATTCATAAGCATGTATCTATTTATATACATTTTTCTCCATTCAATCCTTTGAACGACATTCTTCTGCATACGTACGTGCTATCGTATCAACCAATTCGTTATACTTATGTCCTGCATGCGCCTTTATCCAATGAATAACCACACGTTCCTTTACCATTTGAAACTTTTCATCTATAGATTTCCACAATTCAATGTTTTTTACAGGCTGTCCAGATGACGTTTTCCAATTCTTCTTCTTCCAACCAGTTACCCATTGTGTAATTCCTAATTTCACATAATTACTGTCTGTATAGACGTCATACGTTCCATCTGTCAATCGAGCGTATTCAAGTGCCTTTTCCATTGCAGAAAGTTCCATAATGTTATTTGTAGATGTTTTCATGGAACCACCTTGCTTTAATATGATATTGTCATCGCATACCACCACTATGCCCCATCCACCAGGCCCTGGGTTTCCAAGACAAGAACCATCTGTATAGATTTTTGACATCGCTTTGTCTATGAACATCTCATTTTTTTATACCTATATCATTTTCCATAGCGTGTAATCTCTCTATAGTACTCGTAGTTAATGCATCAAATGTATTGTCCAATACTCTCTCCCTAATCCGTTCCTTGTTTAGCTTTCGCTTCAAATTTGCATTTGATGTTTTCGTCCATAAGCTTGCAGGTCGTAACGCCATGTTCTCGTCCAATGCTGATATAACCCTGTAGTTACATGACGCAATATACTCAATATATATATTTTCAATTGATTCGTTTGCAAATCCGTCCCCATCGCATAAATATCTTATTGATTTACATGCATCTTTCGCGTACGGATAGTTCTCATGCAATACAATATTCATGTTGTTTACACTGTACCCGATACATTTTCCGTGCCGTAACTTGCTTATAGCCTCATTATTGTCATTTATAAATACATCTTTATGGCTGTTCCACGAAAATTCGATCGATGTTAAATATGAGCGTAGATCATAATCATACGGAACCTTCATCGCTTCTGTAAAATTGTATCCCTCCGCCCTACATACATTCTCAATAAAAGTCTCGCGCTCGCAAATTGTCGGTTTATTGATAATGTATATGTTTATGAACCGCTTGTACTCTAATATACGATTTAAGTATTTATTATGAATACTTCCGATAAATGGCATTTTACTTGTTTTGATACATTTTATTATATCACTTAATTGCAAATTATCACCCTCTGATAACGATTCCAATTCGTCAAACCTAATAAGCTTTTTTTTATTGAAATTGAGTACATTTTTATATGAAACCGTTTGCTTAAAGAATTCGTCAAAATTCTTACGAGATATCTTTGAACACTCAAATGTCACTGTATCCATGTCAGGCTTTATAAGACGCTGAAAAACATCAAGCATACTCGTCTTACCTACACCTACATCACCAACAAATATTGTACCCGGCTTTTTTGTACTTATTCGTTCAAACGTATCCGACTTTTTTGGACGGCCACGGTGTTTAATATTATCATCAAATGTTACTGACGTGCACCAAGAAAGCATTTCATTGAGATATAACCTGTTTTTCTCATTTATTATTTCATCAAGTGTTTTTGGATGATACTTGGTATACAACATATGTACTAAACATTACAAATTCTTATATTGGAAAAACAGGGTCTTCAACATCGTCAAACGCATAATTGACAAGACGTTCATCCTTATACAACACCACCTGCCTCGCATTCCACGTTAATCCAAATTTTCGTTTTGCAAAGTATATCCCAACAAGTTCCAGCATTACTACACACTTACACCCCTCCCCAATCGCTGATATATCGAGTGTCTGTTTTAAAGTATCGAATACATCAGTTTCAATGCATTTCACGCGAATCATATTCTCATTCACTGTACTCATAAATAAAACATCTACTTCTTCCTCCGTTAACTCCTTGTCAAACCATTCAGTACTGTGCTGCTTTGCATATGTACTTGCTGCCACGTCAATCTCCACTAAAATATCCTTGAGTGTCTCCGATACAACCAGATTCATGTGTTTTTCGGTTGTTGTCACATATGCTGTATCCGTTTGTAAGAGTATTCGCTTATTGTTGTGTTTCACGTATACACTCTGCATTCCATTTGTATGAAATGATACCGGTGAAAACGTTAATCCAGATGTCGCCGAAAATTCAGATAGTCGCATTGTTATAATAAATATGTTTTACATCGTTTATTTTACGTATAAGGATACCTTTCCTATGTAATATATATATATATGATTCCAATTAGATGCTTTACGTGTGGAAAGGTCGTCGCTAATAAATTTAACACTTACCTCATACGTATCAAATCAGAAGACCCTAAACATGTACTCGATGACATGGGTTTCACCAGATACTGTTGTCGACGGATGTTCATCACCGAAATGACCGAAGATGAGTAAATGCATACACATGACACATGCCCCTTACACCGACATCCGTTATCTCATACATACCCTTGAATTTCGTGTATTTTGTATATGGCGCATCCCCCTTATCAGAAAATCCCCATGCAAACATCTTCACCGGTACATTCATCATTAATGTTTTCTCAAACGCTCCCCTCGTATCACACATAAATGGTTGTCTCAACTCAATGTTTCCCTTATTGAACTGTAATGCCGTCAGACGAATCGATTTGACAACACCCCCATCTTCATATACAACCGCTCGCACCGGGTGAGCCTCCTCACAATCCTCAAAATCAACCAGTCTTTCTCTCGCCATCTCGTACATCTCCTTATCCACCTGTTTACACGCTAATAATCCCCCGAAATCGCAGTGGTCCATCACAATACCCATGGTATCCCTCGATAAAGCTGTCATTTCTCTCTTTAACTCTCTTTTACTTGCTTAAGGTGGAATTATTTAATGTTCACTATCTTATAATGGACATATCAAGTAATACTCGTTCCATTTCTGCACTCGGTTTCGGGGTGATGGGTTTGACGCAAGCTATCACGCATTTTAAAATGTGGAAAAAATCGTATTCAAAGGATGATATAACTTACGACCCATCTAAACCAGGCAAAATATCTGATAATGCATTTTTATATCCAAATATACCACTTGACACTGTAAGTTTCTCATGGGAAACATTCTTAGGATTGTTAATGTGGCCATACCATAAACAATCGGGGATCCTTAAAATTTTAAACACATTTCTTAGTTTCATTTGTATTTTTGCGTTAATCGTAAACATTATTTTCACTTCCTTCTACTTACAATTAAGTATTTTCATGTTGATCTTTTTCATAATAACGTGTTCTCTTTTACACGGCGTTTTTTTGATAAGAGAGTTAAACAATGATAAAATTATTGGTAAGTATTTCGTGTCTGAACCTTACGAAAACGTATTTATTTATCCAGCACAAGGTATGATATTTCTTATTATATCCGCAATATTAACCTATACACCATTGACTTAAAACTTTACACACTTCTTATATTATATTACTATGTCGTGTCTACCAAAAGGCACATGGTCTATTGGTCTCAGTAAAACCCTTAAAAATACTCCTCAAAAAGTTAAATTACAAGGAAAATCATATGTCATGTATAGAAAACAAGACAATCATGTTGTTCTCATGGATAACGTTTGTCCTCATCGTGGTGCCGATTTATCAAGTGGTCAAGTTGTTAATGATTGTATCCGTTGCCCGTACCACGGATGGGAATTTGATTCCACTGGTTCACTCACACGTGTCCCATCGTCCACAAACAAACCCCCTAAATGTCCAAAACTCAAGTCTCATACCATCGTTGAAAATGGTGGATTCATATGGGCTGTCGATGGTACCATGCCCGTAGACTATTGTGACGAACTCGTCGACCCTACATGGAAACACCTTTATGGAAGTAAAATTGTCGAGGGCAATGTTACCGAATGGCTTATGAATGAAAGTGATATCTCCCATATTAACTTCGTTCACGATTTTGCTGACGAAGATAATAGTGTTGTTAATGATATTAAAATTGTCATCGAAGAAAATTACATCGACTGTTTTGCTGTCGTTCAACCAAAAGCTATTAATTCACTTACTCAACATATGCAACCCACATCATCCACTGGATCATGCGTTCAAACACGATTTATTGCATCAAGCACAGCAGTCGTTCGTATCAAATTGTCCGAACCTTATGAGTTTATTACTTACACGAATGTTACCCCTATCGATGAACGTCATACATTAATGACGTGGTGTATTATGTATCAACCGAACTCTGTCATGAACTTACCCTTCGTCGACGCCATTCTTAATCATGAAATGTATAAAACTATCGCACAAGACGAATCGATCATCAAAAATATTACCCCCCTCAAGGAATATAATATTAATGTGGCCGCCGATAAATTTCAACTCCGTTGCATGTTTCTCGATTAATTTTAATTTTATTTTCATATTATAAATGAACAAATCAGACCTTGTGCGTCTACTCTCTAAAAAATATACCAAACTTCAAATTTTAAATCTTTTATCAGTTGTTAAACTGCAAGCAATGTTAAAAAAAACTAAAAAAGTAAGGCGCGTAGAAATGATGGTAGTCCCAAATGGGAACCCTAATGGGAGAAACACGAACAATAACTCTAATGGTGTAGTCACAAATGGGAACCCTAATGGGAGAAACACGAACAATAACTCTAATGGTGTAGTCACAAATGGGAACCCTAATGGGAGAAACACGTACAATAACTCTAATGGTGTAGTCACAAATGGGAACCCTAATGGGATAAACACGAACAATAACTCTAATGGTGTAGTCCCAAATGGGAACCCTAATGGGATAAACATGAACAATAACTCTAATATGAACTCTAATTTCAACCCTTCAAAACGCCGCCGTTTAAATGCAAACTTCCGAAGGAACAAATCTCCTAATGCCAGTAATAGTAAATTCGTAAATAATCTCTCAGAATTTCAACTAAATGGTAACCCTGGTAATAGTAATAATCAAAGAGTTCCCCGCATTAGAAAATAAAACGTGTACGTTTGACCATCCCATTGTCTTTTCCACTCATAATAAAAATGTTTAATATAATGTATAAAGAAATTATCATATGTTTGCTTATATACTATATTGTACGCCTCAATCACCCCTCGCTCCCACCGTGGGGATACATGCATAATGATCATCTCGATGTCTTGGATGATTTGGATAATAAACAAAAACGCATTATTGATGTTTCCAGAAACGACATCATGAAAATATATAATCGATCAAACACCATGAATGAAATAGTTACCATTAATAAATATGCACATCATCTTAAACATGATCTGTCTCCAGATATAGCACGTATTTTTAATATGAAGACACACGCAGAACTCTACACACTTGAAGATACAAATCTAGGTAAAGCGTATCGTACTTATATTGAACACTTCACTAAAACCTCAGGAGTACGCATTTCAACAATTAAAATCTTACAAACAATCGAATATTATGGGTCGGTAATCTTACACTTGAAAAATTCTATTAACAGGTGTAGACCGTATCAGGCAGCTAAAATCTATAATATTCCATTTGCCTATCAGAAAAATGAATCCGCATCAACACCATCTTTCCCAAGTGGACATGCAGCACAAGGTATATTGTTCGCAATGCTCATGTATAACGAGGCGAAAGATTATTACGATACCCATCCGGATGCCTTTAACACACTTGTGTCATATGGTTCCGACACTGGATTACGTAGAATATACGCAGGTTTGCATTACCCCTCCGATAATGAGGCATCAGCAAAAATCAATACTATCATTGCAGACGAAATGGGTATAAGCAACAATATATGCACATTAATTGCACACAGAATTATGAAGTTGAACAAACACCATGATCGAATGTGTCTTTCCAAGCCCTAACAGTCATGTTTATTCTTTTTAAGTTCGTGTACCTTTTGGCACTCGATTTCTTCACCCCATGTTTGAACTCTTTTTGCATACCACCACACATAATTAACAATTCGCCATTGTCCAGCATGACTTCATGTATTTTTTCGTCTTTCATATTGTATATCTGAAACCCCCTTGGATTTCCAGGCTCGGATAAAAACGTGTAACTATAAATATTATGCCCCTCAACATGGTCAGTTTCATTATCAGAATGAATGTCCAATCCAGCCTTTCCATCCGGATAGAAATTCACATGTACAACACTGTATATGTCACCGTGTTCCACTTCTCTTTCCTTCACATCTTGTAACACTTGTTGAACCAAAATAGGCCATTCACTACAGTCCAAGTTTATTTTGAAAGATTGCTGACCGCCAAAATTATATTGTGCTCCGTATGTACATTGACGTCGTAATATATTTGTTTTTCTATTAAATGGATTTGGTGTCGGTTTAATTGTATCGAATACTTTCCACATATCTTCAAATTTTGTTTGACTTCCTAATTTCGTTTTTTCATGCTCGACATAAATGGTTTCATTGAGCATATGTCTCATCGCTGCATGTAATATAAACATATTACGCTTTCTTTAGGTCGCAAATCCAACAAAATGAACATACATAAACAAATAGTTTGTATACAAATAAAGTATAATGAATATAAAACCCAAAGTTGAATCAATCTTCAAAATTAACGAAAGTTTCAAACATAAATGCGCAAAAGATGTATTAAAAAGTTGGTTTGAAGAAACCGAGTATGAAGATTATATGGGAATAGGAGAAATTAGATTCAGACCAAATCGAAAATCGGGTATATTTCTTGAATATCCGATTTGTGATCGGATTGATTCAGATGGTACTAATAGTTGGAACACAAATTGGGATGAAATATGCAAACGTCACAATCCTGATGTACCATCAGAATATGTACCATCTTATGACGAATGTATTTCAAAAAATTACAATGTAATCGCAATCATTGATATGGTCTTGACACATAAAGGTGCACCCGAGTATGCAATTGAAATATGTCATACTAATCCAGTTAATGATGCAAAACTCCAAAAATTAAAGAATTTCGGAGTACATAACCTTCTCGAAATTGATGCCGAATGGATATTGAATCAAACAAAAAGACCTCAAAAGTTACTTTTTAAAAGATTAATTTAAAATGTTATTTCGTATTTCATAATAAATTTACAGATACGTCCAGGAAAACCCTACATCAAAGAACCTGAGGTGACCAATTTTGTATGTAAAAGTGTAATTTAGGATATCCACACTAAATGATTTGTTTAAAAAGAAACTAATTCTATAAAAAAGAAATAATATACCCTTTTTTTTATCACATTTTTTTGTCCTAGAGAAATCTTTTATTTAGACTCATGTTCCCCATCCTTAGATACCTTATTTTTTCTTCATTATAACAAATCTATATATATATACATATATTACCTTGATAAAAAGTAAATTATATATATATAATAAATGACTATTTTAACTCGATACGAATGTAATATACACATCTACGTCAATGTACCTCCACAATTTGAAGTAATTAATTATATTTTAAATATGTGACGTTCATTAATTTAATGTTCACGACAATATAATTTGTACACGATTAGCTACTTAAAATTAAACATGATCGTAAGAAATGATAACGAAAATGCTTATGAAAATAACCAGGTTCAACGTTCTGCAACTGATAATGGCACTGAATTAATGATTATGGATGGTTTTTTATGTTTGATAACGACACAATTATGCAATAATAAAGACCCAATTTATAGAATAATTACAACCGATAATGTAAAAAAATTGATGCAGGAATATCCGAAAGGTTCTATATGTTCTTATATTTTCAGTACAAAGAATGCCGTTGCCATCAAACGTGAAGTACTAAACCAATGTCAAATAAGGTATACACAAATGAATGAAATTGGCGAAGAATATTTCTTGGGTAGTATGGTACATATTGCAGATACAATTCATCATATTGTGCATCAAATAAATACAACGAAATGATTTGTTTAAAAAGAAAATAATTCTATAAAAAATAAAAAATAAACCTTTTTTTATCACATTTTTTTGTCCTAGAGAAATCTTTTCTTTAGACTCATGTTCCCCATCCTTAGTTACCTGATTTTTTCTTCATTATAACAAATATTTATATATATATATTACCTTGATAAAAAGAAACAATATATATATATATATTATATAAAACGATTAGTTATAACTATACACAAATGTAATTATACACATCTACGTCAATGTACCTCCACAATTTTTGAATGATTAATTATATTTTAAATATATGATGTTCACTAATTTAATGTTCACGACAACATCATTTGTACACGATTAGCTACTTAAAGCTAAATATGGTGTAATAGGAAATGATTGAATGTGTATGTGGTTTGACATTTTCAAAAGATTTTATGTACCACCGACATATGAATAAAAAAAAATCCATGTCGTGATATTAAAAAAGAACCAGAGGTCTTAGACGTCGTTAAATGTACGTGTACGAAATGCGGTAAATCCTATAAAACGAATGATGCTTTACTTTTACATCATCAAAAATGCGTTGGTATTAATATACTTCAATGCAAAATATGCATGAAGACTTTTAAGAGTCGGTCGAGTAAGGCAAATCACAAAAAAAACGTAAAATGTATACCATGTGAACCATTAACAGAAACACCGGAAACTGTAGGTTGTACAATCAATAACATAACAAACAATAACAATAATATAACAAACAACAATAACACAAATATAGATAACAGTACCACAATCAATTATATCTTAAATTGGGCGGATGAGATGTACGGGCATGTGTCGCCAACGGCTATAGCGAATCTTCTTGTAACCAAGTGTAGGGACAATCCACTCAATTTCTTTACAGAGTTTCCACGGCTTGCACATAAAGACGAGCATGCGAACGTAAAATGTACAAACATGAGAGGCGAGTACATGGATGTATATCAAGACGGTTCATTTCGTAAGATTCAATCTGATATAGTATTAAACGATTCGAGTAAACGTATGTGTCATAGGGTGGATGATGCATACAACGAGGACGAGGCGGCGTTTCGAAGATGCAAGCCGGTGACGGAGGCGATAGTATACATGGAGGATGTAATAAACGAGAGCGGTGACGAGAAACAGTTAATGAAACACACGAGGGTGATGGGACTTGATAAGAGGACGGCCAGAATGAAAATATTATCTGCGACGCGTGCGGGGTTGTATACATAATAATATGATATGATAATGAACGAGCTTGTTTCGTATGCGAATATAGTATATGATCATTTAAGCGATGATGAACGAATCGAGGTGTATCGTTTGCATCACAAATTAGAGAAGTACGAGAGTAAAGTGACGAAATCAATAACGAGTTTCAAGGTGAATAAGCGAGTGATAGGACTAAAGTATCAATCTATAAAGAATCGAGTGAACACGGTACAAATAAGTGTAATAATAGTGTCAACGTGTTTAACATTTATAGAGACAATTAAAGAGTATTTTCACACGTATGCAATAATAGAGAGGTTGATTCCCATTATACTATCTACGTATGTTGCATTGGTATTATCAATATCGCGATTTTATCGTTATGACGAGATCAGGGAACAATTATCAAAGTTGGATGAGAAACAAGCTTTTGTATTAAATCGTTTGAAAGGAAAACGTAGATTGGTACGTGACAATTTACCAATAACGAAAAATGTAGAGGTAGTGGAGGCGATATTAAATGATTTCGACAAGGATGGATTAGACGAGGTAATAACGCAGACGTTCCAGGAGAGTGATATAATACTTTCATACAAGGAACGACTTTATTATGAAAATGCGTTATCAAAATTGGAGATCGATTCGATTATATTAAAACATAACATGGAGAATATTGATACGCATGTGTTGGCGTTACCTCTGAACAAGTATAAAAAACGTGTGAGTACATGGTGGTACTATCTTACATGTGCTTGGTCGGGTGAACACTTCATAATAGATGACAGGGAGGCGTTTCGAGATGCCGACAAGATATGAAGAAGATTATTTCTTTACAAATAGAGTTAACAATGGTTCAATACCAGAGGAAGGAAAGGTGATTCCCAATTGCTTAGTATCATTCATTTTAGCTACAATAAAACCAACTTCTTTGTAATCCTCAAATATTTGTTTTTCGGCTTTATTCATCTTAATGACATAACCTTTAGAGAATAACGGCATTTTTGTATGTTTTTTACAAATACGAACCAGTTTGGTTAAGAGCATTTTGAATAGTTCCGGAACGTTTTTCTTTACGCATTCAGATGTTATAAACCATGCTGGAGATCCATGTGTATTCATAAATGTTAAATTTTTCATTTCCTGAATGGTCTGTTTATAAGCAACCGCGCATCCTATAATATCATTGTTTTTAACACAATACACTCCGAGAGTGCTGTCTTCATAATCTTTAAAATCATCTCCCGGCATGATGTTTTGATAACATGTCGAACCAATTGTCTTAGTAAATATGTCCAATTTAATTTTTACTTGTTTAGTAGTACCTAAACGGGTAAGTAGTTGTGTCTTATCAAGAATGTAAATTGCATCTTTTACTATACTTGTAACATTTTTTTTTCGTATGATTTTGATTGATACACTTGAAGACATATATATTATATACATATATTTATTCGAATCGATAAAATACTAAAGACGTTTATAAAGTATGACCAAGATATGTGAGAACATCATCAACACTCAGATTTTTAAATTTCTGTTTATGAAAATGAGGTCCGGTCGTGTCTAGGTTTACGACGTGCATGTGTAAACTATTAACAGAATTATGTGGGAAACAATGGAAATAACATTCAAAATAAATCCAACCCCTGTTTTTTGCATAAAGTGTACCGGCTTGTTTAAGGGCGAGAATAATTGAAGTTCTACGTCGCAGGATCAATGTAAGGATGTTAAAGTTACCCCAGAAGAGGTCTTTCATTGTAATAAAAACGTGACCAGGTCCATATAAATCAGGACCTGCCATTGCACCCGATTGAAAGTTTGATTCATCCCAACGCGCGTCGTTTTCGGGACGATTATGACAAACGACAAACATGTTTGCAAAAGTTCCAATTGTTGATTGATTGACCGCAGGCGATAATTGTCCTGAACCAATATGCGCAAACACATTAAATGGTTTATTCGATATAGTGAGTGAATCGTTGTTGTCGATATAGTTGAATGTTTTTAGCATTGTTTTAATGTGTGTAAGATGATCGTGTAGGTCTGCATATTTAATGTATATTGCAAGGCTTTCCACATCGTTGATGACAGGGAATGAATGTTTGACGTGTTCGATATCGTAAACCATATTTAGATATGGACTATTAATGTATGCTTTAGGTAATAAAAATATTAAATAATGTTATGCAAGGTAAGAATTACATTGGAATCTGTTAAATTGTATTTGAAAGGAGTATGCATGCCATAATCAGTCAAAGTCATCATAGTGCGTTTTGGGAAAACGCCTTTTTCATTAAAAAAGCTCTTAACATAGGGTTGAAACGATTGTGCAAGCCATTGGATAAGCGACGCGGTTTCATTACCACCTTTAAGTCGAAAGGCTTTATTTTTAAAAACGGATGCATGGTTTGCTGAATACATTGGTGGTGTTTGTCCGCTTGGCAATTTATGTACACCGAGTAAATTCACAGCTGAAAATTTATCGGTTTGGTAGAGTAAACGTGTTCCTCTCGTGAGGCGCCAACCAAGAAACACACGTACTTGGTCAACTGACGAAACTTGCTTGGCAACTTCGTGTAGTATATTTTGTTGAAAGATAAGTATATTACCCGATGGCACTGAGAATCGTTCTCTAAATGGTTGATACTCTACTTGAGCTTTAACTTTGGAAAGGGTGTTAAACCCTTCACCATCGTCTATGTTGGGTACATCTGTATGCGAACCAGGCTTACATACGAAATATTGAGGAAAATCATTCAGATTTACCCATCCACCGAAGACGATATCATCTGCGTCTAACTCAGAAGCGGGGGTAACATCACGATGTGCCGATTCGACATCGGGTGTTTGTCCGGGATGTCGGTGCATCATTCTGTCTACCAAAACTTCCAACCGATATTCTGACCATTGTGAACGAGGTCGATTGTTTTTTATATACCGTGAAAACACACCATTTTTTACAATTGATTGAAGCGCCAGATAACGTAAGCGTTTAACAAAGGAATTGTGAAATGAGCTTGGATTTCCGTATGCTCCAAAACCCCCGAGCACATATGGGGATGCGTGATGTGTGTATTCTGGGAAACGTGTTTCCTCTTGCATAAACCGTGTGTGCATTGTACCAACTTCATCAGTTGATAAGAATGGTACAATTTCAATACCGTCATGAGGTAATGATGTATTCATTTCGTGTGATATACATGTTGGTACTTGTGCTTTAGGTATTTTTATATTAGTATTAATAATGCGTAAATCTGTTCTCATTCAACATCTGGATAGAAGGTTAACGAAAAAGAAGATAATGTCATTACTGCCAAGTTCAACCATCTTAAAACTTTTAAATAAACGTCGTGTGGAGGGATTTGAAAATTCAAGTACTCTGCAAATTCTCTTAGCGAACAAAAAGAAACAACATGCTAGAAATTTCGATATTAATAAAATTTCTAATTGGTACACTAATAAGGAACGACAAAGGCAATATCAGGATTCAGAAGAAGAAATAAAAAATTTAGAAAAACGAATACAGAATTTAAATCCAGTGAAGAAAAGTTTAAATTTACAAAACATGATAAACCAATCCAAAAGACACTCAAACGAGTATTTAAATAAATACAGTACAGCGGGTGCAGACAATATGCAATATCTTACGGATTCTATGCAAAATGCTAACAAGCGTGTGCAAACAAAAACAAAAGAATTACAAAATCATATGAAACAAATGACACAAAATCAAAAAAAACGATTTTTGAATCAACGGTTACAGTTAAATGCAGCGAGACGTCAAAAAAATAAAACATCCATTGGTTTTAGAGAGCGTAATACTGCAGCAAATAAGGAAATTGAAAGGGCGAAAAAACAACAAGCACAATTTGAAGCAAATGGTATGAGGCCACAAAAATAAGAGGTAGTTATCAGGTACCATTACAAATCGATATATCGCACAATGGACACTATACATTTAACAAAGCAGCGGTCGCCTCTGCTTCGTCCGACCAGTATGTACATTGGATATAGTTATAAATCAAGTGTTCGTTCTCATTCGAGGTACTTATATGGACACTTGTTTTAAAGTACTTATTTTCACATGAAATAACACTACACGCAAAAGATTTCAGGGCTTTCCAAGACTTTGAACCTTTATGCAAGTATTGTTCTTGGATAAATCTTGATAAAACAGTTGGTACCTCAGTGAGCAACGATTGTATCAACAGAGTATTATGGCATGTTGAAGATTTAATGTAATGCAATGGCTCTTTAAAATAATCCGCTTTATTAGCCTCGTGGAAAACAGAGGAATTTGTTTCATCGAAAAAGCTGACACAAGTGCTATTGACTCGTTTTCTATGATAAAACAACATTATACTTCCACTTTCTTTTTTGAATATAATGTTAATTTCAAACCCACAGCTGTCAGATGCGTGTATGAAGGTACTTACATTGATTGTTTTGCTCATATAAATTGAACTGCATGTTTCATCGAGTTGGACACTGTTCAAAACCAATAGTTTGGCGTCGACGTTATTCATAATGTTGAGTGTTTTGAGAGCTTCCATAAATAATGAATGCATGTTTATTAAACAGCGTATACACGTATACTTATGTTTAGAACAACGTCTCACTTAAGGTGTAAATATTTCATGATGACACTATTTGAACTCTCCAGAGTTAATCATGTGCACGTATCACAGCCACCATATCACGTTTCTTCTCAGCCCGTCTGATAGCCTCGCTCCATACATCTGGTGCCATATCCGAGTTGATCATGTGCACGAACTCGTTCCCGGTCTGAGAAAGGAGACTGTTATCGCGCTTGATGTTGGCGATGATGCTCCGCGTTTTATCGAGATACATTCGGCGGAATGAAAGGTTCTCCCATGTCTCTGTTGAACGACTGGTCGATGTGTGCACCCATACAGCTTCCTCGTACGTGATCATTTTAAGCGCATCGGTTGGGTTGAGAGATATGAATTTATCTTTAACCAGTTGCCGGGTGATGGCGAGCGACTTCGCGGGAGCATGGCGGTTGATTGTTTTCATTGTGGTGCTGGTTAGCACGTTCATATTTATAGTTTCTTAAGGTATCAGGTTTAAGCCTTACCTGCGTTACAGAACATTGCGGATACGAGTAAAAACAACATCCCCTCGCCTGGTATTATATATTGATCGAAAAATGGTGTATCACCATCAATTTTTAGCTGTTTATGTTCTTTTATTAAAATCAATCCTTGCGCAATACTTATACATAAAACGGCAATCAGTATCAGGTTTATGAAATATTTAAGGTTTCTTGACGGAATTCCGACGTTTAAAAGCAATGCAATTATGCAACACATACTGGTCCACGTGTTTGCCCTTCGTAATTGACCTGACGTTTCATGTGACCTCCAATGCCAACCAACCAAATGTTTCTTAGAAATTGTGGTCAAATCGAGTGGTACATTTGGTGCATTGATTTCACCGTCTGCGATAAATATACCAGGACGATCAGGAAGTTTTTTGGCATTAGGCGACAGTTCGTTTTTAAATTTAAAGTGTATTGTTGGTTGTGTTAGTCCTAACACACCGAACCCAAGGGCACCAATGGCGCTTAATTGCATTATAATTACATATATTTTATGAATGGGCTATATTATTGATGAACGAACAACTTTCTCCGATGCGAAGTGGTTCATCGGATGGCATTTCAACAAATACATAGCGTGGTTGGATGATTTGCAGAAATGTAAAGTCTAAGTGATCAAATGTGTTGAGTCTGAATAGATGTTTCTTAAGATATTCATATAAATATTGAAGTTGATTTGCAGAATATAAACTTTTTGTTTTAAAAAATTCCGCATCTGCAGCGTCTTGAAGTCCATTGCGTAAAAATAATTGGATCAAACCTATATCAACTTCTACTTCTGAAGATAGGTAGGTGCTTTTATGCAACCGATTAACTTCTTTTTTCCAACCCCATTCGCACATCAAAAATACATCATCAAAACAACATTTTTTTGCAAATTTATACGTTTTATCAAACAGTTCCTTTGGCTTTATTCCCATGTTGTAAAAATGTCTGATATCATCAAAACAATATTCGCTATGAACAAAATCAAACATAATAAACGCCACACAGGTTTCTATATCTGGTTTTTCTCTATGGCATTTTTTTAAATAATTGACATTAACGCTTACAATCCCTTTATATTCGCCAAGTGGATCCTCAAATGGGCCATTTCCTTCTCCCATCGCTCTTCCCATGGATTCATTGTGTTAAAGTGCCTCTGATATAATCACAAGTGATATTTTTAAACTGTATATGACAAATAATAAAATTCGGATGAAGGCGGTCAATTATTATATTTTTATAATTACAATAAAATAATATATGCATCTTTGTATAGGACTTGTCGGAATATCATACTCGGAATCATACGACCATAGAAAGTTAACGCACCCAATTATCATTGACATGGAATATCTGTTTTCGAATCATAAAAAATATCTGTATGATGACTTACTATCGAAAGGACACACCTTCGATATTGTCCTGTCTACAAATGAAAGCATTAAATATAATACATTTATATCTCGTTTAAGCCCTGTTGCGACCGATACCACAGGACGGTGCCACCTAGAAAGATTAGAATTTGTTACTAAATATTGTCATCAACACAAAGAGAGTTATGATGGTTGCATTCTCATGCGATGCGACCTATTATTAAAATCGTATGTATCTTTTATGCCCATAAATTATACAAAGTTTAATTTTGCACATAGACAAGTGATGTATGAGAGGTGGAAACAATTAAAATTCAAACGAATTCCTACTTTTAATATCCACGAGGTGAGTGATTCTTTTTATTTTGTTCCTAGAAGTTTGTTTGACACAGCAACAAATGCTTTTAATAGTAGCATCAAGAATAACCAAGTACACAGGGTAAACGATTATATACAAGACAGCGACATTTCTTTTATATCTAATCTAAGATTTCAATCAAATACCGATGTTATGCAGAACCCTCTGTACATGATACAGCGTAGCTCTTCAAATCCCGAAATGAATCCAAATGTTTCAAATGGAAGATTTTGTCAAGATATGACGGCATCTTATAAATCGTTAAACAATTATAATCCGGAAATTACGAAATTAAGAAATATTATGTTCAAAAGGATACAAATCATGCACAATTAACGAAAGAGTACAACCAGGTAACATCTAAAAAATCCCAAATTTCTTTTTATGAATGACACGTTGCACATGTTCGCATGGTATTTCACGTTCCATAAATAACCACATGTTATATTTTTTGCATTTGTCAATCATTGACACTTTATAATCTGAATGAGATTTGCAAATTTTATTTTTCGAGTATTCCTGATTGAGTGTTTCAAGTAACGTTCCAATTTCGGAGATAGTTTTAGAGCCATTAAGATATGTGTATATGTTTGTAATATTATTTGTTAAGACGTCTCGGTTAAAATGTGGTGCCCTACATTTGGATGTTTTCGATGTAAATGGGGAATACAAGTTTTCAAACTTTTTAACAAGAGAAAGAACATCATCTTTGATGTTCATTGAATCATCTAAGAATATATCGGGAACGTCAATCGCTTTATTGATACCTTCGAACGATTCAAAAACATCATCAACAGTTGCAGCAAATAGTACATCGATAATACAATCTGAATCGTCATTCATAGTTTGAAGTAGTTCACGACGATGGTTTCCGTCATAACATACGAGTCCTTCGGCTTGAAGGTCAGCAAGGTGTAAAATAAGCGGAATATATCCTCCGCGCTGATGATATTCGTACATGTCGGATACTCTTGACATATCAGGGTTGCGGTTTTTGGACCATTTTTTTACTAGCGTTTTAAGCTGTTTAAACTTTATAGTATAGCCGGTATGTTTAGCGCGGGTGTAGATACGTGTTCCGATGGAATTCAAAATATCTTCCATTGTTTACTGATATCATAAGTATATAATTTCTTATATGCTTTACTTTCTTTGGTGACATGTGAAATACACGCGGTCACTTCTATTATATGATGAAAAGGTACAACCTGGATGACAATCATAATTTTGACCGTATCTTTAACATCCAATTCAAGTAAGTGCAAAGTACCTTATTCAGGTACATAAAAACATTCATAACATTTTTGATTGAAACATACAGCCAACTTTACATTCCCAGAACTGTTCGTGATATATTTCAATTCCTCGCGATTGTCGTAATTCATCGCCTGCAATCCACAAAAGATCAAATCTTTTTTTCCTTGACATTATTCCATCGCTATCTGTGTAACATGCATAACACACTCTATCACTTCCATTATATGATGAAAAGGTACAGCCAATTTCACATTCGTAATGTTGTCCCATTAAAAACGGAAGTGAACGTGCATTTTTTATCGCCATATTAAGTTTTGACTGTTTATCGAGTCGTGTACATATATCTTGCATTTCTTACGGATGTATACAGATAGTATCGGGAGGTAACGTCTTAAGGTAATAAAATATTAGACTTAAAAATGTCAACTGTGTAGATAGTATACATGGAATTAACAGAAACCCAACGAGAAATTCTGCGTGTTATAGAGTCAGGAGAGAATGTATTTATGTCCGGTCCGGGTGGATGTGGGAAATCATTTGTCATCCAAAATATATGCGACTTGACTACAAAACGTAACATACGAACAACAGTTACTGCAACAACAGGGTGTGCCGCTGTATTACTCGGTGTCAGTGCGATGACCCTCAATTCTTGGAGTGGTGTTGGTTTAGGAACAGAACCGACATCAAAAATAGTAAAATCGATATTTATGAATGCTATGAAACGTTCTCGATGGACTGATACAGATGTACTTGTCATTGACGAAGTGAGTATGCTTTCTAAACACATGTTTGACTTATTGGATAGTGTTGGTAGAGCAGTGAGGAGGAATAACAAACCGTTTGGAGGTATTCAGGTGGTGCTTTCGGGAGATTTTTATCAGTTGCCACCGATAGGTAATGACAAGATTCCAAATTCAGAATGTTTTTGTTTTGAATCTGAGAACTGGTGGAAAACCTTTGGTGGTAATCAAATATGCCTTGAAAAGGTATTTCGCCAAGATGGTGATTTAAAATATAAGAAAATTTTGAATCAGGTTCGGATTGGCGGTATATCACGTAAGAATTATGAGATACTTCTTACGTGTGTGAATAAAGTAAACACAAGTGATATCAATCCGGTAAAGCTGTACCCCAGGAAAAGAATTGTAGACGACATAAATAAAAAAGAGAATGCAAAGCTTCCAGGGCAATATCACGAATATACAGTTGAAACGTACAAGATGAATGTCGGTTCAATTCGGAGTCCTTTAAAAGATCTAAACGAAATTCGTAATGTACTAAACGCTTCGTCTAAAAACGTCGAAGATGTATTACTATTAAAGATTGGTTCTCATGTCATGTGTACTGTTAATTTTGATATGGAATCCGCATTGCAGATATGTAATGGAAGTTGTGGGATTGTTATAAATTTTTCAGAAACTCTGATGCCGGTCGTAAAGTTTCATAATGGTCGTGTGCAAACAATGGAACATTACACTATTCCTGTTGAAATTGACGAATATAAATATGAATATGCAATTGTCCCACTTGCTCTAAGCTGGGCAATGACGATACACAAAAGCCAGGGATGTAGTCTGGATATTGCTGAAATTGACGTTGGGTCTGATACATTTGAAATTGGTCAAACGTATGTGGCGTTGAGTCGAGTACGTTCATTGAATGGATTGTTTTTGAAGGCGTTCGACCCCAATAAAATCATGTCGAATAAGAAAGTAACTCAATTTTACAACAAACTAAAGAAATGATGAATTAACATATCTGGTTTAATATAATGAAATATAATGTACCCGTATTGATAATCTCCGCGTTCATTGTAGGTATAGTTGTTGTATTACTTGTATGGTATGTAGATAGCAAAACAACTGAAAAACATAAGTTTAAACAGAAAGTCGAATTTGAACAAGAGGTCGAACGTAAAGAAAATACAAGGAAAATTCAGTTAAAGCAGGAAGTCGAACGTAAAGAAAAAACAAGAAAAATTCAGTTAAAGCAGGAAGTCGAACGTAAAGAACATAACAGAAAAGTTCTATTAAAACGGGAAGTCCAACGTATAGAAATAAAGGATAAGAATACACGCAGATTAAAGGTCAATAATATGATTGACGAGTTTGAAACAGCATATTTCAAAATAACTGACAAAGAAGATTATACATATGAGAATGCTGTTGTTTTGAAAAATATATACAATAAATATAAATTATCGCATAAGGATTTCGATTATGCATTTGAAACAGTTATAGAAACTGTGAAAAATTATGATGGTATGGTTCGTTGGGAAGAGTTTTATGAAATGAGAGTCGCATTTGAAAAATCAGCGAAAGATCAGTTTTAATAGTAGTCATGAGGACATATGATAAGCGGAATCGTTGAATCCTATACTTTCTGCAAAGTTTAATCGACGAGTCGTATGGTTTGACGTCCCATATATACCATAATAGTATACGATTATGTGCTTTGCGTTGTGGGGTGCTGGCCTCTCGATGAGTTGAAGATAGTCTTGCATCCATTTTATACACAATTTGAGGTTAATACACATACCATAAATCTTTTGGTTGATAGCGTCATCATATTCCGCCTTACAATATGTGCCAAATCCTTCAAAAATCGACTTAACTTCCTTACGTGATTTCTTAGCATTTTCAGAAGCTTCTGCATTTTCCGTCCAATACTCGAGGTGACGAGCTTGTACATTGACTTTTTTGGTATTGAGTATGACATTAGGTCCTTGGTGCTTGAAGTCCTTTCCACTTGCTTTACAAATGTAGGCTTCTGCTCTTGGTGTTGTTCGTTTTTTTGCACCCGGCTTAGCGGTTTTGGATGAATCGGTTGTAAGACACATTGCATACAACTTATTTCCAGTGAGGGTCTTGGTTTCAAAGTTTGCTTTTATAAGAGCCCTAATAGTTGAGGTCCCTTTGTCATAACATATACCGTGATAATGGACACCACCACAGTGGTTCTCATCGTTGTCTCCGACCTCCCGAATAATGAGGGTTTCCAACTTGTCAAAAACCTGTTTAACTTTTTCATCGTTATCTATAGATATTCTGAAGGATACTGCACTCATTATATTACATTATATTTATTTTGACGAGTTGAGTAGTTGTTTAACTACACATAATTATTAACATTGCATACAGTTTTTACACGACCTCCTTTCGGTTACAGGGAGTAGTGAGAAACTGTGATGTGCTTTATTTTGATCCTGAAACCAAACAGATATGTAAGAATAGTCACAAGCCACACATAGTGGATGTATTAGGTATTTATATTATGTTCTGGGCAAGTAATGCATCTTGAACTGCTTTTCTTGTCTTTTAATAATAATTTCTTCTTATCATCAATAATTTGTGATTCTTTCAAAGGTCGACCTATACCACGTCTTATGTTTATTCGATTATCTGCAACTTCCCACCATAATTGACCCCAATCGATATGTTCTAACGCAAGAGCACGCATTTCGCAACGAAACTGAACCAATCGGTCCATCATTTTACCCTCAAGTAATTCACCTCTTCCATATGCGTCGACATATTCTTGGGCTTTATCAATCATCTCGTGACAAAACTTTACACGGATATAATCATCAACACGTGTTTGCCAACCTGGAAGCAATACTGCATCCGTTTCCCGTTTTATATTTGGAAGACCCCAAACTATGTTATGCTCTTTATCATATGCTTTTAAAGACATATCCATCATACCGAAAAACTGCATTGCGGTCTCATTCCAATTCTTTTTGATATACCATTTTAGTACCTCATAACTACCATGTGTTGCTATTGTCGCATAATTAGGATCAAGTATATAATGAGTGGACACATGACCATCTTTACCTTTCAAGATACTGTAAATGCTTTTATCTGTATCTGTTGTATAACACGAGGTCAATGAGTACCACCCTTGTTTTTCAACGAATTCGATCACGTCAACGCTCTCAATATAATCTTTGAGCTCAAAATCCGGTGGTTTAATATTTCCATTTACTTGCCTCAAAAGTTGTGTACTCATTTTAATATTAATTAAAATTTTAATTCCAAATATTACGTACACATAAGAAATGACTCGTGGCAATACCTCTATTAAATACTTTCTACAAGAGAGTGGGGTGTTAATTTCAAAACAATGAGAAACCAGATAGCTTTACAAGATGATGACACAATTTTCCTGCACACTGGCACGAATTTCTTAAAATGGCCGAAAATCCCAAAAAACGCAAATTGGACATTCTCGAAAAATCGATTACACAGCACACTACTAAGCGGCGACAAACCGCAAAACATCTCATTGACGCATCGCGTGCAAACATCAACAAGCTCTCCTTGTACAAAGTAAACCTCGCCGACCTTCGGAAGCAGATCATTACGCGCGAATTAGAGATGGTCGACAACGCGAAAAGAAGAGTGGCGAAAAGAAATGCAATGATGTTGGCAGACATAGGTGTTAAAGAATTGGTAAAGATGGTCAACGCAGTGAATCTGTACGAGGTAAAACTACAAACCCTAAACCTTCAAACTATTATACTTGGATACTAAATTCAAAGCTTAAATTTCAAATCCTACAGTAAATAAGGCATCAGCAAAGGGCTACCTGTTTTCGCAGAACCTAAAGCTTTGATGGGTTGGTATGAATATAAATGGCGGACCTCATATATCGGGGGTATCCTTCGAATAATTCAAGGAAAACATTGTATGTAGGTAGAACACGACAGGCGTTTGAATATTATATATATACAAGGAATCGTAAATGTTTTGTTTCTGAACCCTGCTCAAACCGTAAGTTGTTCAAATATATGCGAAAACGATATCAAACTCTTGAACGTGCACAAAGGTTCATGCGTTGGGAAGTAATCGAGACTATTGAATCAAGCGATAGTAAACATGTACAGCTTAGGGAACAACATTGGATCGACACCTTAAAACCAGTGTTAAATGGAAGAAATGAGATTTCAAAATGTAAATAAATGATATAATAAATGCAGTCGACATATCCTATATTTTTGGAAAGTGTAGAAACTATATCAAATAAAAGAGAATCCTATAAAACCTTACGAATAAATGGGAGTAAAATAACAAATATATACCGCAAAGTTTATTATTATAATCAATAGAAGTTAAAAAGAAATTCATAACAATAGATGGAGAAACAATATGGTCTTGCGTTTGCTCTCGAGAGTCAGAAACAACGTAAAGAAGCAAAAGCCCTACGAACCAAAAGGCGAAAGAAATTCGATACAAAATTGCCCGCCAATGCATTACGTGTACATCACGAGGCGCTGAAGAAACTGAAGAATGATATATGTGAACGCGAGTTAGCACGTGTTAAAAAGGAATTGTACGATGCGAGGATATCATGGAATGCATATGAATTAAATACGAGACAGAGTCTTATACAATATGCGAGTTTGCGCGAAACATGGAAAAAGTATGCTATAGACTCGAAACGTGCGTTTATAAATATGAAAAGCAATTATAACGGTGCGGTAAATCAGATAAAAACCAAGAATGTCACAATAAAAGGAACTACAGAGGAATTACGTATTGAACGTGCAAAATCATTAGCATCAAATCGTAAGGCCACTGAAGAAATGAAGAAGAGTACTGAAGCATATAAGGAACTAACCAAAGAACATGCCCGTTATGCAGATGAGCACAAACGAGAAGTAGCAAGTTTAGAGGTTGAATTAAAAAGGATAACTGAAGACCTGGTAAAAAATCGCAAACGCATTAATAATATAACTGCCACACACGACAAAGAGTTACGAAACATAACAAAGCGTTTAACAAATACAACGAAAGCGTATAACAAAATGGTGACGAATAAAAACTTTCAAAACAAAAAACTCCTCCGTCAATCCAGGTCATCTCGAAAACCGCCTAATAAATATATACCAGTGTAATTATTTAAATCACTTTACATGAATCTTTAAACCTTCTGGGTCTTGATTCTTTTCCATATTGACAGTTTCGTTTTGTTCTTTTATACAATTAAATGATTTAATTTTATGTGTTCAGCTATTACACCCGCCACAATTTCCCAACGTTTCCTTGAAGTAAAACCAATATGTTCTATTACATTATTATCTTTGCCACACATTCGTTCTGAATGGCAAAAGTATTTAATTTTTATATTTGGGTTATATGCGCTTAGCAGAACGTGTAGTTTTATCAAATACTCAGTTACGTCAACGCCGAAATCAATTCCATCTAAATGGTATTGTATTGCATAACTTGCTGTGTCAGCATATACAAATGTCATGTTTACACCTGACCGGATATCAATAAGTAATCTTTCAAATCGACGCTTTAATGTCGCTTTAAAATCATCGTTTACAGCGTTATGAACAATCCCAACGCCCGTTACCGGATTCATTTGTCTATTTGTTGGTTTCTCCATCAAGGTGTATCTCTCTTTCCTCCTTAATATGTAATATTTATATCCTGTAATCATGTATTCAATTGCATTTTCAATTCCTTCCTCCAAACATATCTTCATTATTATATAAGATGTCTTCCCAGGACAAAACATCCAATCAAACGGATATGCATATTCGCGAACACCCGCTTGATCAAACGCCGATGTTGGTGTACATTGTAAACCAATTCCCACGTATTTCATTGTTTTATTAATATATACGAATTAATATATTAATTGAGACGTTACATAATAAATCAAGTTTTTAAGTTTTTAATTACATCCGCTAAAACAAATTTATGTTTCATTGGTAGAGGAGGGTCAATTGACTTCCAACGTTCTACAAGTTCTTGAGGGATTTTACCAGTATATGCATTTGCTTCCAAGTATTCCTTTCTCGGTTGAATAAAAGTTAAAAAATTAGGATGACAGTCATAACACAGTGTACCTCCCGTCCAGTTTCTCTCACACTTTCGACATGTTGATATCTCTGCGTCGTGCAAAGTTAATGGTTTTTCTATATCAAACTTCATGTCGTGAAAAGAGTATGTACCATATGAGGTTGCCATATTATTTCGTATTTGCTTTGTTATTAATTCAGACTGTTTAGGTTATATTTAATAAACAACGATCATTCAAAATTTGTCGTTTATTGCATGAAACATTTAGTGACTGTATATTAATGGATTATTGTAACGTTCGATTGAACAAGTCTAGACGATTGAGAGATAAATTTCCCGGGTATTATCCTATCATAATTGTTCCGTCAAATGAAAGCATAATAGATAAAACTAAATTTCTTGTTAACGGAGAATACACCTTTTCGAAATTTTTGTGTATCATTCGTAATCATATGCATATAAAAGAATCGAGTGGTGTGTTTATAACAATCGAAGGGAAAATGCCAATATTAACAGATTCGATTGAAAATAGTTTTAAATCATATGCAAGGTCTGACGAATATCTGTATATTTCGTTACATACTGAGAATACTTTTGGAGCCAAGTATCCACAAAATTACTAAGTTAATTGGTACATTTAAATTCAAGATATAAGAGAATAGGCTATGTATATGATATATGGAGTCCCTACAATTTTTCAAGGATTATACTCTGAAGACTATTCGAAACCCAGAACTTTATCAAGGGAAAGTCGATGCCATGTATATGTGTGGAAAAGTACCATTAGAAAGGATTCGTATGGTTTACTTTGACATTGAGACATCTCCGCAATCATGTACCAACCGTCCGAACGTATCGGCCGATACAATTATCGAAATTGCAGGTGTGGACATCAATGACGCAACATTCTCTGAATTGTGTAATCCTGGACATGATATTTATAATTCGGAAATTCACGGCATTTCAAACAAAGATGTTATGAGCGCGCGACCAACACGGGATGTACTACTTGATTTCTTAACATGGGTTAGGGATAGTGACCACGATGTGGTGATGCTTATAGGACATAATGCGTCAAACTTCGACTCGAAAGTATTACAGGCGCATATCAAGAGGTATGACATAGAGCAAAAGTTGTACCAAAACATTGTTATCGGAGACACACTATATCCTGCCAAAAAATTATCTGGGTGTTTATCGGGAAGTCTTGAGAATATATTCAAACATATGTTTGATGCTAATTACATCGAGGAACACCGTGCACTTCAAGATTCGATTGATTTGAAGCGCATAATGAGCGAGCTTGCATTGCGTGGAAAAACAACTGTATATTCTCTATTACACGATTATATATATTCATTGAGTTTGCCAGATATTAAGAAACAAAATCGTGTTTATTTATCAGTTCCATACGATATGAAGGACGATGCAAAAAGTAAAGGGGCTAAGTGGGACAAAGAAAAACGGTTGTGGTATTCTGAATCAGACAAGACACATGCATTACTGATTGCTACATACACAAAAGTTACCTGACCATTCGTATCATTTGGTCACCTATTTTTATATCAAGTTTCCAATCTGTACCACCATTTTTGAACATTTCAGTAAACAGACCTGGAGAATATTCTATTTCGTTAACAAAAAATCCAATACTTCGATCATATCCCCAATCGATTCGTGTTAGAAGGGAGGATTGTTTGAATTTCGTTTCCAACAAACGTAATATTTTTATGCTCTTATTAAGTATATATGTGCTTGGTTTTGTATCAATACGTTTCCAATCAAAGCCTTTACCGGTTGTACTGATGGTATACTGAAATTGTTTATTAATCCAATAAGTACGTAATTCTGGATGTTTTTTGGTTGCAAAGTTCTGAAGGTAGGGTTGCACCACAAGTTTGTCATATTTCTTTTGGGCAACTGTGGAGATATAATTCTCAAGTGAAGAGTTATGTCTTGTAAATGAACCAGTATTTTTACTCTCTCCACCTGGTGTAGGTTTCATGAACACTTTTGTTTTGTCGTTTACAAATGCGTGTTGTTTTATGTATTTGTAAACGCGGGATTTAAAGCATTTGGTTGGCGCTACTGGGATTCCATTTTTTTTCAGATATGCATAATATTTACATTTATCGGTAATAAACTCAATATATTTAAACTTTGGGAACAGATTTTGTACATTTTTAAAGTCTTTAACAAATTTGTTATATCCAATTTTATCATCTTTTTTAGCGAATTCCATGAATGGCAAAGTGAGTTCTTCCCACCCGGCAAACACTCTATCAAATTTATAATCATTAATTTTAGCAAAGTTTTTTCGATTAAATTTCATTATTTTAACATCAGGATACATAAACTTGATGTAATAATAGACAGATAGGTCAGGTGAGACAATTTTTGTCTTAAGATGTGCAAGCCATGGTCGTCCACGGGTTTTGACATCGTCATATGGCTTTCCCATTCGTATGAACATGGCAATGCGAGTCATTAATGTATATAATATTAAATCATTCGAAAAGAACTAAAATGGCGTGCAATCATTTTAGACGCATTATCAAATTGGTACATATCCGATATCCAAGTCAACTCGGTATATGCAAAAAGGTTATCCATAAGAATCGAAATATCTGTTTCATCACGCACAGTAAGTTTCTTTTCTGATTTACCGTAATCCAACAAGACTGGAATGTACTCTACGTTTTTCAACTCATATACATGTTTTGAGATGTTCAAGAATATATCTTGTTTTTTTATTTTTTTGACAGTAAAGTTATTAAGATAGGTGTCATTGTGATGCAATTTAGTCTTTACTCGAAAAGTATATATTGCGTATAACATTAATAACATCATTTGTCTGGATAGTGAATGTTTTTTTAAATACGTCTTAAAGGATTGACCACTATATTCCATTGCAAGTATTATGCCGTTGCCCGATTTAACTTTATTCCAATCCTTCCAACATTTGAAAACTCCATTATTTCTATCACCGAAAAAATGTGCTTTCTTACAAAAATATGAAGCGTGTAACTTTGAAAGGAAAGGAGATTCAAGTTTCGTAACAAGTTTGGTTATATCGATTTCGTCTCTTGAACGTTTGCAATTATACACGACTTTGAAAACAATATTGTCTTTTCTATAAGTATCACCAAAATACCCATATGAAAGTTTTTTCAAACCCGGAAATGTCTTAAAAAATACTGTCCATGACATCCATTTTTGGTCAGGGAATTTCATTATTGTATACGTTTTTTTTACATTGTTTCACGTTTTGATAGTTTCGTGTCAAATTTACGCGTGTGTAGCAATAAAGGTTGTATTATGATCAACTTCAAATGTATTATAGTTTGTATATATAATGCAACAACACACAGTTGAATTATCCTCGTTTACAAATTACAACACACTAAAGGCGTCGTTTGGCAATGTGCATCGTCGTCACGTGATAAAATTGGGTCCGTCAATTATACATTTAAAAGATGATATGTATTTAATTGCATATAGAGCATGGATAAAAGAGGACCCGAACGGTAAATTTCCCAAAGCAGCGGGTGATATAGGACACCCATGGATCCATAATTGGAGACAATCGTTATTTAATGGAACTGGTATATGCGTGGTCACAATAGACGAAAATATGGGTGTAAAAGTACTTTATGACAACATTTCAAAAGGTGGACAGGCAAAGGAGGATACTCGTGTATTTAAAACAAACGATGGAAGTATTTTATCAACTTTCAATACATGGAATCGACTTGATCCAATAAAATATAAAGATGCTTTCAACTCACAAAACAAATCATTACAACAGAAATGTTATCATCATGTTGTGAATGGTAAAAAGAAGCCATATTTTCCATGGGTTAACTTTATAAAAATGTATGGTAATAGAGCAGGCGAAAGTGATAATTTAATGGAAAAATGGTACGACTACCACAATAAATTTTGTGCTTTTATGTATTCTAGTGTTTTAAAAATCGGTCCATCGGGGCAATCATTTACATCAAAGAAAGTTATATGTCCATCGAAACAAAAAATGGTTGAAAAGAACTGGGCGCCGTTTGAGGTAAATGGAATATTATATTATCAATATGCACCTGACCCGTGGAGTTTTATAAAGGCTGATTCGTGTACAACAATAAATCCAAAGAATAGTGATTTTTTAGAGCGGGTAAGAAAAAGAATCGGAGATTACTCGAATGCAAGTATGGGCAAATTTAAATTTTTGCGTTTCAGTAACTCGACACCATTAATACCTTATAAGGATAACTTGTATCTCGGTGTTGGTCATTACAAGATTCACTACCCTAATGTAGACCGGTTAAAACCTGTACAACTTAAAGATTTTATGAATCAAATTAAGAAAAACCTTAAAACGAAAAATTTAACTAATTTAAAGCGTGTACCATCAAACGTACACAAGGTTCATCGTATGACAAATATAGAAGAATCATACGATGGATTATTCTACGGCTGGATTTTTTATACAGTTAACGTGACAACTTTTGAACTTGGAAAATGCAGTGATGCTTATTTGCCACGAAGTAATAAGCGTGTAACGATATCGTTTCCTAATGGAATAACCAAGCATCACATTAACAACTCTTATATTGTAAGTTATCATGAATCTGATGCGAGTGTGATGTTAAAAGAAATACCAATGGGCGACATTGACGCGATGTTAGTTCATACAAATACGTCAAACCCGAATGATTTCAAATTTAAATTTGATCTTGTAAAATCAACAAAAGTAATGAAACCGACTAAATTAACAAAAGTGAGTTGTATTCTGCCGACATATAATCGTGAAAGATTTATGCCACATTGTATGAAATTATTAAAAAGTCAAACGTTCACCACAGAATTCAAAAAGAAATACGGTGATGTCACAATAGAATTGATTGTAATAGATGATTCGGTTCAATTATATGATCAACGTATTTTTCCAACCAATTCTGAAGGTAATATTACAACTAAGTATATTTCTTTGACAAAAAAAGTTTCAATAGGAGAAAAAAGGAACATCGGTGTACAAAATTCTACTGGCGATATAATAATTCATTGGGATGATGATGATTACTATAGTAATCATCGTATAATGTCTCAAATACAGCCTATTTTAGCCGGAAAATATGATATGACTGTGTATACAAACTTTGCTATAATGGACGCTTGTAAAATAGAGTTTTATAGAGCTGTATCGAAAAAAGCATTACACCAACGGTTTTATAATGGAATTCAAGGTGGAACTTTGTGTTACCGTAGAAGTATATTTTCTGAACGGGTAAAATATCCTCATATAAGTATGGCAGAAGATATTCGTTTTATGATGCAGGCAATAAAAATGTTAAAAGCAAGTGTCAAAATACTAAATGCAAAAGATTATTATGTCTATGTGAGATATGATAACACGTACTTGTTTAATATTAATTCCTTGTGGAAAAGGGTTAAATTTAAAATGATTCGGTCATCGCGTATATTTTACGATATGTTATGTCAAGAAAATATGAAAAGAATAACCAATAATTAATCAGGCTATCACCTCATCTGCTAATACATACACGAATGTTGGGAACGTTCCACTTAAAACGTAGTCCTTTTTGTAAGCATCTTGCATATCGATTTTAATTGTATCTTTATCTAACAAAGGTGTAGTAAGAAACATTTGTGTTATTGATGGTTTGAGTGTATTCGGTGCCCAAATTGTTACTAATCCTGTATCATTCACATATTTTTCGAATGTTGTTGCTGTCATTTTAGTTGTTATGGTAGTCACTGCTTCGGTCGTCAAAACGTGTCCAACTTCTTTTATTAATTCATTCACATTCTTGTAATTTGTAATATAATACCACGCGCCAGCAGCTATACCAAGCACTAAAACAATCATTAGTATCATTTTCTTTTTACTCTGACCGCTTTGTCCCGTCTGTCCGTACATTAGAGGTGGATACATTGGAGGATACATTTGTGGATACATACTATACAAATGAAAAAATTATAAACATATGCGATAATAAATCGAGGTTTCAGATATCTCGCTTTCTCTTATTATCTCGACGACGTCGCCCGTACGTAAACCCATATATTTAGAGACGGGGTCGGTTCTTTTAATATGCGGAATGTGTGAATCTGTCACGTTAAATCGTGAAATAAATTGTTGTTTTTCTTCGGGTGACAATAAAGTATGTTTAGGAACAAGAACGTGTTTTGTTATATTAAAGTAAAGCTCACTATCTTTGAATAATTGTATTTCAATTCCAGACGTAACCATTTCATCAATAACATGCTTTGCAAATGATGTTATGTTTTGTTTATAGATGATGATCAAACGCTTAATTTTATCATCGTGTGCAGAATCTTTGATGTCATTCATATGTTTAACACCAATCTTTCCAGTAAGAAGCAGATGGACGTAAATGCGTTCGTTCCCTTTATCTGCCGACAGCCTACTCTCTTCCCATGTAAACGTGTTTTTTTCAAAACCCCTATCTATAAGCATTTCATATAATGTTTGTATGACAACGTCGTCCATTTGTATGTATATAACAGTAAGTGTCTATTGTTTTATACTTGTAATATAATGTATTACAAATAAATTTCACTAGACATGATTTCCTTATCGAGCACGTAAACGATACAAAAAGTCATGACTCTCTATTGGATAGATATACATAAAACCTTTGCTAAAATAAAGAAACTATTGTGTCATACTCATTCCGTGACACGAGGGTTTGCGTTTCTGCTTTATGATCGAGAAGTTTCATCAAATGACCAGAAACATATTTCCATTCTGTATTGATGACCAATAGGTCTTCGATAGTTGCGTTTAAGACAAAGTGACAAAACACCTTGACACCAAACTGCTCTGATAACTCTCTCTCGACATTGTGTGTAATATACACACTGTCGAGTAATTTCAATCGGTTCATTAGTATGCCAACCTGATGCTTCTTCAATCCTGTGTATTGCATTGCTGTATACTGACTGTTTATGTATTTATGTAATGTAGTATTGGGGTCTTTAGGTGATTTTTATAACTACTGCGTGAAACATTACGATAATTAATTTGAAACAATATAATGAAGATCATTTCATTTTGTTTATACGGTGACCGAACGGGATATACATTGGGCATGATCGAGAATTGTATACTAGCGAAACAACTTTTTCCAGAATGGATGGTATCAATACATTATAACGACACGGTTCCGTTAGAAATCATAAGCGATTTAAAGTCTCGTGATAACGTAAAGCTATATCACATGTCTGGTGATGATATGTTAGCCAAGAATACAATGTGGCGTTTTAAACAAATGACAGAAACAAATGATACCATCATATGTAGGGACGCCGATTCACGACTAACCGAACGTGATGTGGATACAGTCAATCGATGGCTTGCAACCGATTTTGATTTTCAAATATCACGAGACTCTGTATCGCATAGATTTCCTGTCATGGCGGGTGCATTTGGTGTTAGAAACGGTATCATGAAACCGTTTGCAGAGCTACTTAGTAATTATATGCAGTGTGATAAAGGGTGGTATGTTGATCAGCTTTTCATGGCAGAGGTGTATCGTATTTTGCCAAAGAAAGCCGTGTTAGCGTTTAGTGTCAGATGTCATCGTGATAGACGATGTGGTTTTAGCAATGAAAATAGAGTTTTGTATGTTGGACCAAATAAAGAACGTTGTATTGGATATATTTGTTTTGAATTAATCACTCCGGAGATGATAATATCACACGGGAAGGATCGCCTAAGACGGATTGACAATCCTCGTCAACGCATATACTAACCTTATCTGACGAATGATTTTTGATTCGTTGTACATTTTCATGCGATAAAAACCATTTACATAATGGTATATAATCATGTAGGTTGTACCATATCATTTTCAAACCCGGTGTACTTTGCATACCACAAGCAAGTCTTGGAGGACTTATATAATCTTTAATTACGTATAATCGTTTAACATTATTGCTTAACATTGCGAGCGCAAAGCTGAATGTACCAACCGATATGACGAGATTCTTAGCATTTAAAATTGTATTTGCATCATCCTTAAATGATTTGCTTTGAACATTTACCTCTATATCGCTTCGATCATATTCGTCAATAATCATTTGTATAACTGGGTTTCTCATATCGGGTTCGGTTACAATACGAACTGATGTACATCCCGAATCATTAATCACACGTTTATAATATTCAAACGGCGGTTGTGGGTACAGTCCGAGATTGCAAAATATTTTTCTACCTGTTTTAGGACATGTGCAATAGCCATCAAATAGGTCGCCACTTCTTACGTGTATCACTAAAACAGAATCATCGAGTGGATTATCAACGATCCAATTAATTCGTGGACGTATATACTCTTGGCAGATATGCACCCGGTCTATGTATGGAATATTATCAACGTGATAAAACACACGAGACAAAAATGTATTCGTTTTTTTAACTGGATCATCTATACGTGTGAAATCATAAGTAGTATCATCAATAAGATCATGTTTCTCGTGTGAAAATCGTGAATTATGCGTTTTTGCTATATATATCCCAGACGATATTTCAATTATATTATTTCCAAAACGACCAAAGAAATTTTTCATATGTAAATTGTTTGTATGATCTTTAATGTTGTGCATTTAGAGTATCGTTATCTTTTAATATTTAAGATTATCCGTATTTTTAGTAATATTATAGTTGTTGCATATGTTTCGTATATCATTTTTATATTCGTCTTTGTTGTCAGCAACCTCATACGTAAAATTCCAGAATTTAATGTCATACATTGAATGTTTGCACAATCCAGCTAATTTGATTACATTTTCTGGATATCTATTATAATCGAACTGAACTTTACAATCTAACATGCGTAATATCTGATTTGTGCAATGAACAAACATGCATGTAGTCGGGTGGTTTTGCGTGAGAAACAGTTTACGAGAATGTATATTGCTATCGATGTAATCTGCGATTTTAACATCGCATGTAAGCTCCTTATGACGTAATAAAGTCATACACTCTGTATGTCTTTCTTCAAAATTGAAGTTAATTTTTTGTTCTTCGTACAATTGAAGCACCATATCAATCGAACATCCTTCATCAATTAGTTGATGTATAGGTTTTTGATTTAAATATTCATTCATATTCGAAAATTCACCAGTAAATCCGTCAATCTCGCATGGTCTTATAACCGGCCACAATGCAGAATTATAAATATAAGGAAATGAAATTTGTTTACAATGGGTAGGTAAGTGTGATAATATATTGTTTTCTATATCCAAATCGGTCGAATATATACCATGCCTTTTATGGATTGGTTGATATATGAACACATCTGCGTTTTTTAGAATTTGTATTGTGATTTTCTCTTTAAATTTTAAAATTTTATAGTTATACAATAGGTGACATGACGTTATATTCAACATGTGACAGTCAGAATGTTTTAAAAACCATCTTAACCCTTGACCTTGACAGTTTGAATATATAACTAACTTCATATATTAAAGGTTTATATTTTTAAAATATAATTATTGCATATATTTTTTATATGGTCTCTATATACTGCATCATCAATAGTGTCGACATTATATGCAAAATTCCAATAATCTAAATCGTATGACGAATGCATACACTTTCCAGGTAAATTAATTATATTTTCTGCATATGTATTGTAATCGAATTGAACTTTACATTTTAACAAGTTCAAAATTTGGTTCGAACAATGCACGAATATACATGTGGTTGGGTGATTTTGTGTAATAAAAAGTTTGCGCGAATGTATATTGTTTTGAATATAATCAGCGATTTTAATATCACATATTGTTTCCTTTTTGCGCAATATATCCATACAATTCAAGAATCGTTGTTTATATTCAAAGTCAATTTTTTTATTATCAAATAATTGTAAAATCATATCGATTGTATTTCCTTCGTCGATAAGTTTGTGTATTGGTTTTTTATTTATATATTCGCCTCTTCCAGGGAGTTCTCCTGCGAAACCATCAATATCACATGGTTTGATTATCGGCCATAATGCTGAGTTATAAATATAAGGAAACGAAATCTGTTTACAATGCTTCGGTAGATGAGACAATACATTATTTTTGACATCTAAATCGGTCGAATATATACCGTGTTTTTTTTGTATAGGTTGATAAATAAACACATCCGCTTCTTTTAGCACGTTTGATGGTATTTTTCTTTTATGTTTAATTAATAAATAATTATCAATTAATATACAAGATGTAATTTTGAGTTCGTTACAGGCCGAATGTTTCAAAAACCATCGGATTCCTCGTGATTGGCAATTGGAATAAAATACAATCTTCATTATTACTTAACGAAAAAGAATACTGAACAAATATCACGACATAATATAATGACTTCAATCGAAAGTAGAAACGGATTTCAAACAAAAGTGTGGGGACCTTGTGCATGGTTTTTTTTACATATAGTAACATTAAACTTTAGTCCTTCGAGGGCGGTTGGTTATCTACGATTCTTTAAATCACTCGGAGAAGTATTACCATGTGGTGCTTGTCGTGACAACTATAAAAAAATTATCCGGTCGAATGATCCGAAATTACGATTGACATCTGCGGTTTTTATGTCACGAAGCTCAACAGCGCGTTGGCTTTTTCGTGTGCATAATAAAGTACAATATGATATTCACAAAAAGACTGGAAAAGATTGGCCTTTGTTCAAGGATACGAAAAAGGATTTTATGAAAGCCATGAAGATGTATGAAAGGTATAGGTCAACTTGTGGAAAGATATCATATGGATGTGTCATACCAAAGAAAGGGTATAGGAAGCAAAGGACTATCGTAAAAGTGATTCCTTGTAAATAGCATAGTCCGATACTGTAAAATCATGGGCAATACCTGCATCCATTCCTATAAGTAACATTTCGCCATATACTTGCTCGTTTTGTAAAGGAAACGGTATAATATGTGAATTTTCAACAAGATTATGTTTAGAAGCATTAGATATAATTACAACAGGCGGAACGGTTGGCAATTGTCCAATAATTGTAACTTTGCCACCGAGCAATTTTCCGTGACCATTACTGTCAAAGTCAACATACACATCAGATAGAGTACCATCGACGTGTACTAAGACGCACGCTGACATTATTACCACCTTAAGAGACAATATGTTTAAGTAAGAAACAGGACATGGACACCACAATCACTCAAATCGAGAGCGTACTTGCTTCGAGAATCGAGACGTTTTTATTGGGAAAGATATCTTCAAGGGAAGTGTGCATTGATGATAAACATTCACACCCTCCGTTGCCGTATATAGTAGATGGTTGTACATATTGCAAGAGAAACGGTAATGTATTTTGTTTACCGAAGTGAACATATCGTTTATAGTTTCATAAACGGTATGCGCATATATTTAAGAGAGAGCGTACGCCACAAGAACAACCATAAAAAGAGTTGTAAATGTATCGGGTTGAGACATATTATTTTCTTTCATTTTAGCAAAAAAGCCCATAACATTAGCTAATAAAAAAACAAGGCCGGTTGTATACTTATTAGGACCAAGTAGAAGATTTTTCCATTTAGTGTCCATTACTTATAAATATATTTACTTGACGGCCTTATTAACAACACCTGTAATATACATAACATATGGAATGGCGCCAAGACTTACAAGAACAATGAGTACAATAGAATGCAATAGTGACATGTACATTCGGTGTTCTATAGTAGCATCTCCTTCAAAGTTCAAGGGGATACTGGAATCAAGTCCGAGCAATCGATTGACGATGTCTAACATATATTCAGATTGGAGAAAATTGTTGAGCATTGTGATTGATAGGACAATAGATACGAATACGGGTGCACTTGTTTTATCCATTGCTTTGTATTATATACAATTATTATAAAAATGAACCTTACTTAAAAACATAAGTCATTGAATACATAATGTATTTAAACGAAGAGGGATATATTTCGTTAATGAAAGATTTAATCGCAAATGGTTCACGAAGAGACAATCGCACCGGAGTAGACACTATAAGTAGCTTTGGACATAGCATTCGATTTAATATTACAGATTCATTCCCCTTACTCACTACAAAAAAAGTGTACTGGAAGGGTGTCATGGAAGAACTCATATGGTTTATAAACGGTGACACTTCAGCGCGACGATTAAATGAAAAGAGTGTTAAGATATGGAACGGTAATACATCACGAGAATTCCTTGATTCTCGTAATCTTGCATATGAAGATGGTGATTGTGGTCCTGTATATGGATTCCAATGGCGTCACTGGAATGCAAAATATACAAATTGCGACGGTAATTACACTGATAAAGGGATAGACCAGTTAGCAGGTGTTATAAAATCAATCAAAAATGACCCGATGTCACGAAGGCATATAATTAGTGCTTGGAATGTTGAACAATTGGAGGAAATGGCATTACCTCCATGTCACATGCTCTGTCAGTTTTATGTGTCAAAAGAGGGTGGCCTTTCGTGTCAAATGTATCAGCGTTCTGCTGATGTATTTCTGGGCCTTCCATTTAATATTGCAAGTTATTCAGCCTTGACATATTTGATTGCAAAAGAAACTGGTTTGGTACCTGAAACACTCACTATCTGTATAGGAGATGCTCATATATATATGAATCATTTGACGGCCGTAAAACAACAGATAGAGAATATACCAAAACCTTTTCCTACACTAAAATTAAATCACGCATCATTGGACGCATTATCTTCGAGGGATTTTACGTTACTCGATTATAATCATTGTGGAATAATTAAGGCCGAGATGGTTATTTAATCGTTACATTTTTCAAGTATGTGAGTATCATGTCTTGCATACTTTCAATCTGAAAGTCCCATAAAAAGAATACTTCGACTCCATATTTCTTTATATCCTTCATATATTTGAATATCACTCTTGAACCTAAATCTTTAAAAGTAGTGAAATCTTCAACCGCATCTTGTTGTCCTATTTGTAATATTTTAACCAAATCTGTTTGTAGTTCTTCGGTTTTTGTATGTACTACTCTTTTGATAAACGCATGTGTATTTCTTTTATATAACCATATACCATATCGAGAAACGAGCACAGAACCTGTATTTCTTGAATTTGCTATATCTTCACCAGACGGCCACCAACCCGTTTGTACGGGGTGCATATGCCACTGAACACCTTTAATACTATTTATGTTTATACACAGACGACCAGAATTATGCTCTTTATAAGCTTGTGATACGTTGTGAAACCGTAGTTTATGATCTGTTAGTACATATCCTCCGATTTCTGCTGTTACATTTGGTGTTCTCGAAATTTCGATTATGTTATCAATTTTATATAATTTCTGGGACGGTGTACCGATTCTATCAAACCTCATTAACATGAACTATATAAAAGTATGTTTCGTTTTTATAAATATATGATTCAGTTTTCTTGCACACCAAATCATTTAAGATATACACGTGCCTTACAATCCAATAATGACATTATTGTATGTACTGGGCCCTCAAGTACAGGCAAAATATTAATCCCATGTCGTATTGCGAGTATGAAGAAACTTAAAATAATTATCACACGTCCATCCAAAGTTCTCGATGTTAATATAGAGTATCTTCCAGGTGCATGGACACAATCAATGTACAAAGTTTTCAATCAGAACATGAGTCAGAATGAAATTAATCGACTCATAAGTATTGAACCATTGGATAATTTAAGGGGCGTACAATTGGATAACGTATTTATTATCGCTACTGATATGCAAAATAGCACACAAAGGCAAATGAATGCTCTCATTGATAAGAAAGGTATAAATACAAAACTTGTGATAACCGGACAACTTGAATACATATGTAGTAACAACGGTTTGTTTAATATTGTTCAGAACATTGATAAAACGCAAATGGAATATGTATCATTAGATAATATGGATACAATTCGCGAAGTAAGAGATAATAATAAATTGAAACTTTATATTTTTTAATTGAAATCCTAATACTATAGCTCTATTAAGTACTTATGTTTGCTTCCGATAAGAGTGAATAACGAGTATCATTTTCGTATACACCTGTTTATCATATCGATATTGACCACGATTTGTCACAGATAGAGATATTCTAGGAGTGTATACGATTTCTTGTAATCCGGATTACACAAGCTTTCTCATGTACAAGACACCCATTATCAAATGAAATACATGCAGTTGCTGACAGAAAATGGGTTAAGTGTTGGCGACGGACAATCAGCCCTTTATTCCAGTTATGGTCAAAAAGACCACGATTTGATTTTTTTTACAAAACAGATAAACTATTGGTTTAGGCTGGATGCAATCGCAAATATGTGAGTACATCATAAATGCTAAGATTTTTATACGCCTGTTTATCATGATGCGGTCCCACCATATCGAGATTGACGACGTAAATGTAAACTCTCGACCGAGTTGTGATAATATGCTACATTGGTCACTTAAATCGCATTTATCTAATAAACTTTTATTGGTGTCGTCCTCGTGTCCATGACCTCCACCAGTAATACAATCTATCTCTACGCTGTTCGTCTCCCATGTGAACCATATCGTCGATTACACTTGAAACTACGTTTTCAACATTAATATGTTCATGTTGAAGCACGACACGGACAAAATGTGAAATATCTACAATATCTACAGAACTCATGGCTTTCGTCATACACGCGCTTTCCATATTTGTATCATTAATATATTTAGGTTCTTAAGGTTAATAAAAATGCTCCGCAATACCGTATTTAATACATTCGTCTGCATTAAGAAATAACTCGCGCTTCAGTAGATTCTTTAGTTTCTTCTTCGAAATGTTAGTTTCTTTGAGATAAATTTCACTCAAGATATTCATGAGTTTTTCGCAATTCTCCTTTTCGTCTTTTAATTCTTCCCATTTTCCCCAAAAACCCGTTCTAATCTGATGAATTAAAACCGAAGAATGGCGCATAATGTATTTGCTATGACCACCAAGCATCATCAACGTACCGGAGCTACACACACAACCATCAATAATTGTATTCACATGCACACTACACGATTTAATATGATCCATTGCACTTAGACCACAATAAACGTCTCCGCCATCAGTTTGAATGTAAACATTAATTTCGGGATGGAAACTATATTCGCTCGCGGCCTTGGAAATGTCACGTTCTAAAATTTTAAGAGTGGTATTAAATTTCATAATTGTTTCTGGACATATTTCTGCATAAAAATAAATATTGTTTCCAACAGTTTTAACACATTCGGCTGTGATTCTTTCAACAACCACTGGTTCATCTGCGACCACTACCTCTTCTTCGTTGCGCCTCTTATGTTTCATAGTTTTTGCATACATCTTATACGTATTGAACAAATCTTTTTTTTATATGGGTTTTAATATACTCCGATAAGTTTCATAACTTTAAACAAACGGATATCTCCGCCATAATAATATTTATCCTCTATAGCTAGTTCGCATATTTGTCTACACATCGGACACGTGAAATTAGTTAGCATCCATTTGGTTATACAAGGTTTGCAAAAAGTATGCATACAAGGATACACACACGTGAAGCACGATACATCATAACAAATAGGACACTCAACCATGGTATTATATATTAAATGCATACTACTTTTATATCTAAGATTGTTTAACACGACTTTTTATGTGTAAGGTTAGATACATGCGACGCGTATCCGATTGATTTATTCCGTTGTAGTGCGCGTTTAAATCTGTCACGCATGTCGTACGGACTCATTCCTTGTTTTGCCATAAACAGTGCATGTTTGTAGTTTCGATCGTATATGTTTTTGTCACTATATCCTTTTTTATACATATTTTTTATGACGGCATTTTTCTGACGGATCTCTTTTTCCAACTCGGTAATATGTTTCGAGTGCGAAATGAGCTTGGACGTCAATATTTCAATAATCTTCAAATGCATCGTTGCAGTTTTAAGTTATATACATTAGTACTTTAGGTTGTTAATAAAGAGTAACAGATGTCCCACTGTTGCGCCCAAAATACAAACGTGCATAATATTGTGAGAATTACCGGCCATATCGAAATGCCCTGGCCATTTCTTTTCGGGATACTGAAAAACATAAAAGAATACTCCAATTGGATAAAATATACCGATTGCAAGTGATGAATAATAAATATTTAAATGTCCTCCATATATTTTTGCGTGAAGCCAAATTACAGGAACATACCATGCAGATAGTACAAATGATTTCAATCGATTATTTGAAGATTGCGCACATCGAAGAACTTCATACATACTATATGATGTTATACAGATAACAAACAAACTATACATTATGAATATATCATTCGATGGTTTTAGTACAAACACTATAAGTGGCGAGGACGTTCCCGCGACTGCTACAAGTATACCTACATAGTCCATACATAAACAGGTTTTACAAACGGAATCCGATATTGGCCAAAAAGTATGATAACATACACTGCACAAATACATAATCATTATTGCTATGATGTATATTTGGATAGCTAACACATCTATTGTAAGACCGGTAATAGTATCTGTACAAACATATTTTAAAGCATAACTAAATATTAATCCTCCACAAACGTGCGTCCATATATTACATGTCTCGTTGTGCCATTTTAAACAAGACGCCGCGTACCACATTATGTTTTTTCCATGTGGTCGATACCCGTGATTAATGTGCGTATTCATTATATATATCCATTTAAACAATTCTTTAAATATATATTAATGTAATGGCTATAAAATACCCGCGGACAAAAATTGGATTAGGTATTTTTATATTTTTGATTGTAATTTTTCTGGTCAATAGGTTTTTTTTTAGTGATATTAACGACGGCACATTAATTGATATTATACCGGATGTACCAATAACAAAGGATATTAAAAGTTTTCATATTAATCACGACGACATCGACTGTGACAAAAAATGTGAATATAAAATGGCAAAAAATTGTATAAATAAGGACGGATCATGGGACAAAAAATGCAATGGTATGACCGACAAGGGATATTATTGTCATTACACAGGAAAACAGTTTGATACGTGTACTACTGCGAAATGCGGTACAACGAGTGAGACAATGGGAAAATGCACGCCATTTCATTTGAAGGATAAATTAAAGGCCATACAATAATGCCTTATTATATTCTCATTTTGTTATACATGATATTTCTGTTATATAATGAATTATATTGTCGAAAGGATACATTTGTCGATATGGACGATGTGTTCAGTGATACTGCACGCGATAAAATGAACACAAAGTTTGAGGAGTATGCTTACGCTAAAGAAAACCCGATGTCTCTTATGCCAGAATTCGAGGGAAATGTGGAGTTTAACAAACCACCGGTTGATTGTTCAAAATGTTCTTGGAAAATGGATAATAACTGTACTAAGAAAGATTCAAGTGGTAAGCTGGTGTACGATACTCGATGTGACACTAAAGAATACGTGGACACATTTGGTATAAACCATAAAAGTAGAGGATACATGTGTAGTGGTTATGGTACTGATATTGGATTCGAAGAATGTAACAGCAATAAATGTAAGGTTGGCACTTTAAAAGGATGTCCAATAGACGAGCTTGAACAATTAATAAAAAGTAATGATTTAGATGTAAGTAGAATATCAGGTCAAACATAAATGCAATATTAATAATATATTTCAAGATAATATGAATCCTCAGTTATGTCCAGTCGAAAATGGAAAATACAGCGAAAATCATTTTTCGAATTTGTATTTACCGGAACAAACACAAATACAAAGAGAAAAGAGAAAACATATATTTTTTGTAGATAGCCGTGATGTAACTACAAAAATCAACGATTTTGATTATACAATAATAATAGATACACCATACAAAAATGTTCATAGTATAGAGTTAAAAGGCATTTCGTTTCCTAAAATTGAAGACGAAAATTATGTTATAATAGATATTGAAGAATGTAGGGATCGGTTAAATTCTATTGATGGAAGCGGTGCACATAGGTCGTTTGCGATATGTTATTTTGACAATATTGCAACGGGAATCGTACAGCCGATGAGGGGGAGTGACTTTGATAGAAAAGTCTATATATTTAATCCAACTCTTCAAAAATTCGGTAAAATACACGTTCGTTTTAAAAAGCAGAATGGAGCGGTTGTTCAACCGCTTGATGTGAATAATATTATAAAACATACATTATTGTTTGAGATAACAACATATTCTTAGTATGGGTAATTTCCACGTTCATCGTCTTCTCGCAAGAAATACAACCCAATAACAAAGATCAGAGTCGAAATTATGGCAATTTCAACGTCCCTTGTTGCTGTCAAGGCTACAATGAATAATCCCAAAGATTTCATAACAGGATGTTTGGCATATGCTTTTATTCGTCTTGGGCTTTGTAGATCACTCAGTCCGACCATTGCCTGAAATAACACGAGTAGACCGAATAGAGTTTGTCCGCTTTTCATAGTTTTTTCAACGCTTTTTACGAGTGAAAAATCATTCAGGAGAGTCTTTACGCTTTTTTCCATTAGTATATAGATATATATTAATTTAAACAATAAGATTCTGTAATAAACACACAAATGTATACATTCTTTAGGGATATGTATCACAAGTATTATATTCTTCGTGGTGTAACAGATAAATTAAAAGCCTTTAATATGGATGGCGTAAAGTTATTTGGAAAAATCGTCAATGTATACGATGGTGATACATTTAGGGCATGTATTCATCACAATGGTATTGTAAAAAAACTTACATTTCGTCCTGTTGGGTATGATACACCTGAAATGCGTCCATTAAAATCAATCGCAAATCGTGAAAAGCATATTGATAAAGCTAAAGATGCGCGTCAAAAGTTCATTGAAATATCAGGTGGTGTTGGTGCTTACGTTTTCCTCCAATGTCATATGAATGACAAATATGGTAGAATACTTGTGACATTATACAAACGCAGAAACAGAAAGCGTGATAAAAGTATAAATCAACTCATGATAGAATCGGGGCTTGCGAATGTATACGATGGTGGTAAAAAATTGTTGTTCATTTGATATCGATATTATCGATTTGCGTATCTAAGATATTTGCATAAAAACTGTGATCGAGGATTTCAATAGGATACTCTGTATATATGAGTGCATCATCAGATGCACACATCAAAAGCGATATATTATGCGCGGTGAAATGATATTGAACCATATCGAATTTAGCACGACACACCTGTAAATCTCCATAACCTTTTGATTCATCAATATCAACAACATCAAGGTTATCGAAATGTGGATAAATGCCGTTTGCATTTTTATATGAAATCATACGTTTTCTGCACATATTAGCAGATTCACGACACGGAAAACACAATACACTTGAGCGATATGTATGGGGGTCGCATGCACGTCCATAATATGAAGATAGATAATTCAATTTAATGAGATATACCATCATGAATATATATATAACTTATTATTATTATTTTTAAATTATTTTCACACAAATTATAAAAATTAATAATGCATTTGCTCGAATTGTTCAGCGGGACTGGAAGTGTTGGGAAAGTTGCAAAAAAAAATGGATATACAATAACAAGTGTTGATAATTCTAACAAATTTCAACCAACGCATTTACAAGATATTTTAAAATGGGATTATAAAAAGTACCCCCGTGGATACTTTCATATGATATGGGCAAGCCCACCGTGTACCGAATTTAGTAAAGCGAAAACAACGGGACATCGGGATATCGAGGGTGCCATGAAAGTGATAATGCGTACATTGTGTATTTTAAGATACTTCAAGCCCAAGTGGTACGCTTTGGAAAATCCGGTTGGACTTTTAAGACATGAAAAAGCAATGAAAGAGAGTGGTATGAACCGTGTAACAGTTTCATATTGTAAATATGGTTATAGGTACAGAAAAGACACTGATATTTGGAGTAATATACCATTTAAAGCGATGGTATGTAGAAAAGGTTGTAGATGTATTTGGGCTAAATCTACTGGGAGACATTCGACGACTGTTCAACAAGGGAAAAGTTCTGGAGGACATCCAACAACATCGACGGTTTGCCTTCACCAACGTTATAGTATTCCACCTAAGTTAATACTGACGATGTTGGAATTTACTCTGTAGATAGACGTTGAAGAACTTTCAGAGCTTTATCGAAACGTGTGATAGTAATTTCAATTTCTTTTCGACGACTAACAACATCAGAATCATCTATAAGATGGACGGACATTTTTTCAAGGTCTACATATTCGTGTAATTTTTTATACACGGTAGTAACAAACGTATGATGACATTGCATTGGTATAAAGTCAGAAAATCGAGTAATAGAAATATCGCTATAAACCTTAAGCGCCTGTTGAATGAACCGGGTAGGATCCTCGTTCGAAATAGATTTTACTTTTGAAGAATATTCATCGTTTTGTGTAAAAATAAACACTTCTGCATCAATAAGCTTTGTAATCATATCATTTGCCTCTTTTTTTTGTGAATATAGAAAATCATCAATCACTAATTTAGTTGCTTGTAACAACGGGGGATATTTGTTTTTAAGTTGTTTATGAATAATGGTTTGCATTACTGTACGAATATATTCATGTGTCTCATCGACAAGTTCTTGACAAGCAAGACGAAATGGAGCTATATGAGTTTCAACATACAATTGATTAAAAGCAACATGCGACATAAAGTTAAATAACATAATACTTTTTGATTCTTCTATTGCAGAGCGGATTCGTTCTTCAAATTCAGTAGAATTAAAATCAGGTTGTGCTGCTTTAAGTTTTGCACAAAACCGTTTGTACATCTCAAAAGTTCTTGGACTGACATGTAAATGTTTGTCTTCCATGCAATCATCCACAGACTTTGCTAATGATTTAAACTCAGAGACAACTGAAATAACAATTTTCAACATGTGTTGTATTTTTTGAACATCATTATGAAATTCAGGTGCGAATGATTGGTATTGAGTGCGAAGTTCCTCTGACCGAGTAGTAAGTTGTGTTATCATTTTAGGTATAAATGCATCAATCGAATTCGATTGTAATTCGCTTATACGACTTACAAGCGTGTTAATTCCCCAATACTGACTATCGACACCGCTAAAATGAGAATCAGTTTCAAAAAAGTGTTTCTCCATCTCCCTTAATCGGGCAATACTGAGATGTCTTTCGTCTGAAGATCGATTTCTTACGGCAACAAAACCAAGTCCCATTTTCACATTATTACCTTCGCTACGTAACTTTTCGGCGATTCGGGTATCAGATTTACAAAGATCAACTTTGGTTACCACACCCAGTGTACGTTTACCAGACGGGTCAATTGATTTTGCAAGTTTTATTGCTTCAGAGTTTGCAAAATCATCAAGTGCAGGAACAACACATAAAATTATCATTTGTTCGTTTGATATGTATTTCTTTACGAGATTAACTGTTGCAGAGTGAATATCCTCTTGTTCATCATTCACGGATAAGTGTGTGATGCCTGGTAAATCTATTAATGTCATAGTAGAACAATCACTCGAAACAACTTTTACGTGAATCGGTTTGTCCAACACACAACCACTTGATCCCGCAATTTTATTTGTCAAATCAATGATTCGTTGTGGTAATTGTTCTAAATCCCTGACCTTGGTTCCATTTTTGTCAAGGTCTGGGTCCTCCCCTATAATTGCGTATTTTTCAACGTTTGCCTTATGGACCAGACGAAGTATGAGTGGTACACGTGTGGTGATATTTTCACCACTTGGTAAATTTACATTGGAAAGACTTTCAAGTAAAGAGCTCTTACCTGCACTTTGTGCGCCTGCGACAACAATCCCTGGTACTTCAATATTTTCAGCCTTTAAATCCGCACGGATTTGCTCAATCGCGTCGAGTTTAGGTTGTGCTTCGTGAAGTAGAAACAAAGGTAAAGGTTTGGAGCTACCGATAGTTGCGTGTTTCAATTTCTTTAATCGACGTTTCATAATATCGAAATATCGAGAATCCATTATTATTTATATCTAAAAAAAAGCTGGAAATGGATCACTTTTTATGGCACGATGACCGCAATCATGGAAAAAAATGGGTACCTACAGATGTTTCAAGGAATGGTCACTCACGACTTGTCATTAACTGTGAATGACATGTGCAAAAATATTAGCAAACACAACGGTCGTGAATTCGAAACAAGACGCTTGATGAAGTTTGCAACAACATCATGCGTTCGTTTTGCTGCCAAAGGTAAACTTGGAAGCTCGTTGTTGGATTGGGATACACAAAGCACAGTCGAACCGCCTGTATCGACAGGTAGTATTCATTTCAAGATAAATACAGGGCACACTCTTACATCTGTGATTGCTTTCCCATCTGCGAAAAAGATAAAAATAAGTGGTGGATTTCCAAAGTATGCAGTATTGACAGAAATAGCAGAAGCTGCAGGGGTATCGGTTGCTGATGTTGTAGAGTGGTACATCAATGATATACATCATATTGTCTCATCATTTGTTACTGGTGTGGGTGACACAATATTTCGGATGTCCATGATGAACGCAGGATACGATACAGGCAAGCACATCACGCCAATCGACAAACTTCCTTTATTTGCCAATCGATTTTTTCATAAGGTAATTGCACACGAACCTGAACTTGGAGGACGTCGCTATGCAGTCAAAATGTACCCCAAGGCTGGTCGAACCCTAAATGTAGCTTGCGATCACCTTGGGCGTGTGCAGATATTTAGTGCGCACAGCATGACTGAGATCTTGGATGCTATCGATACGTTCGAACATATGTTATCATTGGCACATACGGATGGAATTAAGCTATATGAACGGTAATACCATCGACCGCTTCCGGTGGTGAATAATTAAGTGCTTCGTGCATAGGTTTCAGTACGACTGACGGAAACGTTACATTCCACTTTATAGCAAGGTCGGTACCAGATGTCATTCCAAGACCTTTTACCATACTAATGTCACCTGGTTTTACAACACGATTGATAACTATATTATACGATAGACCGTTTAGATGTGTATGTGTTATAACTGTGCCGCATAAAGCTTCATGGATATGTAAAGTTTTATTAATATACAGTTGATCGTTTTGTACATGAATATGAGGGTGTTCTTTGTAACGCAAGCGAACCGTGAGATTTGTCTTTCCTTGTGTCGATGTATAATCACCCATCCCAACGAGTGATACGAGTGAACCATTCTTCATACCAGGTTTGATGTTAAGGTCTACTGTTTCAGTAGCTTTCTTTACACTCGAACCATTACACACTGTACATTTATATTTGGGGTCGTGCATTTTACCTTGACCATTACACATATTACACGGTTGCCGTATAATTTGACACATTGGTCCCATTTGTATCTGATGTTGTGTATACCCTACACCCCTACATGTTTCACATGTTATAGGTGGTTTAGTTGTACCTTGTCCATTACATGGTTGACATGCAGTATCATGTGTCACATTCATTCGAATAGTTTTTCCTTTAAAAACATCTTCCAATGAAACATAATAATCACATGCAGTAGGTATATTATTTCTCCTTGTTTGTCTTTGAAAAAGATTTTCGAATATATCAAATGGACTGTTGTTTGAATGCTGCATTTCCGGATCTGCGTTTCCGTATGTATCAAAATTTCTTTTTTTCTGTTCGTCTGATAACACGGCAAACGCTTCTGATATTTTTTTAAAAGTTTCTGAATCTCCCCCTTTATCCGGGTGGTGTTTCATTGCAAGTTTTCGATACGCTTTTTTTATATCATCCTGTGATGCGTTTTTTGATATACCAAGAGTTTCATAATACATTAATATTTTATATCGTATATTTTTTAAGCCCTTTATAACACACGAGTGTGACTTCACAATCGTACAATGCATCATGCAAACATCCTGTAGGTTCACAACCGAACAAGAAATTGTGAAGCTCTGAAAGTTTTGGGACTTTTAAGTTTCCATTTTTATTCTTCATGTCACATAAAATTTTTGATTTGTACATTGTACAAAAGCCCTTTGACCGTATAGCGCGTTCAAACGTAAACGGAGGAATATCCCTTTTACGCATCTCTCGGGAAATAACATCCCTATCAAACGAAATGTTATGTGCTACAACTTTGTCTGCCCGCATGACATCGGACATGAATTTATCGATTACAACAGAAAAATCGTCGCCGTTTTTTGTATCATTTATGGAGATTGAATGCGGAACTCCATAATCAATATATGTCGCACCACAAATAATATGATTATTTCGCGTCTCGGTTCCGTCGGGATGTGAAATAATCCATGCGAGTTGTACAATCTGTTGTCCCTGCATATCAAGTCGCCCATCCTGTGTCTTTGCACCGTTCGTCTCGGTATCAAATACAATAATTGTTTCGTTCATGGTATGTATGTTTATGTTTGTATTACGCTACCATGTTGTTTAGGTGAAAAAAAATGTTATTTCCAATTGTTCGGTTAGCATACGTGTGTTTAAATTCATCGATTATTACCATAGAATTGAAGGTGTCTATTACAGTAAAGGTGTCGAATTCCGATTCAAAAAGTTCAAATGATGGTGTTATCGTTTCTGACATAGTTGGAGTAATGGCTGGTGTCTCAGTGTTCGTATGCGTAAAAGTAGGAGTCATTGATGGTGTCTCAGTAAACGTATGTGTAATAGTAGGAGTCATTGATGGTGTCTCAGAGTACGTATTGGTTTCGCTGAACGTATTTGTAATTGTCCTTGTCATCGATGGTGTATCAAATGACGCTAATGAATGTGTATTATGCGAAGCGATAAGGATTTCATCATCATCATCATTATCGGTAGTTGCATATATTTCAATGTTTGAAATAACTGGTCGGTCTCCAAAAGTCAAGTACCCTTCTATCGCAAAAAATGACTCATACAGATTATTCAGACTATCATAAAGTTCTTTAAATGTATTTTCTGTACCTTCGTTTTTGTCTATGATTTGTATGGTTAGTTTATTGTCCTTCCATGTACAGGCGAACGAATCGAATAATTCATTATTTTGGTAACCGTCATCGTCTATTACATTTGTATCTGCTAATGTATATATCTTTTCCTCTGTAATCACTACATTTGTAAAATCAATACAGAGTTTGAATATCGGGTTATTAATGTTCTTGTCATCCAACGTATAATATTGACTGTTTGTTTGATCCTCAAAAATATTATTAATGAATTCTCTAAATTTAAATCGAATCCCTATATATCCTCCTGTATAATCGAAAACCAAAATATTTTCGGAACGTCGTTTTACCAAAGTTTCAAATACATCCGTATATGCGTATTCAGTCCTCGTTGGACTGATTGTATATGAAGGAGTTTGTGTAAATGTAAAAGTCGGCGTTGAAGACGTGGTAAATGTGGGCGTATATGTAAACGATTGAGTTGGTGTGTATGTTAACGATTGAGTTGGTGTGTATGTTAACGATTGAGTTGGTGTATATGTATAACTTTGAGTGATTGTACTACTTTGTGACGGTGTGTACGAGATTGTTGGTGTCATATCAGGACGATCGTAAATAAATTTGTATTCGGTGATCCAGCCCAAAGTTGTATTGTTCTGATTAAAATCAAGAAGAGCAACAATACTCTGGGCATTTGGTAAAAATCTGAGGTAATTATCTTTTGTTATATCGGTTATGGCGGGTCGTCTGATAACATCATAGGATATCATGACTTCTCTTGAAATTTGTTCAGACCTGTTTTGATACGTATAGTTTTTATTTGCATTAAAGATAGGGTTTTTTCCATTATCATCAGATAATTTGATAATAGTCTTTATGTCGGTATCATCAGGTAATTTTCCATACGTCTCTGACATAATATTACTTTATCATATTTAATAATCCACGTTACCTTCGAATTCTATATTACCCTCTATATTTCCATCAAATTGGTCGTTATCAAACGTATATTTACGTGAAGTTTCTTCTGTTGTTGCATTTGTTATTCCTCCTCTATAAATTCGTTCTCCATCGTCAATTGAAAGTCTCAGGAATACACCTTGCTTGTCTTCTGATATTTCTCGTTCATCGAAACCCTTCAACTTCCAGTTGTATTTACGAATATCTGGAGTTATATATATATATTCGTCATATACATATTCATAACTATCGGGAGTATAATGGGATTCGTATACACTTGTTACACCGATATATGACTGGTTATAATCAATACAATCAGCGATCGTCCTACTTCCTAATTTATCAGTGTCAATATACAGGAAACGATCCAAAATACGTGTTGTTTTTCCACCTATCAAGTCATTCTCAATATCATTGTCAGCATTTATTATCATCACACGTGATTTTTCGGCTGTGGTTTGCGAGCAGTACAGATACATTTTTTTATACCCCGTTACTCCTGATGTTGGTCCATGCAAATTTGTTACCGATGAAAATGCATCAATTGTGATAACACTATCATCGGATTGATTACTGGTATACACAGGAACATCAAACGCTACTTCGACCGAACGTATTTTAGAAAAACGTTTGTCACCCCAAGCAATCTCGTTTGTTGAACGGTCGCTTGTTTCGATACTGTTATTGTATATTGATGAAAATATTTCACTAGGATTATTAGTTATTATTTTATCATTATCATCAACATCTCCTATTATGGTCGAGGATTCATAAAATTCAGATGTGCTTAAAGTTTTGAGATTTATACTTAGTTTAAATTGTGTAAATAAACCATCATTGGTATTCGATATGTTACTAATTGTGAATGTTTTAATACCGCTTGTTTGTGGTCCAGTTTGAATGGGACGTTGGGGCAATGGGTAAGGATTATCGTCGTCATCCTTATTCACTAGATATCCCATTAAATAGAAAACATCAAGTGTAGAGACACCTTCTAATTCTGATTTGGGATCGACCTTACCATAAAGTTCAACCTTCCTAATCTCATCTGGCGTTGTATTTTGTACCAAATACGACATTAATACAAACACGTCTGTCGCAGTTATCGCACCATCTTGATCTACATCACCCGAGTTGCTCCAGTCGAATGGGGATACAGCTTCCGAGTTGTTCAATTGAATTGTATTTTTTTTCGATAAAAATGCAACTTGGTTTGTGGCTTCGCTATCTATATCGATATGGGCTTTTAAAATTTCATTTTGTCCACCACCAATATTGTTTCCAATCTCAATTGTCTGATTGATAAAATCGAAAGGTGCATCAGGCACATTAAAAAGAGTTGTGTATACGTCCTTGGGACAAAATAATGGATTACTGGTTACATTTAATTGTCGTCCGGAGCCGGAACTGTTATATGCCCAATTTGTGAAATTGAACTTTGCAGCTTCAGGAATGTTTCCTGATTCAAGTTGGGGAATATCAGGTCTGGCAAAAAGATCAACCGAAAATACGTTTATATCTTTTACAGGCATAATTTGAATGGAACGATAAGGAGTCCCTGTATCAATTCTTACTATTTGTATATACGCATCATGGTTTATGGCTTCAGTTTCTATTTCGATATAGGCATTTAAAATTTCGTTTTGACCACCACCAATATTGTTTCCAATCTCAATCGTCTGGTTGATAAATTCAAAAGGTGCGTCAGGCACATTAAAAAGGGTAGTGTATACGTCCATGGGACAATATAATGGATTACTGGTTACATTTAATTGTTGGCCGGAGCCGGAACTGTTATATGCCCAATTTGTGAAATTGAACTTTGCAGCTTCAGGAATGTTTCCTGATTCAAGTTGGGGAATATCAGGTCTGGCAAAAAGATCAACCGAAAATACGTTTATATCTTTTACAGGCATAATTTGAATGGAACGATAAGGAGTCCCTGTATCAATTCTTACTATTCGTATATACGCCTCATATCCATCCGGTAGTAATTCATCAGTTCCGGTAATTGTAAAAGATGGTGTGATTGTCATTGATGGTGTGATTGTCATTGATGGTGTGACTGTCATGGTTGGTGTGACTGTCATGGTTGGTGTAAATGTCATAGAAGGTGTAAATGTCATAGAAGGTGTAAATGTCATAGAAGGTGTATGTGTCACTGTCGGTGTTAGTGATGGGGTTGTGGTGGGTAATACAAGTGTATTACGAGATTTTCCAATATCCGCGTAAATGTATACAACATCATATTGTGCATTAATATCAGCTAACGATACTGTATGGAAAAGTCCTCCGCCTGATATCGTTACTGTCCGTATAACGTCGGATGATTTACTTGTATACGAGAGTGTACCGGGATTGATACTGGTGTAAACTGTAAATTCATTAGACTGTACGTGTTCAATCGCACGAACACCGATAATATCGGGCTCACATGTATACGTAACATTCTTATAGATGACATTAGCAAACATAGGATTAGTTGTTGTAAGGGCATTCGACCGGGTCGTAGCGTCTTGCCAATAAATCCGTGTGTGTATTTGCACGGTACCATCTGATAATCGTTCGGAACTAATAATATTGACATATTCATCATCTTGTACTAAATCTCCATACATCATTTTCTCTACCTCTACGCGAAATTCCGAAACATTCACGTCGTCAATATTTACATTTGCACCTGAACTAAACATGACTTCGTAAACAGCGAGAGGACGTTCTAGAGGATACTTCCAGCTACCAAGTAGATACTGCTTAATAGCTATAATGTCGTTTACACGAATTAATCCATCAAATGTCTTATCAAATCTCATGAACATACTCGCTATACTTTCACCTGGTGGTATTATTTTGGTATGAATATAATTCATTATGGTTGGAAAATCCGTTAAGATTGGATTGGATGTGCTGTTCATAATGGTTATGTTTTGATTACGAGAATTAATGAATCCATACATAGGGTGTTGTGCATCTAATCGAGCAGGTTGGATATTATAGCTTTGATCATAAGTAAAAAGGATATCCATCTCCTCGAATGTATGTGGGATATCACTGTATCCGAGAACACGAGTCCTATTTTCATCTGATGAATACGATGATTCAACGTTCCAGTTGGGTATTTGAGATAACACATTTGTTATTTCTCCCTTTACTATTATCAAAAACATTTTGAGTGATTTATCTTTCAGATGTTTTGTCAAAATTCGAGCATTTCCATCATCAAACATAACATCTTCTGGTACAAGGTAATCGCTTGTCACTTTTTTACCATTTGAAGTGGCTTTAAGTACTTTTATTTCGTCGGTTATATTGGTGTATTTAATGAATATACGTACCACACTTCCAATCGTTATGGCACTGCCATTAACATCGACATTTCCTGTAATTGTATTATTATCAACCAATACATTCCACCCTAAAATATCTGTCTTATCAAATATCATATCGCTAAAACCTTGGATTTCCAATTCAAATGTTTCTGATTCTGGTAACATATTAGTATCGATGTTCAAAGTAAATGACCCAGGAAACACATCTGTAACATAAAATCCAGAGTACAACATTGCGTTATGAGCGATTTGAAGCGACCATAGAATTGCATTGTCATTCGAAAAACCAATGACACTATTATACTGAGGGTCAATAGGTATGAGAGTAGAATTGATATTTACCGTGAATAAATCAATGAGCCCCATTTCAAATCCAATGAGAACTGCTGGTGAATCATTAGCGAATGTACAATACGCAGTCAGATACAAAATATTGTTAGCTGTATTAGTTGTGACGTACCTAAAGTTAAAATCTTTAAATGTATTCGAAAGAACAATTTTACCATCATTATTATCCGAATTTGCAACAAAATCTTGGTCAACCTCGAAAGCAACTGTAAAACCTGCGATATTTTTATTATTGTCACCAATGCTCATTTGGTTTGTTTGAAGTTGTACATTATATGAATTATTATCCAGTTGCATGATATTAAAAAGCGATGTTATATTGAGATATTCGTCGGTCCTTGTCCCCGTTTCGGTAACTGTTTGTGTTATTGTGGGTGTTTGCGTGTGTGTAGGTGTCATTGTCGGTGTAGGTGTCATTGTCGGTGTTGGTGTTATGGTTTCAGAAGGCGTGGGTGTAGGGTCAGGTCGATCAATCGAACGGAAACCATTTGAAAATAAAACGGAATCATCTTCGTTAATGAGTACAAAAGGAATACCTGGTTCTTTTAATGGTACTGTTTTATTTGACGACAAGTCTATTATAAATTTGGTAGACACACCGTTACCATCAATAAATGTCACTTCAAAAATATCTTGTTGTTTCAAATAGTTACCATCAATTGTAATTTCAATATTTGTAAAGTTAATATTAGCATACTCGATAATTTGTGTTGAATAGGTTACAACACCAACGTCATCCACACTCGGGTATACAAAACACCACTCAAATGACGTTTCAGTACGTTTCAAATCGACAAAGTATACGTAATTTATTTGCATTAGCTTACCCATATCTGAATTATCATCATAAGATACAGACATTACATTTGCCATCGCTGAAATAAGGGTTTCATTTGTTCTTTGCATATGTTTCATAACTTGTGCAACGGTTTCATTTACATTGCGATTGATTATAGTTGTCCTTGACGATGCTATTTTAGGTACAAAAAATCCGACCGCAGTTAATGTATCTACACTTAAATTCGTGTTCAAAGTTATACTTGCAGTTACACGCGTGAGCCTATCATTTGGCAAAGAACTTCCAGAAACGATTGTATCATCAGATTTAGAAGTCGCGACATTATCAATAATTGAAATTTTAGATGATGTTTGTATTGTTACTGGCACACTTACAATAATAAAATCATCATTGGATGTATTTAAAAAGAGTTTAGTAAAATCTATATTTAATCCTTCAATGAAAAGTGTATTGAGGATAACTGCATTTGAAACATGAATATCTGGAATCCTCATGAACTTACTATACCTGACATAAAAAACGTTCAATCTTTCCAACGATAATTACATTTCAAACATGTCACATTGACACCAGAAAGTTTATCCTTTGCGTGTATATATACAGTGCGTCCCGATTTACAATGCATGCACGAATACTTTCCCTTTCCACATAATAATTTGTTTGGGTTTTCAATCATGTCAGTCAACTCATTATTGATATTTTCTCGATATTTAAGATATGTTTCCATCTTCGCATGTGGACCCGATGTACACATCTGAGTATGGGTTAAATATGGGATATCTATATATTTATAAATACCGGCACATATAGCTTCTTTAAGACTCGGATACTTTGAGATGTTAAACATAATAGATCTCACTTTAGACATATAAATGAATCGCATTTGTCGTGTATACACTATGGTTTTAGTATTTTGTACACACATAATCTTTTTTATAGTATAATTAAATATAGAAATTTCAGTATTTTTACCTGTGACACCGGGAAGATTCTTCATAATGGCATCACGCGATATACGTCGGATTGATTGCATTATAGGTGATGTTTTTTCAATTTATATATGAGTTCTTTAGGTTTAATTTTGTACTTTCCAATCTAGAAGCGCCTCTTCGTATTTTTCGCGTTCTTCTTCCGCCCTTACAATAAAAGGTTCTTTACACTCAATTGATAACGCTTGCCACTCGGCTGCAATGAGTTTAGAAATATCCCCAAGTTGGGCACCTTTATTATCATCCATAATACGAGTACGTACATCATTACAAAAAATCATATATGCCGAAAGTGCCCTCTTGGGACGAGTGGGATCTTTCATGGGCTTCAACTTGATAAAATTGTTTGAAAGGTATTTATCGACAAGTCTTGGTACTTGATCCTCGTGACCAAGGTCGATACAAATTTTATGAATGAGTTCATCGATATGGTTGTGCAATGACTTGCAGATAGAGGCATTTACGTTATGAAATTCCATGTTGTTCGTACTATACAAAGTACTTTTTTCTTTATACTACTTTACGTGAATCAAGCATCGTACAAATGTCGTCATGTACAATTGGTACTTGCAGCTTCATGTAACCTTTATTATTAGGATGTAGTACAACCAAAAACATTTCAACAACTTCCTTGTTGTAAAACGTTTCAATAATATACCTGTACAAATTTAACTGTAGCGTATAATGGTTAAAATTACAATCCTGTACGTGTTTAAGACCGTGCAACCCACTTTGAAAGTTATTTCCATATCGAATATTCTTGACACGCTTCCAGTCTCCCAGTACAATTTTTCCGTCGTCTCGTTCAAAAACCACATCAATGCTCCCAGCAATCTTGTGTATATCGTCAAAAATCATCCACTCTGTACGATATGGTCGCAGAAATGTGTGATCTTTCATAAAATCCAAAAAATAAGTAAACTCTATCGATTCATTCCCTTGGTCGTCACCTAATAGAAAAAGTTCAATATCTTTGTGCATTTTTGTGCCATCAACTGCAGCAGTGTTTGTATTCCACTTCTGGATGATATCTGTTTGTGTCATTTGATAATATTCACTCCCTTTGTTTTCAAAGTGTTTTTTATGTGTCAATTGTGACACTTTTTCTTTGTCAAACGGGGTAAACATCGAATGAATAATAGTCGTACCTGATATATACCCCTCACACGACCCATCAACGTAATATATATGGGGTTCCTCGTCAAATGTGATTCGGGAATCGCGTGTGTGCGCATTGGTGATATTGAGTGCCATCCTATATACACTACCACAGTAATGAATATTTTAAGTGCTTTCAATAAATGAATATCCTTTTACAGTTGCCTCTTTTACGGTTTCTACGTTTGGATAGCGTGTATTAATAATCTTAAATCCGGCCCTTTTATAATATATATTTCTCTTACAACCTTGTCGTGGTAATACACTAAACGTGTCTACAAGATCCAAAATATATGGTTGATGCAGTCGTGCATTTCCGCTTCGTAAAATACGTCCGCATGCTTGTACAACATCCGTTTTAGGCGTTGCCAAAATCAATGTGTCAAGTGCTGGGATATCTAATCCTTCTTGTGCAAGACTGTACGTTGCAAGAATTATATTCATATTTTCCGACAGTTTGAGTTCATGTTGTTTCATTCCACCCATGTATAATCCAACATCCTGTATATCCATTTCAAGAATCATCTCCTTTAACGTCAGACATTGTTGTCGTCTATCGGTGAGAAGAATAGTTTTTCTACCTGATTTTTGAAACTCGCATAACCGCAACGCAATCATTTTGTTTCTCTCGACATTTTTTGATATAATATTTATAATCTCAGGAACTGATACTTTTCCAGTAGAACTTAATGGAATCTCTGTATCGCAAAACGTCGGGCAAGTATACGTGTGTCTTTCTAACGTTATATCAAGCATAGACGTATCTCTTTCAACTTTAAAACATACCTCACCTACCGACCAATTCAGTATTTTCGTAAGTCCATCTTTTCGTTCCGGTGTTGCAGACAATCCAAGTATATATTTGGTACTCACATTAAACAAAGCACATGAAAAAGTTTTAGAACATATATGATGAGTTTCATCAATTATAGTCAATCCAAACCCTTTAAAAACACTTGGCTCGTATGTTTTCATCGATAGACTTTGTAACATCGCAATGACTATATCCTTACCCTCTACGTCGACTTTGTTTTGTCTAATGATACCGATTTTTGCACTTGGTAAAAAGAATTGTATTCGTTCAATCCATTGATTCATTAAAAACTCTTTATGAACGATAATAAGTGTTTTAACTGCAATTTGTGATATAACGTGAAGCGCAACTGTCGTTTTACCGTAACCAGTAGGTAACGAGAGTACTCCCCCTCCTATAGTTTTCAAGGTGTGTACAACAGTTTGTGATGCGTCTGTTTGTTTATTTTCCTCTTTTAGGATGCCGACAAACGGTACATTGATTGGAGTACATATATGTATTGATGCATCGGTTTTATAATCAGGAAAATGCTGTTGACCATAAAAGCGAGGAATTCGATACCGCGTGCTATTTTCACGGTACGCTTTGACGAACGGTGGTTTTTGAAATCCATCCGCTACTATTGGTTGTACGCATAACTCCTTCAGCATGAAACTTTTGATTTCATTTCGCTTTATTTTAAATCCACTCGATGTTAACATTGTATATTTATATACATCTATTTCTTATATTCAAGTTTGATGCAAGATTTTGTGTTATCGGAATATGAAAGATCACGCATACCATCCATGATATCTTTCGCATTTGTTTGTAAAAAAGATCGATAGCTTTTACCTTCATTTATTTTAAACGCCTTTTGAATATTTGTGTTGAGTACACAGTTTGGGATGTAAGATGTAAAACATCGCCCATCTGCCATACCTGGTCGAGTCATTATTATTCAAAATATTTTAATGCACAACATTCAATCACATTTTTTGGATACCCATTTTCGTAGACACGAGTTTTTTTTTTTTCGTGTGTAACATCCCATGTAACGTCATCATATGACTCAACAGTTGTCACGATGAACTTAAAAGCATCATGCAATCTGTCAATTGCATCACTACCTGTTATGACAACGCTACCCGTTCCAAAAACAAAAATGGAAACACCTTTGTATTTAATCTTTAATCCTGGATATGTATCAGGGTCGTATGAAACACTTTGTATTTTGTTTTCTTTACATATGTAATACTCCAATTTTCGTAGGTTTACACGACGTCGTATACAAAAATCGGAATTAATCATTGCAATCTTAATTGTTTCGCAATATACATCAGTCGAAAGACATTTCGACAACAAATGACATACTTTTGTAAACACTCTGACGCCCTCTAACATCGAAGTAACACCCGTCATCTGCATTTTTCCATTTGTAAATATTTTAATACTCTTTGTTGTTGTATCCTTAAATGACAACGTAGCCTGATTGAAAAAATTGCGCTTTACCTTTCCCCGCTTCGTCACCAGTGGAACATCGTCTCGCTGTTTTTTCTTCAAAGTCGCGTCAAATGTTATATTGTTATCAAACTCATTGACTATCATTTCCATGTTGATGTCATCCATATTCGTTTTACTCACCAAGGTCATTGTAGAAATGTTTATGTTAGAATATCCATATTTTTGGGTATATGCATGTGATTCACCTGCAAGTTTTAGATAGTCCGACGCAAATTCGTTTAGTTGTTTATTAGCATCAAACACCATGGTTATCTTTATCTCGTTATGTTTACAATTGACATTCTTTAGGTAATAATATTCACTTGTCCGTGGTAATACCACCTCTTATCCTTGTTTTTAATTATAAGTCCCTCGTACATGTGTTCTCCATCTGTAAATAATATATTTATTCGTGTTTGCTTCGGTATATTCACCATAATAGTTTTGGCAATGAGTAATGCGCCTAAAAGTGTTGTCGATGCCTGTATTGATTTATTATACATATATCTTTGCACATACGGAGAGTCAGTATTCACGAGCTTGTATACTTTCATGACCATTTATTATATATACTTATAATTTTAACGCATTAAGTATACAATGAATAAGATAAGTAAAAGCGTTATCGAAAAACTCACCGGAGTAAAGGTCAACGATATTGGCATTTATCATCAAGCATTTTGTCATAAATCGGCAATCAAAGAGCTTGGTCTTGAGTTATCGAATGAACGCGTTGAGTTTCTTGGAGACGCTGTGCTTAATATTATTGCAGGAACTTTTCTGTTTAATACATTCCCATATGAAAACGAAGGGTTTCTTACTCGATTACGAACTAAATTAGTAAGTGGCGCAAATTTGTGTAAATGGGCTCAAGATATATGTTTAGGGGAACTGGTAGTCATGAACGAAAAGGCAATAAAAAACGAATGGAACATGAATCCACGAATCTTAGAGGATACATTCGAATCTCTTATAGGCGCTATTTATATCGATAATGGTTATTCACTCGAAGCACCTCGGATTTTTCTTGACCGTTTCTTCAACAAACTTGATTTTGACGATGTTCGACGTGACACGAATTATAAGGACATGTTAATGAGACATATGCAATCCATAGGAATGCCTACACCTGAATATACATTTCAAGAAATAATCGATTCTGGCGAAAAACGTTTTTGTGTAAAGGTAATTATAAACGGTAAATTGCTCTCTGAGGGCTTTGAAAGAAATAAAAAAATGGCAGAACAAAAGGGCGCACAGAATGTTTTAAAATGTTTGCAAATTATTACTGTATAGTAATGGGAAAATATTCCGCAGGTATTCTCATATATTCATATGATCCAAATGGCTGTGTCACATTCCTTTTAGGAAGAGATTTTCGAAACATGTATAGTGATTTTGGAGGGCGTTCTGAACCAACAGATATATCACATATGGACACAGCAGCAAGGGAATTTTACGAAGAAACATGTGGTTCTGTTTATGACATACCAATTGTCAAAGAAAAAATACGTAAAAGTCACATCGTTCATTCACTCTCTTATTTGGGAAACCCATATTATATGTATATGGTATACGTGCCGTATTCTAATCAACAACTGTCTCGATTTGATGATATAAGACGTTTGATAAGTAACAATCCAAACATTGACAATAGATTTAAAGAAAAACTCGATCTCCAATGGTTCACGGGAAACGAAATTTTAAACAAAAGAAATTGTATGCGACAAGTATTTTATAGAAGCTTTACTCACAATATCAATTATATTAATCATATGACAGCGCGTAAAGTACTTAAGCATTAAATGATGTTTTAATTAATACGAAGATGGTCGACGTTGTTATCAAGCGTAATGACGACGATATAATGGAACTATCGAGCATTGATATATCCGACGACGAAACATTTGAACTTAGTACCAGAAAATTAAAAAAACCAACTGCAAGAACTTTTAAAAAACCGTCAAAACCTTCTCGAAACGTTCCGCAGCGTGCTCAACAACCGAAAGAACAATATATTCGTCCTGATATTGATGATACGACTTTTGAAGCTTTTGGCAATCCACAAAAAGCATTCACGAGTAATCGTAATAATGTAGTAGACGATTACGACGACCAAAAATCTATTTCTGATTTATCTTCTATGCGAGAGGATTTTGAAGACAATAACATTGACAATGAAGATCTAAAACCAAGCCCAGGTTTTAATACATTGGACGAAGAAAAACAAGACATGGTTTATAAATTTCATCGTTTGGAAGCGAAAGGATGTAAATTATCAAAAAAATATAATATGAATAGTGACATCAGTGAAATGCGTTCGGAATATCAACGCATCAAAAGAGATTCTGAATTAAACGGAAGTTTGAAATTCTCCAGGCGAATGCTTATGGCATGTGTATCAGGTATGGAATTCATGAACAAAACGTATGACCCTTTCCAGGTTGAACTTAACGGATGGTCAGAAAATGTAATGGAAAACTTAAATGACGGTGAATATGATAATGTTTTTGAACGTTTGCACGATAAATATAGTGGTAAAGTGAATACACCACCTGAGATGGAACTCATGTTGAGCCTGACAGGTAGTGCACTCATGTTCCATATAACGAGCTCAATGTTTAAAAATATGCCAGCCATGGGTGCTGACCCATCTATGATGAGGAATATGATGAAAAATATGGCAAAACCTACACAAGCAGACGATAGTAATGGGAAGCCTAATGGTATGGACTTTAGTAATATATCTTCCATGTTTAATGCCTTTCAACCACCTGCATCCGTACCCACAAGAAACACACAACGTAATGATTCCCCGGATTTGTCGGGAAGCGACAATGATTCTGTAACGTCTATGAGCTCAGAATCAGGAGGTAAAAATATCAGAAATGTCGCGTTATCTGAAGGTACCGCATTGAAAAGGAGAAACAACAAAAATAAAATTATAATGTCGAAAGAAAATACGATCAACATTTAATTTTTGATACTTACAATAAGAAATGATGTATACATCTTTGAGCGATGCATGGGATAAACCTCAAAAATTTAAAATAACACAAAATAAATATAAATCAATCGAAACATTTGCAACACCAGAACCTTTTGAATATAATGAAGTCGAGTTGTTTGTAGATAATAATCATGATGACGGTATTATTGGCATTTTGTGTGTTTTACTGTTATTAATTCTGTTTGATGAGTCCCATAGCATGCTCTAAAGCATTCACAGTTGTCTTGTTCTTTTTACGTTGCAACTTATGTGCCGGTGTTTGGTCAAATATCTTATTTGCATCATCATGTGATACAACAGATATATTCGTATGCTTTTCTATAAGCGGATTTATTGTTATCATCGGTAATGGTAGGTATCTGTAAGTAACATTGTTTTTACGAAATTCGTTAATAGACAAAGTCCCACCAAATGCACTCAGTGCGTGTCTCGGTGGTGCCTCCCCAACTATTCCAGTAATATTCATTTTATTTCGCATGAGCGTTATAAGTGAAAACTTATTAAACTTAACATCGTCGACTGAATAAATGACATAGGCTTTTATACATTCCCAACTACAAAAATGTCCATAAGTTTCAAATACTCCGTTACTGTACTTAACAGGTAAGGCGATATCTTGCGTGTCATAAACGTGACAGCAATGATAACACAGCATTATTATTTCTAATACAAAAAATGTTTAAGTTATTAATGGATGATTCAATGAGTACCTCAATTTCATCATTAACACAACAGCATCAAAATCAGTTACAACCGCCACCACAAATGCAACCACCACAAATGCAGCAAATGCAGCCAAATCAACCACAACAACAACAACAGCATTACGCAAAACCGTTAGAAACGAATATGGATTCCACTCAAAAGGAACTCCTTTTCCTTTTCGTTATAATTTCTATTGCAACGTCTGAACCTATACAACGTCAACTTATGTCTCTGGCACCGTCATTGTTTAATGATCTAAAACCTTCTATCATAGCAAATGCTGTTAACGCAGGGGTTATATGCATGGTATTCTATTTTACACGAAACATGAAAATACAAATAGGCGAGTAGTTTAAAAACAATACAAGTGTGTAGTTTATATGAAGGTTGAAAACAAACAGGAAATTCTCAATCGTAACCTTCTAAAATTTTATGCAAATGATTCAAACATGAAAAAACTCGTGTTTATGCTCGGAAAAGACTGCGATGTTTCTCTTCGGGAATGGGATTACCTATGTACCCATCATGCAAAAAAAAATAATGTGTTGTATTACACTTCAAAAAAAGAATTGGTTAATCTTAATTTACATTATCGTTCTCAACTCAAGGCATATTCAAAGGCTAATTTTGACCCGTTTAAAAGGCATAACCGTATTTCTATACCATGCAAATACATCGATAATAAGAAAATCGAAACAACGTGCGGTCAATTGAGCTTCTTTCGATTCGTTATTGAAAAAGAAATGTATGATTGGTTAAAAAAAGGAAAAAATCTCGAATCGATACGTTCTGATATGACGAAACATACAAAAACGAAGCAAACGTCTAAAATTTCAGTTGATCATTTGGAACATAAACGTTCGGTTCAAAAAAATAATCGTGCTGTCAATAGACATGAAATTAAAATAACTGTGTTTTTTTAGATTTAAAATTATATACATGATGATAATATGGACGAAATGATGAAAAACTATAAGAGTGTTTTTCCTGTATTAGCCGGTATGGTTTCGTATGCCGGATATTGTTATTATATCCAACAAACGAATCCAGAAGAACCTGTTGATCAAATGACTGGTGTTAAAATTGCAGCTGGTGTAGCAGTTGCTGTGTTTGTTACACAAAATATGGATTCAATGAGTGGAACGAAAACCGACGTTCTCACCGAACCATTCCATGATAATGTTACCTAATTATTTTCCTTTCACTATACGCAATGAATGGCGTGTAGATTCTTCTCTTTGGCTCATGATGTGCGTCGTCGCCTCTTGTGCTGGATTTAATGATTTAACTTTTCCAGACTCAAAGAATTCCTGCAAGGTCGTTTGAATAAATTCAGGTTTCAGACTTTCAAAATGTGATGTCGTCTTCAATAATAATGCATTATTGTTTTCGAGTTTACATGCTTCAACCTTGTTTTCAATCATATATTCTACAATCTGATCATTTAATTCTTTCTTTTTTGTTGTATACGTCTTGACATCCTTGCTTATCACTTGAATCTTCTGTGAAACTGATATATATTCAGATACCAATGCCTTAAAAGATTCCATTTATCTTAAACATCATACATTTCATTTCTTTAAATGTGTGTCGCGCGGAATTTCAAATACACTTTATCTATCGTGGAACTCTCTGTCATTATAGATATATTTTTTGTTCTATTAGAATCTTTTGCATACTCAGTATCGATATATTCACCGCATATACCATTGTTAATGTCATCAACGAGTGTTGTATTTTTGTTTATTATTAACATCTTCACTCGTGATATACTGAAATTGAACACCCTTTGAATAAAGAGAACATACGTTTCTGTTACTATATCAAAATTGTCAAGAAACTTAAATGTATTCTTACGACGGTCATATACAATTGCATCATTCTTTATATATCTTGATAAAAAGTCAGATAATGCATTGTAATGCTCTGGACGCGTCGTTTCCATAACTGTTAAAATGTACGAGTCTGTTATCATGTCATTGTTCGATTTCAATATATCATCAATAGATTTCGTCAATTGTGTATCGTCATCTTTATGCAAAATCAATTTGTTGTTATTTGCCAAGATACTCAATAATGTATTATTTTGTTGTTTTAAATGTGTGATGTATTCATTTTGTTGTTTTAACATCATATTACACGTTACCATACATTGCTCACAAGCCATATCATATCCACTCCATATATGTTTATATACTTATCCTATAAATGTAAAAGTGAGCGTTGCAACATCACCTGTTGCATCGATACCAAAATATTCTACAACATCCGTTATTAAATTCGTCTCCCCCGTGGGATATACCATTTGAGAAACACCTGTACCATAATATAAAACTGTTATTTTAGATAACTTCACACTGCCTCCCTTAACTCTTAAAGAGCATCTGTTAGGTTTTAGGTATCGCCCTTCGGACTGCAAATATAAATTGAATCCGAGTCTATTCCTATAATTGCGACCCTTCGTACTTGTTGAATACATTTTTTCGTTTTCATAAAATATTACGAAGATCTCTTCGGCATCTGATAATAACCCGTCAGTTGCATTTTGTATCTGTTCACCATCTACTGCGTACATGATATACTCGTCTGCATACACATAATCTACACTATAACCAATATCCTGTAACATACCAATAGATATTGTACTTAGTGGTTCAGGGTCTGCATCCGCTTCCGCCCAACCTGTCATAAGTTCTTTGTCCATCCCATGTGAAATGTGCGCTTGTCCATCTATATATTCTACTCTATTATTCAATGACACCCCTGGTTCCATCCCCTCTTCAGGATGATATCCAGCTGTACCACCACCACCATCGTCTTCTATTGGTATACTTGTTAAAGAGTTATTTAATGTATATTTACGATATTCACGTAACGCATTATAACCAATGTAGTTACCACTACGATTCAATAAATTATTCTGTGTCCACATAGTTCCTATACCTAATATATGACCCATTTCATGTAGTACTGTGTAATACGCATGTGACAATCCATTATTTTTTAGATTCCTTTTTTGTTCACTCCAATTCTTCGTGCTCAATATCATTACACCCTCATCTGGAATATACTTTCCATTCGCATAAAGGTACGATGTCACTCCCGCTTGCCCGAGGATATTCTCCGACAGTGTCGAATCAAAACGAACATCAATTTTCAAATCATATTCATTATTTGATGTTTTCTCGGTTATTATCTGTTCCCATCGTTTTGCTGCCATTTCTAATATACTTCGGTCTTCGTCTCCTCCACCGTTGATTTCAAGGTGTATTGTATATTTTTGTCTCCGCCTCCACAACCAAAGGTCTTTTATGCTCACGATACCATCACCGTCGATGTCAAGCATTTCTATACCCATTGCAGGTTCCTCATCAAAAATAAGATTGCGCCTTATCTGCATTATTTCATTCTCATACATTATTAATATAATGAAAAAAGAATACATACCGTTGTTCAATAAAGGTCATATATGGAATATATCTATACATCAAACAAATGATTACAAAATAACAATATCCAGACAATATGGATTATGTAAAGGAAAACAAACACTTATAGATTCAATTGTTTATAAAAATAAAGAAATGTCTGCATGGGAACATGCTATTCATATAGCCGATACGTTATATAAAGACCAAATTGATATTGGATTTCAACCGTTAACAAGTGTTCCAAAACCCTTCATTCGCCCAATGTTGGCTCACACATATTTTGATACTAACGGTATCCCCCTCAAAAACAAAGAAAAATATATCATGTGTCCCTTTTATGTACAACCTAAAATTGATGGCGTTCGGTTATTGATCGGCAAACATTCTAGTGGTATGTCGTTTATTATGTCCAGAACGGGTAAAACTATAAATAATATTAATCATATTTCTGATGAACTCCTGTTACGATTAAAGCCAGGTGATTGTATTGACGGAGAATTATTCGCATCTGATATGACATTTGAAGATATTATTAGTATATGTAGAACCAAAGCAAACACTAATGTCAACAATAAAAAACTTATTTTTCATGCATTTGACATGTTTCGATTAGAACATATGAATGATATATTTTCTGACCGATTCAAAATGTTACGTATCATTTGTGTACAGCTTTCATTCACTCACACTGTTCCTATTATTTTATGCACTACCAAAATCGATATTCCTAAACTATTACATAAATATATTTCTGATGGTCACGAAGGTATGATGATTCGAAATGATGCCGTTTATAAACTCAATGGAAGAAGCAATGACCTCCAAAAAGTAAAGAACTTCCTCACTGACGAGTTTATCATATCTGGTTTTCAAGAGGCCAGTGGACGCGACAAGGGTACTGTTGTTTGGGAGTGCACATCTAAACATGGAAAATTTAAAGTACGCCCGAGGGGAACTATTGACACACGCAAATCATGGTTCTTAAACGGACACGCATATATTGGCAAACAATTAACCGTGCGTTATCAAAATATGACCGAACACGGGATACCTCGATTTCCGGTCGGTATAGCAATACGCGATTATGAATGATCATTTTCTTCCCCTTCTCAAATTACTTTCCAAAAATCCAACCAGTCTCATAGTATTCAAAAAAGTTTTTCCCGTGCTTTCTGCGTCTCTTCGCAACCTATGTATTTGTTGTTTCACTTTTGCATTTCCATTTTTTAAAGTTAGGTTGTTGGTACGTATCGCCACCTGTAACTCCGCAGACGAAGGAAGTTTAATTATGTTTTGTTTCTTAGTGTCTCTACGCAGTTTGTGCACTTTTTGTTTACATCTGCTTCGTTCTTCTTTTTTCAGGCTTTGTGTATGCGAATGTAAAACCCTCAAAAACTCTTCAGATGTAGGTAATACAATGTTTTGAGATTTTCTTTTATTATGCATTATTATTAGTATTATTTTTTTAACCTAAAGAGATGTCATGTATAGTATATATCAATCCACCATGAGTCGTTCCAACGAATTCAAAAAGCATACACCACTCGAGCACATCCTTGCACGCCCCGATACATATGTTGGTTCAGTACAAGCTGACACTGAAAAACACTGGGTGTTGAACCATGAGAATGACAGAATGGAACAAAAATTGATTACACACGTTCCCGGCTTGTATAAGATATTTGATGAAATTCTGGTGAATGCTATCGACCAATGTACTATTGACGAAACTATAGATAACATCAAGGTGGTCATCGACAAAAAAAGTGGTACTATATCTGTCACAAACTCTGGCAGGGGTATTCCAGTCGAAATACACCCCGAGTATAATGTGTATATTCCAGAACTTATCTTTGGAGAATTGCTCACAAGCTCAAACTATGACGATACAAAAGAACGCACCACAGGCGGACGTAACGGTTATGGCGCAAAACTCGCTAACATTTTCAGTACATCTTTTGAAGTTGATACACTTGACGTACAGAACGGATTGCATTACACACAAACCTTTTCCAACAACATGAAAAATAAAACAAAAGCTAAAATTACTAAATCAAAAGCTACCAAAGGATATGCATCCTTTACTTTCACACCCGACCTTTCCAGATTTGGAATGAAACAATTGGATGACGATATCATTGCGCTCTTTGAAAAACGAACGTATGATGCGTGTGCCTGTACCCCTCATAAAGTAAAGGTGTTTTATAACGGTACCCATATTAATGTTAAAAACTTTGAAAAATATGTTGATATGTATATCGGAAATAAAACTGTTACACCAAGAGTACATGAATCATCGACTTGTGGACGTTGGGAAATATGCATAGCTATGTCACCCGATGGATATAAACAAGTATCTTTCGTTAATGCCCTTAACACAAGTAGTGGTGGTTCTCACGTAGATTCAATCAACCGACAAATTATCTTGAAAATTACCGAGTATATTCAATTGAAACACAAGGGTATGACTGTTAAACCCCAGTTTATCAAAGACCACCTCTTCGTTTTCGTGAAATCAGTACTTGTCAATCCAACGTTTTCATCTCAAACTAAAACGGAATGTACAAGTCGTTTCGGTTCTTTTGGTTCCCGTATGGACATTGATGATGAATGTATCAAAAAAATCGCGAAACTTGGAATCATTAATGAAGTTGTCGCACTCGCTAAACACAAGGAAATGAGAGAATTAAACAAAACCGATGGGAAAAAGAAATGTACAATCAAAGATATACCCAAATTAGATGATGCTAACAAAGCAGGTACACAACAAAGTAACAAATGTACCCTCATTCTTACAGAAGGAGATTCAGCAAAAACATTCGCAATCAGTGGTCTCTCTATTATTGGCCGTGACCATTATGGTGTGTTTCCCTTGCGTGGTAAAATGCTTAATGTTCGCGAAGCTACTGCAAAACAATTACTTGAAAATGCTGAAATTAATGCGATTAAGCAAATTATGGGGCTACAAAATGGTAAAAAATACAAGGACACGTCTGAACTAAGATATGGAAGTATCATGATTATAACGGACGCCGACGCGGATGGAAGTCATATCAAAGGCTTACTCCTTAATTTTATCCATCACTTCTGGCCCTCTCTTATGGATATACAACCAAATTTTATCCGAAGCATGATTACACCTATTGTTAAGGCTACTAAAGGTAGAGAGTTGAAAGAGTTTTACACCATGAATGATTATAATGAGTGGAAAGCTTCGGGTTCTACTGGTTGGCATGTTAAATATTACAAGGGGCTCGGAACAAGTACTGCATCGGAGGCCAAAGAATACTTTAAAAATATGAAGAAAAACACTGTCGAATATAAAAAAGACCCACTGAGTGATGCATCAATCGACCTTGCCTTCAAGAAAACACTTGCAGATGACCGGAAAAAATGGATTGTCGATAGTATATCCTCCAATGTTACACTTTCCCATGACCAAAAATGTATTTCTTATTCCGAGTTTATTAACAAAGACCTCGTTTGGTTTAGTGTTGCTGATGTTATCCGTTCTATCCCAAGCATGGTTGACGGACTAAAGCCTTCACAAAGAAAAGTTCTGTATGCTTGTCGGTTGCGAACAAATACAGAAATTAAAGTGTCGCAACTTGCAGGATTTATCAGTACAAAAACAAGTTATCACCACGGTGAACAATCCCTTATGGGTGCGGTCATCAATATGGCACAAAACTATGTTGGCTCAAACACATATAATATGCTACTCCCAAAAGGACAGTTCGGTACGAGACTCATGGGTGGAAAAGATGCAGCCAGTCCAAGGTACATCTTTACAAAGCTAAGTGAACACGCCACATCACTATTCAAAAAAGAAGATGACGCAATCCTTACCTACCTTGACGACGATGGACAACGAATTGAACCAAAATATTTTGTGCCTACGCTTCCCCTCATTCTCATCAATGGGGGCGAAGGTATTGGAACCGGATACAGTTCAAGTGTCCCGTCTTATAATCCAGATGATATCAAAAAATGTATCAAAAAAATTATTATGGACAAACCATGTAGTGACATTCACCCATGGTATCCAAACTTTTTGGGCACTATTACAAAAACAACTGAAACATCATATACGGTTCGCGGCGTTTTTGATATCGCTGAAGGTAAACTCAATATCACTGAACTTCCGATTGGTAAATGGACAAATGATTACAAAGAGTTCCTCGATACCCTTATCGATACAAAAATCGTCAGTTATGAAAACCACAGTACCGACGACTCCGTTCTATTCAAGATTCGAATGAAAACAACAGGTCTTACTGACGATGACATAATTAAACAGTTTAAATTGAGCAGCACAATTAATACCTCGAATATGCACCTTTTTGACGCTGATTGTAACATTAAAAAATATACCTCCCCGATTGACATTATACGCGACTTTGTTAAAGTTCGTATGGAATATTATAATAAACGAAAAATACACATGCTGAAAAAAATGGAAAACGAATGCAGTATCCTTAATCAAAAAATTCGTTTCATCAAAATGATTGTTGATAACAAACTTATTGTTTCGCGCAAAAAGAAAGATGCTATTTCTGCTGAACTGAAAGTCTTGAAATTCGCAGTTATCGATGGCTCGTATGATTACCTACTCAAATTGGAAATTTACAACCTTACTGACGAACGTATTGAAGAATTGAATGCTAATCATTCAAAACTACGTACAACATGCGACAACCTCAAGGAACTGAGTAAAGAACAGTTGTGGTTGAACGATTTAGAGTAATGCAAACTTACATGTACATGAATGACGAAGACATAAAATTGTGTATTTCATTCGCATTCTTCTTTTTTTACACCTTTGTTGTAAAAAAAGACATTCTTGAAACTTTCGATACACATTTAGATAATATTTATGCACTTGCGATTGCGTTCATCTCAAGCTTTTGGGGTGATAAAAGTATCACTATACTTTTGAGTATGATGTATATGCTTTTATGCTTATCTATTAAACACCTCCCCTATTGGGAATTTTTGTTTATGCACCCCTTTTCCTGGAGCATTATACATGACGTCCATATAGACCAAAGACATTATATATCACTTGCATCGATGGGTCAGGTCACCCGGTTCGCACAGGAATTCATTCCTGCACAACTGCACTTCCAAATATCCATTGGTTGCTCTATCGTCGTGTATTTACTTGCTCATAAACTATGCACAATATCAACCGTCGAACGTTATGTAACAGCCGTCAATTGGTATTATGTACTTCTACATATTATGTATGATTTATCATTCTTGATGTTGTTAGATGCATATCGATTTGAGTTTACCATTACTCAAATCGTACTCAGTGTTTTATATGTTGGACTCATAAAATATGTTCATAATAATTATGCAAAATGTATTCTTGTATACGGTGTTTATCTAGTTCATCATTGGATACCTATCCCAATGATTATCACATTTAATCAATGTGTTACACTCGGTCTTAAAGAAGAACTTTACCATTCGATTCAAACAAGTGTATTCATACGTTTCAATGAACACGCGGTTGCATTTCTGGTCTTTTACACTATTAGGTTACTCGATTTGTCATTCGAGTTTGAATTCTATTTTTTTACAACTCTTCTTTGTATCACACAATGCACATTGGTTTATTTACATAATAGTTACTCGCTTGATGAATTGCCAATCTAACCCTCATATGCAAGTATTTTCGTTATATCTACAAACTTATTAAAATCTATCTCGTGTTGTATTTTAAATATTTCATATTCTTTCCGTATGTTAATTGTATTGTTTGTATCTATCAACATCCCAATACTTCTATTACCATAAAAATCTCGAATAAGTCCCTTTAAATCGTTTTTTGATACGCTTGTACCCTTGTTCTTGACTTTATATCGTTTAACCATTCCCAATTTGCTTCGAACCTTTTTGTTTGGTGACTTGATATTTGTTTTACGCTTTTTTTCCGGGCTCATTAATGCAAATATCTTCATCGCATCCGAAACATCACCCTGTCCCTTAAGACTATTCTCCAAGTTGTTTATTGTTATTTTTGACATTATCTTTTCTACATATGTGTTATATGATAACTTGGACATCCCGTATTCTATTTTCGTATTTGTTATGAAATTAGATGATAATCCTACACATACCCCCGTTGTATCTCTTAATTGTAAATTTAATCCTGTATATTGTATCGTTTTAACAGGTATTTGCCGAATCGTCTCCACTATATCCCTCATAACTTTTGCTATCTTGTCATCCAATATTTTATTCCTATCCATTCCGTGTGCATTAAATATAAATATTTTGTTGCCTATTATTTTTGCAGCAATTGCATGATTGCTATGCAACCCGGTTCCATACGCATATTTTACTATTCCTATCAATATACTGATATCCTTGTCTTTAGATAAAGTGTGCAAATCACCCGAAATAAATTGAATTTCATTGCTTTTATTTTCAAAAAATAACATTACAGTATTTTCATCTTTTGTTATTTTACGAATACGTCTTAAAGTAGCACCATCAGTAAGTCCTTTAAAATTACACTCTAATTTAGACAGTTTCATTATATTATTATATTTATTTATTTTATGCTCAACTTTATCAAATTTAACCCTAAACCCTAAACCCTAAACCCTAAACCCTAAACCCTCAAGCGACCCTCTTGTGCGATTTTATTAGACCTTTTAATAGATTATATAATTCAATTCCTATTTAGTCACACCATTAAATTCTTTATTTTTGATTATATACAAATCTTGAATCCAAAAGACGAACCCAATATTTTCCAATGGAACGCTACTCATAACAAACTCATGCTTTGATGCTATTGACGTATAAAAAATTTCATGATATGCACATTGGTTGTTCTTTATATATATACTACATTGTTCAAGTAACTTCCTGGATAACCTGAAAATAGGCAAAAATCCGCATACATATTCTTTTAAATATAAAGAATTCTTTGGTTTCCACCAATACCAGTCGTTGTCTCTTTTGCCTATGTGTTGTACTATCAAATCCGATTTATTGTCTGAAAATGAATCAAGAAAACTGGCATTGTCCCCCTCGTAGTGAACCCCATTTTGTATAACCCATACGTAATCCAACATTTTTGTTTTCTAAATAAAATGAATTAATTACGTGAATAAGGCTAAAGTTTGTATCAGATGTCTTTGACGATGACATATAATTATCTAAATCCCATTCAGTATTGTGATTCATGTTTAAATTTTACATTTAATCGTTTGTGCTCTTGCTTCGAATCCTACATGTGTCAAATGAACTTGACTGATATACATGTATCTCTGTACTTCGTTCTACTTTATACATTGTTGTATTCATTTTTATACTATTATTATCATTTGCCAAATCACTTAATTGGAAAGAATACAACGGTAGGCCACCACATAATAGATTTATGTGTATTTGCGAAAAATGAAATTGTTCTGATGCGCTCACAAGGTCATATATCGATTTCCCTACAAACCTATTAGACGGTCTGCACGATTTTATTATTCCATTATGTGTACAGTCAAATGAGTTTACAGATGTTCTCCTGAGGGCTGATATAACTTCATCAGTTACACGTGATGTACACGATCTACTTTTTTGATGATATTGAAGTGATTGTCGCGTAGACAAATTCTTCCCACAAGTATGACATACGTGTCCCATTCACACAAAATCCACTGTTCAATTCCTTAAATATGTGAATAATTGTTGAACTTTTACCGAACTTTTACCGAACTTTTAGATATTTATTTTAGGAGACACTTTTTGACCGAGATTTGAGGTATTTATTTTAAAATACTACATTTCTTGAACTTGGGTCTAGGGTTTAAGGTTTAGAACCTTGAGTAACACAAGAAGTGTATCATGACAAGCTACACGAATAAATTTAAGGATGAGACACTTGACGAATACATTTATTACTGCAAAACGATAAGAAAACCTGATATGAAATACAATGTCGAGCATATGGATATGGATAATGTCAAAGATGATGTATCAATTAATCGACTTCAATTCTCAAAACCAATAGCAGGTTGTGTAATTGATATGAGTCTTGATGATTACATTAAGAAATGCAAAAACAACGATAAGTCCGCAAGATCTGCATCAAAACGTGCAAGTAAAATGAACCGAAAGTCATCTCTCGACTTTTGTAGGTGTAACCTTCTCGAAAGTGAGATGGAAAACCAAAAACTGTACATAACTATTAAAACGCTCGGTACATCTTTGTATTTACTTTTACTTTTTCAATTTATAATTTTATTCATTGTATTTAATTATATTTTTTCATAATCATAAATAATTGTTTCGGCTTTTGCACGTGTGTATTGTTGCAGACATAAAAAAAATTGATACAATAAGCATGACAGAAAATTCATCAAATGAATTAAACGACAACGAATATGACTTTTATAAATTAGCCTTTTTCAAAAGTCAATCAACACTTGTCAAAAATCAAATAGAACTTGACAAAAGTTTAGAAAAAAATGAACAAATGTACCTCACTATCAACAAACTCAAAATGTATTCGTATCTTTTAACGTTGTCTTTTTTCACATTTTCATTCACGATATATGTCACTGCATTACCGAGAAAATATTGTTCGATACAATCTATTTAAAAACTATAACATATATATTACCAAGTATGGACCGAATCATTAAATTCTTTAGTGTTTCCAAAAAGCCTGTCCTTGGAAGATGGAGTTTAAAGACATGCGAAGAACTATCAACATCAATTAACGCCATCTATCAAAATAGAGATCACTGTGGAGACACTATTTGTAAACATCCTGTACAAGCTAAAAAATTTATAACAGATGGACGCTCTCATCTTCTTAAAGAGAAAAAATGATTTAAAAGCCTCATTAGTACTTTAGTTATACAATCTATTAGACCGAATGCACTACATCTATGAGCTCGAACTACCATTTGACGAATATGAAAAACATCTCATTCGTCGAGACAGAAAACACGTGTGGTGGGCTTTGCAAGAATATGACCAAAAATGGTCGAATATGTATAGCAAAGAAGTAAAATCCTTTCAAACTTTCGAAACAATTCAAATTGTTGACCATGATATTTTTAAAACTAAAGACATCGAAAATGTTTCAAAAATACAAATTCTAATATTAAGAGATAAAAAAACCGGGTGGCCATTGTATGGCAATAATGAAAAAACATATGAGAAAGCATACAAGTCACGAAATGAACCGATTGGTTTGTGCTGCTTATCTTCACTGACTGAACTATTTATACAAATGGAAAAGTTTTCATTGCGTATCTTGATATCAAATTTACCTAACCCACACTTATTAACACATTTAAATTTATCGAGTGCGTTTAAACATGAGGTAACACCTGAAATAGGTATTATGACTTCATTAACACATTTACGGTTGAACGATAATTTATTCCGCAGTATCCCAGAAAATATTGGTAACTTGACCAAGCTTATTTGTTTGGATCTTTGTGGAAATTATCTGACACATCTCACGGATACCATTGGAAACATGACAAATCTTAAATATTTAAATATAAGTCAGAATTGTTTACGAGAAATTCCAATTTCTTTTGGAAAATTAAAAAACCTGATTGAATTAGATTTGAGTTATAATAACGAACATAAATATGATTTACTTGAACATCATCCGCGTTATATCGAACCCGAAAATGTTTTTAATAATATTGGAAATTTAAAAGGTCCTCAATTGAAAGTGATTGGAAAATTGACGTCGTTAAATAAGCTTAATGTATCTCATAATATCAAACGTGACAATTACTGTCAATATATGCACAATCCTATGACGTGGGAAGAATACAGAACTTCTATAATATTTGATAAAATGTATCCAGAAATGGACCAATCTCTTTGGGAATTTCATTGTAAAGACAATTCAATATTACATTATATAGGCGAATACCACAAAAACCAGGCTTAATATGTAGAAAAGAAATGGGTTTATGGTTATGGTTGTTGACTAATGACAATAATGTCTTTAATACCGGATGAAATAAAGTTTATAATTGTAAATATTATTGCACCACTTCCAAATGATATCGGTCGCTTAATTATATCAAAGATTCAGTCTACATGTCGAATACCTTTTTATAAAAATATTTCCCGTGAAATTGAACGCTTAGATAAAAGGCTCGTTCTCGCAAGTCGGCATCCACTGTCCCCAATGCCAACCGTTTTGTTTCGTGAAGAATATGATATATTGAAAAATTGTTATGGAAAAATAAATGATGGTTCACACCCCGTGCGTGTATGGGTATGTATCAATAATAAACTAAATATTGAAAAATTCTATACGTCCAGTTGGCAAGCTGAACAGGCCTTTAAAAGGATCCACGCAATTTAAAACATTAATTCCTGCCTAATAGTATAATGACTAAGTATGACCTTATACGGAAATTGGATGTAAGCTTCTCAAACAGTTTTCATGCATTTACAAAAACAACGCCAATGGTCATAGAGATGATATGGAAACAAAACCTTGCACTCAAGATCAATACCATTACATACGTCAAAGAGTGTGTACTTAAACTCTTAAATTAATTATTTTTTTCGCCTAATGATAACACATATACTATTCACGAACATACATACGATGCCTGAAGTTTTATCAGAACATAATCTTGCTTTCATCACTCTAATCCATCATAATTCACTGTTATTTGATAATGACATTACCAGAAATGGAGTGAAACGCCTTTTCAAAGAATATTTGATGGGGGCACAACCACCAATAGATATCTTTGTCCGATTCATGTGTGTTTTAAAAAGATACTCTACCAAAAAAAGTTTAAATAATACACATATTAGAACTCTACTACTCACCATCGTTGGTCATGAGTTGTACAAAGAGCACGGAAATTCATCATTCGCTCATGCGCATGTATATGATAAGATACGAGAATTATGCGGTGGACATGAATTATCCTTGTGGAGTGGGCAAAGAAGTCATAACTTTACCACCCAAATTAGAACCGCCCTACATGAACATTGTCCGAACAGTAGTCAATTTTGGTTTAGACATAACACATTGATAAAACAACGAAACACACCTTTATTTATAAACTGTAACATCGGCGAACAAAACATGAATCGAAATTGGACAAAAGGCAACACTGGTAAACGATATACTCAATCACAATGGCATTTTAATATTGCATGCCTCAACGAACATGAACTGTCACAGGTGAACGAATTATTTGTGCCAACGCTTGAAAATATATCAATTATCGCACGTACCCGTAACGATGGAATTGTACATCGGAAGGATGGTGGCGCCAAAGATAAATGGCACGACCATTTTTCCCAGTTACAAGTTTATTATTAATATTATAATATGGCATATGTGGGTGGTAAATCAAAAAATGCCGACCATATCATTGACACACTAAATCACCCCAAGTTTGACGGGATGCGATACATTGAACCATTTGTAGGCTATGCACACATATTACGACGAATTATAAACAAAAGTTCATACACTGCCCATGATTCAAACCCATTACTCATCGAATTACTACACGGAATTCAACGCAATTATAAATATCCTAATATTACACGCGAACAGTACAACATACTCAAAAATAAAAAAGAAATCTCATTTAAAAGAGCAATTGCTGGATTTACATACTCCTATAACGGAAAACTATGGGGTGGATTTACAGAAAGTAGTAGCTCACGCACAAGTTATCCACTCGAACGTAAAAGATATTACGATAAACTTAAAATGAATAAAACGTTCATGAAAACATCTCTAAGTGTTTCGGATTATATAAAGTTAAAACCCCGTAACGCCCTCATATATTGTGATCCTCCCTACATCGGGACGACTGGATATGGCAAATCATTCGACTCTCATATTTTCTGGGACATTATGCGCAAATGGTCAAAAAATAACACTGTATTCATAAGCGAATACACAGCACCAAAAGACTTTAAATGTATCGCAAAACGCGCAAAACATCAAAGTCTAAACGGTTCTGGTGCAGGTAAAATCGTATTTGAAAAACTGTTTACATTACGAAAAGAGCACGCTTAAACAACAAAAAAAATGCAAATTGTTTACAATAAACGAAACCTCAATGTAGTCCATGAAATCCTACAAAAATATTCGTTAGATTGCAGGGCGTTCAACAAGTTTCACGGCGAAGCCTTCAAGTGTGCGAGTATAACCAAATTGTCAAAAACACCGTTTAGATTTTAATAACTTTTCTTCTCAATGGATATGTAATCTTTTTTAGCCTTGGATTATCCGAAATATTTAGACTTTTAAGTCTGGGCATGTTTTCAAACCTCGGAATAGAGCTCAAGTCATTATTGTCCAAATGAAGAGTGTGTAGTTTTCTTAGTGAAATTATTGACTCTGGTATTTCTTTCATTTGGTTATAAGACATAGTCAAAGCTTCGAGGTTTACCATTTTTTTAAAAACTGGGGGAAAGATTTTAAACATGTTGCCATCCAACATTAATATTTTGATTGTCACAGGCAATATCTTAATGGTCTCAACAGAATTACCTACTATTGATAACATTTTCAGCTTATTCAATTTATAAACCCATTTAGGGATCTCTTTCACATTAACATCATTTAATATGACGGTTTCAATGATATTACTTGTTTTAAAGATAAATTCGGTATTTTGACTTCGATCTAAATTTGTCTTACTCATATTAAGTCCTTTCAAATATTTACAATGAACTAACAAAGGAAATGCTAATTCTAAACGGTCTCTTTGAGAATCGATATTAGTAAAGTCAATGTACACTATACTGTCCCAACTCGTTTCGGGCATCACCTCAGTTTTAATTTTTACACCAATATATAATTCTTTTAGTTTTTTTGCAATATAAGCTTCCTTCCATCCTTTTTTAAATGTCAATCGGTCGTGTAAATTTCTAAAAGAGAAACGTGTTTTAACTTCATGATTTTTTTTGAACATGACCATATCGTAGTCATTCAATTTAACATTTTTCTGTTGCGTTGCTAAGTTCAACGGCATTTCCCCGAAACCACGAAGAAATGGTATTCCATTTGGCATTTTCGAACTCAAATATTTTTTAAATCCGTCATATTTATAAAATGCGTATTTCTTAACACCCTTTTTATTTTTGTATGTATATCGTACAGCAACATTTCCTTGTTTAAAAGTATTAAGCGTTATAGGGTCAACTATACCTTTGGGCAAATTTATCTTGTTATATTTCTTATGTAATTTACGCATGTACTGTATATTAGTAAAATAAAAATCTGAGTTATATTTTCTTGAGGGATTTTAACTATAAGTGTTCATAACCCTCATTGTAAATTAGGTCAACAGTTCTTATACACAAATTGACACCTAAATAGGTATTTTCCGAATACAAATAAACGGCACGATCGATATGGTTTTGTTCACCTGTCCGCGATTTCGACTCGCTGCAGTTCAGGCGCTCCAAGAAGGCAAACGCTCGACGGACCTCATGCGCGTCATTCTCGCTTTAGCTGTGACAGTCGAGCACGCCGACCGTGCTGATATCTGGCAGCGGGGGTACCTTGTGAGCATGACCGCTAAACGCGCAAAACTGCTCGAATCACTTGGGCTCGTTCGTGTTGAATGTGTGCGAGCGCACAAAAGCTGGAGGCTTGAGGGTCGTGCAACTCAGTGAGCGGTGGCTAACTTTCTTGGACGAGACCATGGACACTCTCTGACTCTGGCTCGCGGAGTCTATTATCTTTCAATTGTATCGCCCAACCACGCACTGTTCGATGACGAAGGCCGGTTTAAACGTATCTCGCTGGATATGCACGTGCGCGAACACGCGACCTATCAAGCATATAAAGCATACTCTAAGCAGGCGTACATAGAGTCTAAAGTCGAATACGTAACGAAGTTCATGAACGGCTTCACAGCCACATTTACTATGGAACAGTATCGCGAGCAGTTGAGTTATACATACGATATCGAGTTAGAACCACCACTATCGTTTACACCCAATCCGTCCATGTACATTTTCTAGCACTTATTGTGGTGTAAATATTCTTTTATTTCGTCCTCGAGGTTTGTTATAGCATCCTCTAAACTCCTTTGTAAAAAATATGTCAGAGAGGTTCTTGTTCGGAACAAATTTGGTGTTCATAACCCATATTGTGATAATGGACATTCTTTTATCTTGAGAATGTTTGATGTTACTTCACATACCTAAAGACGTCTCATGATATTATATTACTAAACACAATGACATCTAAAACATATTGCACACATACCAGATTCTTTGAACTCCATTCTCATACACGATTTTATTATACATCCGATTAACACATAATGTATTAAACTTGTGGGAATAGTTTAAAAATATTTGTTGTTTAATAGATATATAGCTTTTAAAATGGCGGAGACGATTGATATGTATGACGTACATATTGTGCATACATCAAATGTCTCACAAGCAAAAAACAAGATTTTAAATAAATTTTCTTCTCCAAATCCACGGTCAAAAGTTCCTGAACGTGCTGTATCTAGAGTTGCTTGGAGGGATGACTGCAACGATGACGAAATTCGTTGTCGTAAATGTAAAAACAAGATAAAATTCGAGCACGGGGATCGCATACTATGTAAATGTAACACAATTATGGAATATTATGGGAATGGGGTCACATATTGGTCGTATGATGCGTCGGCGCCGCGTGTTCCAGAGTTACTTGATCATTCGGGTCCATTCCAACATCCGCTGTTCGTATTTAAATCTGATTGCTTTACTACAGGTGCTGTCGGAAATTTACAATTGACTAACTTTTATAGTCAAGGTGAAAAAACTTTGTTTCATAAAAGTTTTGAAATCAATTGTCCCATGTGTAGCACTCGTATGTTTTTGGCATGTAACCATGGAAGTGAAATGCTGTGTACGTGCGACTTTATAATCGATTTTGATTCAATAGAAAAAAAATTGAGAATAAGAAAAAATAACAACACGATTGAATCATATCTTGGTTTACCAAAATATGATCTACAGACCATGCGGATTGTGCACATGCCAAACAATACATTCGGTATTTGCTATCCCTCGAGTTGATAATGCAGTCAACGAGGAGATATTGATGTTATCTCTATAACCAGGTAAATAGTTTAAGAATTAAAGTATTACAAATAACAATGATAACATGCATACATTGTAATAAGGTATTTAATTATAATAGTTGTTTAGAAAAACATTTATACCGAAAGTTTCCGTGTTATGGAGATAAACCGATTAATAATCCTAACGATTCGAAAGGAGTAAACGTTTACACCAACAGAGTAGCTATCGACCAAAAAAAATCAATTAATAATCCTCATCATTCGAATGAAGTAAACGATGACACCAATAGAGTAGTTATTGACCAAAATAAACAATGCCCTAAATGTGATCATGTATTTAAGCGTAATATAGATTGTAAATCACATATGGCCAAGTGCACTGGATGTCACAGCTTACAGTGTCCGATATGTTTGAAAACGTTTACAAGCGCAGCTGGCAAATCACGACATAAAAAGAATGTGACATGTGGTCATAATACTTATGAACATAACAAGCCAATATCGATGACTTATAATGATAATCGCAAAATAAATTACAATACAAACAACCGTAACGAATATGATGGATATTTATACATTATACAAACGAGGGAGTTCAAAGGACAACCGATATACAAAATTGGAAGGTCTGCCGATGTGTTAAAAAGGATTAAACAGTACCCAAAAGGTTCGGAACTTTTATCATTAATGATATGCTCTCAAACTGTAAAAGCGGAAACTGAATTGATTGCATTATGTTGTCAAAGATTTATTCAAAGAAGAGAGTTCGGTAAAGAATACTTTGAGGGAAATCTTTATGAAATCAAAGAGGCCGTAGACAGTGTTGCGATTAAATATAATCACTCTAACGGTCAGATATAAAAGAAAAACCAAATAAACAGTCTAATACTCTCCTCATTAAAAACATGTAGCTTCAAATAAAATCTTTTTTGTATGGAAATTTTTATGTACTAAATTTGTATGCATATTCTATCCCTATGGAAAAGAATATTGAATACCTTGTCTCTCTCTCTCTTGATTCGGAGAAAGTATATATTTATATATAAATGATTTTTATGTAAGCCAATATCGGGTATATAACAAGATGTAATCATTATTTAGCAACCGTATATTGCTTTTTATACATATTTTTTTGTTTAATATATAAATATAATATAAATCATCAATCATATATTGTTGATTTATATTATATTTATTGAGTGTTGGTACGTAATTGGTTGATTTTTAAATGATGATGATATAAAGAACAAGATAGTATACTATTTATGATTGAGTATAAAGCATGTGACAATTTTTTGATATCCAAATTAAAAAAAGAAAATGAAGAATTAAAGGAAATTATTTTAAAATTGAAGAACATGTACGAACCTCAACCAAAACTGACTAATGACAAAGCAGTGCATAAATGTACTAAATGCACAAAAAGTTTTGTTAATAAAAAATATTGTATATCACATATCGAAAAATGTACAGGATGCGATAACATATTACAGTGTCCTACATGTTTAAAGGTATTTAGTTCAGCAAGTGCTAAATCTCATCATCGAAAACTCGTCAAGTGTATACCGATAGTAAAAGAAGTAAAGGAGGTGCCCTTCTGTGTTATGAATAATTCAAATAATATAAATAATACAAACATTACAAACAACAATACGAATAACACTAATAATTTTATAAATATAACAAATTGGTCAGACGAGAATTATGCACATGTTACACCAAAAGAAATAGCTAATCTGATTTTAACAAAGTGTTGTGATCATCCAGTTAATTTCTTTTCAGAGTTTCCAAGACTCGCACACCGCGATGCACATGCAAACTTACGGGCTACTAATTTGAGAGCGCAATATATGGATGTGTATGAAAACGGAAAGTATCATAAAGTAGGCAATAAAGGTGCATTGGTGGATGCTGCAAAACGAATATGTCACAGAGTTGATGATGCACGTAATGAGGACGAGTCGGCATTTAAGAAATGTAGACCAACAACAGATGCAATAGTCAATATGGAAGAAATCATCAATGAATCAGGGGACACGGCCAAATCGAAAGAAACTATGCGGGTGATGCAATTGGATGGAAAACATCAAAATGCGAGGTGGGAAACCTTAAATAGTGTAAAATTAGGTCTATATTAATCAATATATATATATGATTGAATACATCAATATATGTACGATATCTATCATCAACAATTCGATTCAAATAATCACTTTTTCATTTGATATTTTGACATAAAAACATTATTTTTATTGTATCTACCTACATAAAATATAATTTTACGATCAAATTGATGTATTAAATATACTATTTTGAGGATCAACGCCTTATGTAATACAAATAGATCAATATTATTCAAATTACCTACATAAAAGTATAATTTAAATACTTATATGTATATTATAATATATATTTAGTTGAAAGAGAGAGAGAGAGAGAGACAAGGTAATGAATATTCTTTTCCATAGGGACAAAAATATATTAAAATAAAAAGTTTATAAAAATTCTCATATGGAAAAGATTTTGTTTTGAGAGGGTTCTTTTGATTATATTGTACAAACCGTTTCAATGTGTACCAGTACAAATATTATAAAAGAGATGTTGTGTTATGTTTTAAAGTTGAATGCCTCGCTTAAATGAGAAAATTGTATTTTGTTTGTATTTCGATGTCCTATAAATGGTTCTGTATTACGTGATGCTCTTCTACGCCTGCTCGCTGCACGTCTGGCTTGTTCGCGCTCTATATCTGAAACACGTTTGGCTTCTTCACGTTGGGCATTATTGATCATGTTCGGAGGACCTTTGGCTTGCTGCGGTTCAATATAAATATCAGAAGTAATATTTTCAAAACGCTTATCTGCATTACTCAAGACTTTACTTACAGGAATGTCTTTAATGTTCGGAGGACCTTTGGCTTGCTGCGGTTCAATATAAATATCAGAAGTAATATTTTCAAAACGCTTATCTGCATTACTCAAGACTTTACTTACAGGAATGTCTTCCAATTGTTCGTACATGCCAGTATTAGAAACATTCGAAGAATCATTTTCCTGACGTACGTTAATATTAATATCTTCGCTTGTAGCGAACATTTTATTTTTATCTTGATTGCGACTGTATGTGTTAGTCAAATCATTGTCCTGTCTTAAGTTAATATTCATATCTCCGTAACTACGCATGTCTTGATCGCGTTTGTATGAGTCAGTCGAAACATTTTCCTGATTAAAGTCAATATTTAGATCTCCATTAACAGGGTCACGTAGTGGCTTCGAATCACCTCCTGTAGCGATCATATTATTATTCTGACGCTGGTCTTGAGTTGCATTTATGGTCGCTTCAAGTCTGCGTATGGCTGAATGAAGCTTACTTAATTCTATATTGTCTTGATCTTCACGACCAATTCCATTTTGAAATGCCCTTTCAAGAAAATCCATAATTACTGGGTCTCCTATCATTGTCATAAATTTGAAAAATTCTTTAAAATCTATTATCGATTTTTGTGTTTCGTGATACATCACAACTTTATCCAAATAATTACCTTGTCCACCTGAAAGGTACTTATCGAAGAATTCTTTAAACCCTTCTATATTATCCCGGTATGCAGCATATACTGAACGTTGCATATCTGTATCTTTAATAGTTTTAATCTGCAAAACTGCAACTTCGTTGCCTTTAATTTCGGTACGGTCACTTCTGTCACGGTTTCCATCATATTTGTATTTATCATATTTTTGTTTAATGCGTATAATGTCCAACATATCATCACGTGACACTTTTCCATTTATATTGTTTAAAACTGCAAACATACTGAACATATCATCTTCTGATAAATGAATAGAAGTGTGTTTTGATAATGCTCTCCTGACAACGAACCCTTCTGTGCGACATTTCTGTATGTGCGACATGATGAACATCATTATCACGAAGATAACAATACATTTTAAAGTTTGTTCATTCATTAATATAATGTAGTATATTAATGATAATTTTGGGAATAATACTTGTTGTTGTATTTGCTTTTGTCGCTTATAATGTCAGTATTGAAACAAAGGAAGATTTAAAAATAGAGGAAACTGCCTTTTACAAACCCCATGTGAAAGAATGTCCCATCGACTGTGCAACTATACCAGAATCGTCGTGTGTAGATGGAAAGTGTTCCAACCCGTATCATTATGATTAACGCCTAATCAATGTAATTTGTAATATTGAATATATTTAGTATTATAATGGTGAAAGACAAAGTAATTAAACATAAGATGAATGTTAATAATAACAATGTGAAAAAGATAACTAATTTGACTAATCAACTGCCAAATGCAGAAGTTGGATATCTTTCACAAAAACAAATGAGATTTGAAGAATTTCCATGCAAGTTTCAAACAGCACTTATAAGTGCAATGGAACATTTCTACCAACCGAGTGATATGAATTCGTATGTATATGAGGTAGAACATCATAATAGAAGTGGGGTAATGAATCAATCTATAAATTTTGTCCCGCATCAGAATCAGAACGCATTAAATGAAAACACGATACATGTAATGACATTCCTATATTATTACAATGTTTCAAAAATTGAAACATCTTTAAAAACATATGAAAAAAGAGGAACGTTTGGTAAAATAATATCATCGAATCCACTTATAAATTCGAATGAATATCCTATTTCACAATCAGATGTAATCGCGTTCACAGATACGATACATCAACCATTTGTAAAGCATTCAACTATAAATTCGAAGAGAAAACTTATAGTAATACTTGTAACAAAGGTCGGGAAACGTAAAAAGTAAAAAAAAAAGATGTAATAAAATATAATTCGATGGAACACTTGACGAGTATTGCTCAGAGTTCTAAAATGTGTGATTGGGTAAATAGAAATCGACCGAGACATATGACTTTAATGACATATGACGATTTATTACATTGGACATTGGGATGTGAATTGTTGGGTACGAGTAAAAAAACGATGTTTAATGCATACATATATGCTGCAAATTATAAACATTTGTTTAAGAACGAGAACAATCCGGTATTTATAACGATGAGTTGGATATATCAAGAATATCCGAGTGGATTATTGTGTAATCGTTTTGATTTGACGATTGAATCGGCATCGTTGATACATTTAATATACGAGCGGGATGTATATATAATAGGGAATGCGGCAACACTTCCAGAAACGTTAGAGGGTCATCGGATACCAGAAGGTGCGATTGTGATACGATTTAACAAGGCGATAATACATGAGAAGAAAATGCATGTATGTATATTCAATGACGTGCTATATGCAAAGATGAAATGTATACGTCGTAGTTCGTCGGTGAATTGTGTGAATGCTTCAAATTTGAATACATATGATAGGTTTGACGAGTTTGGGGATGGGCATCATCTTTTTACAACTGGAATGATAACGTTAATGTGGTTATCAACATTTTGTTCGATGTACAGGTCTTTGTATGTATTGGGTTTTAACATGGTGAACCCTGGTGAGAAGGCACACTATTTTGACACGGAAACACCGGCGGAACCATCGAAAAATTTTGGTGGTCATGATGCGAAGAATGAGAAGAGGTTACTTCGAATGATGCATGAGAATAAAGCGTTAAAGATCACATGGGTTAGATAAAATGGATATAAGAATATAATGTATTAGAATATAAATAATGAGTGATGCTGGTTCTGAGCATTCGATATCTCGCGACGACGAATTCAAGAAGGCTGTAAAGGAGTATGTGACGATACACGATGAGATTGCAGATATAAGGGCAGTAGTAAGTCAGAAGACCAAGAGGAAGAAGGGTCTTACGGAGTTTATAATAGCCTATATGAAGGACAGTGACAAAGATATTTGCAATTTGGGTGCATCTGGTGTATTGCAGATGAAGAAGCATAAGACATCTTTAACATTAAAGAAAGACTATGTGCAAGAGTTATTGTTTCAGATATTAAATGATGAGGAGAAAGCGAAGGAGTCTGCTGCATTTATATTTGATAATAAGGCGTCGAAGGAGACATATAAATTACATAGGGCAAACGTATAAAGAGAAATGTGTTGTATAGAGGAATGGAATATATAAATATGGATATACAGCAGATAATAGCAGACAAGTTAAGTGTGAGTGATTATCAGAGTTGGCAATATATTATGGAGGGCGAGATGGAGGGGGTAACATATCGAGGGGAGGGGATACCGACGTATCGTTGGTGTTCAACATTGTATGATTTATTGAGATATGTAAAAATATACGGGGAGGTAACAGATCCGGTATATATGAGCAGTATGTTATGGTGTGTGCGGCACGATGAGAACAGTTTTAAGGCGACAGATACATGGACGGATGAGCAACTTGCAATAATAACAAGCGAGGTGCCTGTGACGCTTGTGCAGGCTTTTGCTGGGTCTGGAAAGACATCAACATTATTTGAGTATGCGAGGAGAAGGAATGGGAAGAAGATATTGTATCTTGCTTTCAACAAAGAGTTGGAGCAATCGGCAAAACGACGTGCGGAGTTTGATGGGATAGATATGGAAATACATACGATACATGCATTAGCGCTTGATACGTTAAAAGGGATGAAAATATTGCAGGACAATGTCAGGGTTGGTAGAACAAAAGAGAAAGACCTTGTTAAGCTGGGATATGATAAAAGGGCGGCGAGAGATATAATGCACGAGCTTCAAACATATTGTTCGGGTGATACGGATGACATTTATATAGGACAGACGTATAATAAGCCGTATGCGAAATACGTCGTAAAGAATACGAGACGTGTGTGGGATTTAATGTTTGCAGGAAAGTTAAGGATGAATCATGACGTATATTTGAAGAAGTTTCAATTAATGAAGAATGATTTGGGGTATGATATAACGATGGTTGACGAGATACAGGATTGCACGAAGTGTCAAATGAATATTGTACATACACAATCGGGGAAGAAGGTATTGGTTGGTGATATTCATCAGCAGATATATCATTTCAGGGGGGTTTGTAACCCATTTACATCGAGTGCGTTAACTTTATCACGAACATTTCGTTTTGGGTTTGAGATTGCAGATATAGCAAACAATTTTTTAAGAATTTACAAGGGGGAGAACAAATGTATGAAGTCGCCATTACATATAAGGTCTATCATAACAACAAAGATTCCTGAGAATGAAAGGTATACAATAATATGCCGGTCAAATCAGGGGATGTTAGAGACAGGGATGGGACTTGTAGGGAAGAAGATATATTTCATGGGTAGAATACCAAAATTCGAGAAGGAGATACAGATAATCAAAGATATAATAAATATCGAGCACGGGAACACGGAGTTAGTAGAGAATGAAAAAGTTAAACGAGTTGCGAATTTTGGTGACGGATTTTTAGAAAGACTTATCGATGAAAATATAGATAATAAGCGTTGGGCATTGAGAGTTGTAATGTACACGAAGTATGGGGAGAGATTAGTGGAGATGTATCAAGGATTAATGGATAATAGAGTGAATGATGTGGATGATGCAGATGTTATATTAACTAACGCACATCAAGCGAAAGGGTTAGAGTTTGATATTGTTGTGATGGGAAGTGATTTTTCAGACATATGTTATGTAGTAAACGGGAGCATACGACATAGGGTGAAACATACATTACACGAGTTGTATAATTTATTATATGTGACGATGACACGTGCGAAGAAGAAGCTTGTAATTAATAAGCAGATGATGCATTTCATACGTACACTTAATATGTGGGGACATGCGCCGATAGTAAAGAAGGAGTTATCGCGGTGTAAGGAGTGTAATGAATATGTCATGTGCAATATGAGGCGTATTTCAGAGGAGGACACGAATTACATAGGGTACGAAGAGCCGGTGTTGCATACAGTTTATGGTGTATGTACTACATGTGTTGGGTTTTAAGGCTTACACTCACATTTCCATTTGGTTTGCAGACTGTGTTAAGTTTGATGGTTTGGCCGTATGTGGGAGCTTTAAAGAGACGGATTTCATTCATATATTTAACTTTAAAAACGAGACTTCCATCAGTAGGGTCTAAGCAAATAGACATTGCTTGTTCTTGAAGGTCATTTTCGAGAACATCTTGAATGAACGGTAATTTGAAAGACAAATTTGATCCGCCAATAATGGTTTGATTAGATTTAGTAGACATACAATCGTTGCCGATAAGAGTACAATTATCATGAATGATGGTATTTTTATTACCTATTGCGACACAATTATTCGCGAGTAGAGTGTTATTAGAACCGATTGCGCGAGATTTGCCAGTAATTCGATTACCTACTCCTGAAATAGCGAGTCCACCGCTTATACACGAGTTGTTACCTATAAGTTCTTTGAGGTAAAGTTTTTCATTATCTGTAAATGTATTAGTATTAGGTTGTGATTCATAAAGTTCCTTAATCCTGCGTGCAGAAGTACCAAGGTCAGATTTGATAATATTGTCTTTAACGAAAATTTCATTAACTGTAAGTGTATCAACATCAAGGTTTTTAGCGGTACCCTTGTTTATTTCGACAGCGTCAAAATAGCCAGTGTTCATTATTCATATAATTTTTAATTATGCGAGGAAACGAACGAGTCGATTGTATAATTCGGGTTGAACAGGTTTACTTGTATTCATTTTTTTTACATTTTGTAAAAGAGACGTTTTATTGTTTGTATTGCTAATAGATTGTTTCCATTTATAAAGTGATTTGTTATTAGTGATCATATAATGACCACCCTTATTTTCAATAATAACGTTACAATTTTCCAACATAGCTTTACATCCGCATAAGATATCAAAAGTCATCAGGAAATACTTATTAGTATCGATACTGTTCATTCGATTGATGAGGTCGATTTGTGATGTATCTTGTGAGCGCTTTATATCTGCCATCAGAAAGAGAAAGTTTTTGATTGTTTTCGGTTCTTTAAATCGTATAGGTGTAAACTTAATTTGTTTCAATTCTTTTGTGATTGCTTGCACGCGTCCCACTGGTTTACATTTAGATTTAGTAAAAATGCAGTAGAGATAGGATATTTCATTAACCGACAGACCACTCAATCGCCTACAGTATACCGTTTTAGTCAAAGGGTCAAAGAATAAGTTGCTATATAAATGTTTAAAAGTTTTTGGTATAATTTTAAATGTACCGATGACCATATATTTAAGGAAAGAATACGATTTGAAGAAAGGTATAATTTTCACAATGACATAAAAATCTTTTCCGGTGTAATCTTTTATACTGGGTTTCTCATCACTAACGATAGATTTTTTTGGAATAGCATAAAATGTTTCGAATGTATTATGCATTTGTTTATTAGAACATTGGAAATGGAAAGAATGTTGAATATCTGAAAATGAAAGTAATTGTTGCATGTTATTATTTCGAGGATCAGATATATAGGTGATAGTGTTTTGCATTTGGGTAGTAGCTGAATCTGCTATCTGAGCGGGAGTGACCATAATGTATCGTGCAAAGCCGTAAGTTCCAACGATATCCATTTTATATTTGCTGTATGCGACAGCATCAATGGCTACACGTAGATTCCCTTGCATTAAAATAAATTTGACACTGTCTCTCGTCATGCTGGTAGTATACGCACCTTTTTGAAAAGCATCACCAACAACCATAAGTTCACCTGACGAATGCTTCATAAGCATAATATACATAATAAATGCACGTTTAAACGAGTCGATATCATCACGAATCATTTTAACAGGGTTCATTATTTGTTTTATAACATCTACATATTGTTTGACATTTGTTCTATCGGTGTAACCAAGTTTTCTTATAGTATTTTCAATATTACTCAAATCTGGAATGGTTTGCATTATGTTTGATCGCATATATTTACGAACGAACTTGTCTAAACTTACAGAACCTTTAATCGAAAGCACAGATTTAAACCCTTTCTTCAAATCATCACCTCTCGAACCTTCGAAAACATCATGGAATGTGTCCACACAATTAAATAACATAACTGTTTTTTCCTTAACATCGTCTGTCATTTGATGAAAGAAAGATTTGAACATGACTGGATTTGTGTTAAACATACGTGTGACGTTAACAATATCAGATTTATTTGAACTTTTTCTTGAATTAAAATTGGAGAGATTGAAAATTTGATTTATAGTGTTGAAGGCATTTGCAGTTTTCACTAATGTTTTGAGATTTCGTTTGGGTAAAGTAATAGGCGATTTAGTTTTTTGTGGAATGATAACACTTTCGGATGCAAACGTTGATAAAATATTAGCCATAGAATCATTGTATGCCATAGACCTTGTGAATTTTTTCTCGGGTAGTTTAGAGTTTTGCGGTGAAATGAAACGCACACGTTTAACAACCTGTGTGTTTGTGTTGTTTTCCCTTTTTCTTTTGGATTCCATTCTATATTATTAATTATATTATTATTTTAATGATGAGACCAGTGAAACAATAATATAAATAATATACATTAATACAAGGATGAGTATACCTAAATGTATTCACCAAATATGGTTATCAAACGAGGATATTCCAATGCATATAGTGAGAAACATTCAATCGTGGAAAAAACATAATTCAACATGGGAGTATAGGCTATGGGACAAGGATGCATGTGATAAGTTGATGAACAAGTATATTGATGTAAAATCAGTTTACGAACGGTCATCTGAGATTGTACAAAGTGATGTAGCCCGTATTGCAATATTAATAGAGTGTGGAGGAATATACGCAGATTTAAATACATTTTGCTTAATGTCATTTGATGATGTTGTAGATAATGAATTGACAATAAGAAACACAAGTAATTCGTTTATCATGGCTCCAGTAAAAGCTAAATATTTAGTAGAATTCATAAAATCGCTGGAAGGGAAAACAAACACATATCAACCACTTTCATATGCTGGTGCGATAGCTTTGTCATTATTTGATATTACAAATGGAACGTTAGTGCGGAATGAAAACAGTTTTTGCGAAAAGCATGGTAGAATTTTAGATGGGGTTACTCGGTCAGTTCATCAATCAGAAACATATTGGTAAATTCTCCCCTTTGAACCATACGGTCTGGATGATTTGCTGATTCTGCTGCTTTTTTGTGTAACGTCAGTAATCGCGTCGAAGCCTTTATCATAGCCCATAGATGACCCGGTGGCATAGTCGAAAATGAGAGCAAATCATCATAAGTCATAATTGTTCCATTTCGAATTGCCTCGTATAGTCTGTCATGGCGCGACGACCATCTCTCAGGTGGTACAAAAGCCCTAAAATCTTGAAGATCGATGCATGCGTCGTCAAATGCATCACGTAAAGAAACGTCGTTTTCTTCAAAATAATTCATCACTGTATGAAATTGTGTCTCGTCCTCTGCTGTTAATCCATGGATATGGCGTGAAAATTTTGATTCGCTGAACCAATATAATGATTCATGATTCACCATCATGGTTTGATTAATATAATCGAAATGCTCACTGTCGTCGTGATGAACATTTTGTAGATTGACATAGTATCCACTTGAGATACTGTCGAGTAGGTCCCGTTTGGCAATATCAAGCATTTCACTGTTTGTTTTATTTAAGGAATTTAGTTCTTTAGGTAATAATTTATCATAAACGAGAGTATAAGGTGAGACACACCTCCCCACAAAGTGTCTAAAACTGCAACATTTGAAGAATAATTTTTTAGAATTGCAAGTGTGGTTGTGTTATAAACGCCATAGATAACCAAACCACTAATAAAGAAAACTCGCGAACGTTCCGACGCGTTCATTGACTTTGTACAAGGAATCAGGATATATAAAATGTTGATTACTAAAAGCAGGTATGCTAATATTGCAGGGACCATTTTTATATTAATACCTTCGTTTTGAATTTTTCTAACACTTTCGTTGTATATTTTATAGTTAAATCCAATCCATACAAAATCCATTATTAAATATATCACTAATACCATAAACAGTTTCATTTATTAATGCCTTTGAAAATTTTATTTTTCATATTAATGCCAACTAAAATAAAACCTTTTTTTACCAATGATAATATAATACGGATGAAAAAGGAAATGAACATTATATCAAAGACAGAAAGCAATATTCTTGTGAACAATTTAAAAGTAGTAACTAAACTAACAGATCGAAAAAGAAATCGGGTTGCCATTTTAAAATTCAATCAATTTCCAAAACGGTTCAAGACTGTGATAAGCGATGCATTGACTCATTTTTATGGTGCTTCAAAGAAATACTCTCCCGAGTCACTTGATTATCAGGTTGAAAACCATGTAAACGCCGGTGTGATGAATGAAGATTTATTATTTGGAGCACATCAGAACTCTGGTGCGGTTGGTCCAAACAGTGAACATGTGATGAGTTTGTTATATTACTATGACATCGAAAACATAGAAACGTCACTTCAATTTTTCAAAACGCTAAAAAAATTCTATTTTTTCTCCCCATGGTTGGAGTATGTGTTTAGTATTCCAATCAAGACTTCAAATATTATTGCGTTTACAGACGCATATCATCAACCTATAGTCGAGCGTTCGTCGATTGATTCGAAAAGAAAGGTATTAGTAATAATTATATCCAGGTAATAGTTAGTTATTAACAACCTAAAGATCCAAAGAATCACCTTCAAAAAAGATAAAGGACGAAATGGATGCACTGTGTAACGATACCAAGCATGCTGTGTACGAGTTTTTGGATATTAAGGACAAGCTACGACTTTATCCGACAATGCAAATGACACGACCGTCACAGAAAGTGGTTAGCCAGCACATGTTGGAATCGTGTGCGTTTATGACTGAAAAGGGGGCGAAGATGCGAGCCATTGGTACATCCGATCTTGATGACGTCGCTCATTTAATTCGCATCATGATACCAACACACAAGGACCTCGAACATGTTGTGAAGGTAGTGACAGATGACATGCGTGATAAAAACCCTTGTAGTCGCACAAGAAGAATACTTAGACTAACTTATGAATTGTATTGGGTAACCTGGCAGCCCATAAATAGACACACGATGTTATAGTAATGGATTTTAATACTTTTGAAAGAAAAACTCTCGATTTACGCGCAAAGCGTATCGAAACCGACACAATGTATCAAAATCAAATTGATAGATACTAAGTTATTGTGCAAGAATAACTAAGTTTTCAATTTGATCAACACGAATATTAACGAAGTATCCTTTATGATGTAACGGAACTATAATTTCAAGGTCGAAGTTATCATTATAAACTTTACTAATAAAACCGTACATTTCATTTTGGCCGACTTCTTTAACATAGATGTACTGTCCGCACATGTATTCATTAGTAAAGTTCATTATTAATAGAAAAATAAAATAACCTAAAGGGGAATACATACAGAGACATAAAGAAACTAAGACGATATGATTTACATAAAGCAAAACGGTGTGCTTCACGATTCGGATGACATGATTCGCAAGTTTGGTGCGACTTCGTTGTGTAAAGGAATCGATTGTGGATTATATTCAATTGACGTACCGAGCAACATTCGTGAGATTCTTCGTATAAACGGTTTCAAGAAGTGCGCATATTCAAATGCTATTTCAAACATGAAAAAGGGGAAACCGATTGAGTATTTGATCAAGGCATCAGGACGTATTAAACTCAAGTTTTCGGGGATGTCTTTACAGGAGGTGCTCGATCATTCGGATGTATGTCAGTCATTTATGTCGAGGATCAGTCTTGCAAATATGTATGAAATTGCATGCAGGAAACAAAACAGGGGGATGATGGAAAAATTTGAAGATGTTGACGTGAAAATCGACCCGATAACATGTGAATCAATAGTCGACCCAGTGTTTATTATGGATGATTTGAAAGCTGGTTGTAAGGTAATATATGACAGGAAGACAATTGAAGGATTTCGTAAATTCGATGCTTTTGTGTATGCGTGGGACATTATAGACGATGAGGTTAGGGAATATCAGTATTTTATACCGACTAACACGTTTCTTTCACCGTATACACGAAAGGTGTTTACAAAGGACAGCATAGTTAATTATGTAAAATATATTAAGTGATGAAGGTGATTACGCTGCAAACCGGGATTTACATATGTATGGGTGTAATAATAGGAATGATGATGTCGTCTGAGAGGGTACCGGAACGAAGACACGAAGAAAAAAAAACGTGTGAAAAGGTGGTACGTCATATAGTAGAGAAACAGATACACACAAGATATACAAATAACGATTTCGATTTCGAGAGGATTGGACATTTACATGCGTCTGAGCGAATAATACCATTATTTGGGAGACAAGTAAGGAGAGGTTCAGATATGTGGCATTACTACACGATGAGTGATGGACAGATACCGGTTCGATTATCATTTATGAACGGTGGTCGTTCAAGCAATTCTGAATATGGATGCAAAGAGTTGTATGATGGAGATAATGTATTTATAGAGGAATACAATAGGGTATTTGCTGCAAATATACAACGAGATTATTTACGTTACAATGGATACTAACTCTTCGACTTGGATATTTTCAGTGATATTAATCAGAGTTTTTTTATATGTGTAGAGACTGTTCGGCATATTTTTATCGCGACGAATCAGCATCAGAGTCCAAAGTTTGTTGGTTACAAACTTGCATTCAACGATGACACAATTCACATTGTCGATGATTTGACCATCGACGTCGAAATTAATATGTGAACTCGAACCGTCTGTAATTTTATTAATAGTTTTTTTGAGTTGACCGTGTTGCTGAAGAAACATGGTACCTCTACAATCCAAAGCGAAATCTACAGTATTTTCAGAACCATTTTTCAATTTGAAATAGGTCAAATGAGTGTTTGTCTTGACATGTGCATTGTTTGGGATGAGAATAACACCATCTGTTACATAATTTCGTTTACGAATCAGAAATTCTTCTACACGAGACAAGGGGAAAAAAGTTTTTTTAATGAATATAACGGCATCAGTTTCGTTGGGTTTGTATTGATTAATAAAAGTATCTGCATGTTTCATGCGTTCGGTAAATGGGAGTGTAGTCGTAGAGACACCACACATGGCAACACAATCATATACGAGGAAAATTGTTTTGCCTTGGTCATTTGTAACGACTTCACCATCGAGCACGGTACCCTTTGCGCATGCTTTTGGAACTCGTACTTTCATGATAAAAGCGTCGAGACGTCTGTTAACAATGCATGCTACCTTTTTATCATTGACAGTACAACAAACGAAGGCGTATCTGACACCATCGGTTTTATCGCAAACCATATAATCGTTTTTAAGTGTTTTAAGATGTTTTCTTTCGATTGACGAAGGTTGGGGGCCTGGAAACGTGTCATTCGATCCGTTCCATATGTCACATACTTCACTGAGAACATTACCGAAGGGATATGGTTTTGTATTCGGGATCATATAGGTATAAGTGATCATTTCTTTAATATAAATCGAGGTCATGTACTCGTTTGGGATTCATAATATACGCGTAAACACGTCCATAAGCCCATTGATATTTGGACGCACCCGGACGGTGACCTGTCAAATATGCTTTAATTCCTCGAGCGAAAACAGCTTTTAAAATTTTAAGGGGTATACCGGTAGCTTTTGCGATGTCTGGAAGTTTACCACTTACGCCTGGATATTTCTTTTTAAATTTTAATGACCACCCGGATGGTTTTGTTTTTATTTTTGCATCAGTTGGAAAAAGAGATGTATCATTACTGTTTTTACGTGAAATCATAGTAACAATACGTGATTGTACATCGCGTTTAGTTCTAAGACCTCTAAAATATTTCAATGGAGTGTAAATTTTAACTTTAAGTTTTTTCTTAGTCTGTTGAATATATAGTTTGAGTTTTTCATCCGTGAGCATTATAATAAAAAGTATTATAAATGAAGAAAGTCGTGAATCCAGAAACAGGAAGAAATATTGTTGTCGGCGGGTCAACACATAATAAGTTGGTTAATTTGAAAAAACCAATAATTTTTACCTATGGACGATTGAATCCTCCAACTAAAGGACATGAAGCAATGATAATGAATATGATTCGACGTGCAAAAGAGAGTGGAGCAAGCGTACGTATAATATTATCACATAGTCAAAACAACAAAAAGAATCCTTTGACAATAAATGAAAAGAAAAAATATTTATCATATTCATTTCCAAATATAAACATGAATGTATCTTCTAAGGAGAGGCAGATAAAAAACATTATAATGGAGTTAAAGGCCAAGCATCCACATGTACAAATGGTTGTTGGTAGTGACCGTGTAAATAGTTTTAAAAAATTTCTTAATGTAAATGTACAGAAAAGCGGAATGAATCGTGTAGAAGGTGGTGTATCCGGGACGAAGGCTCGTATTGCCGCGATGACAAATAATAAAAACGGTTTCAGAGAATGTGTGAGTACAAAAATATCAAATGAAAATATGACACGTATGATGCTAACAATAAAGAAGCGTTTGAAGAACATTCAAACGCGTAAAAAGTAAAACGAATAATTGATTATTTTATAATGTATAACAATGTACAAATTTAATGTAAAAGATTTGCATAGGTTAAAAACACAAGAGCACTTTCATAATGTAGTATTGGATGAAACGGTTCGACAAAGGACTCGAACGTTGAAAACTTTCAAGTTACCCAATATGGACCCGAAGAAAAATAGTTGTAAAGATACGAATGAAAAGAATAAAAAATTAACGTCAACACAATATTTATTTTATGAGACAGTCAAGAAAATGAAAGAACCTTCTGTGCATAGGGGTTTAATAGGTTGGCTTTCAACAGGGTCTGGAAAAACAACAATAGCTTCGGGTATAATTAATGCATTTGCAGACACAGAAAGAACTGTGTATTATATTTCGAAACATGACGCATTGAAGCCACATGTAGAATTCGAGAAAGTACTTGAAGAAATGTATGATACGAAAATAGAGAAATTAAAAGAGAAGTTAAAAATCATGTCTATTGCTTCATTTGCAAATAGGTTAGTCAAAAAGGATATTAATTTAAGCAAAGCAGTTATAATTATTGATGAAGCGCAATATTTGTTTGCACAGCGTGCAGTTCCTCAATTCAGGGATAAACATCGGTATGTAATAAAAACATTATTAGGTGCAGAGGCATTAAAATCTTATGTGTTTATTTTAACAGCAACACCTGGAGATGATGTAGATGAATGTTTAACACTGATCAATATAGTTCGGAGACAAGACGAAGAACTGTGTACATTTAATACACATACCAAGCATCTACTTGGAAAATTGTTTTATCTGAACATGTCAAAAGATTTAAGCATATTTCCCAAATTGACCGCATTATCATCAAATCATCCTCTCACAGAAAAGATACATCTAGGACGTTATATGGAAAAACTTAAAGCAAGTAAAGGAACTATGAATGACGTAAAGACACTTCAGAAATGGTCAAATAATTTGTTTAAAAGTGACAATTTCAGTGAAAAGATTCAGGGGATATTCGCTTTGATAAAGAAACATCCCGGTAAACATTATATATACAGTCAATATGGTAAACAGGGGATATCTGATTTAGCAAAATACCTTGAAAAGATGGGGTATAAAAAGGCCAGTAAAACGAATATGAACAAGGAGACAAAAAAATATATATTAGCGAAGGCGAGTGATAAATTCAATACAAGTGTGGAGAATAATCCTGTCATGAAGAAATTTAATAGTTTGGAAAATATGAACGGATCAAACATAGAACTATTTCTTGCAACGGATAGCTATAATACGGGTATTGATTTAAAAGATGTAAGACATGTACATTTTATGGAACCTTCTATAAGTCATACAGATGTCATACAAGGTATAGGAAGGGGAGTGCGGATGTGTTCACACGCTCATTTGCCTAAAAAGGATTGGAAGGTAACAGTACATACACATTTTAGTGTTCCAAAGTTAAAATCAGACAGTATAGATAGGACAGTAAATGAAAACAGTATTTCAAAATATAATGTATTGAATGTATTATTAATGAATTTAAAACGGTATGCTTTGGATTGCAAGGCATTAAATAAATTTCACGGAGGTGACTTTAAATGCGCGAATATTACAGTATCAAGAAGGGAACCGTTTCGACATTAAACAATATAAGGATAAAACAGATGGTTAATGGTATATGGAGCAAGTTCACGCGAAAGGTATTCAATTTGGACTACTATCTTCCGATGTATTACGGAAGATATCGGTATTAAAAGTAGAGAGCAATGATCTATATGATAAAGGTATACCGAAAGCAGGTGGTCTATGTGATTTAAGGCTGGGAACAACTGACAGACAGTTCAAATGTCAAACATGCAACGGCGATATTCTGGTATGTCCTGGGCATTTTGGACATATTGACCTTGTGATTCCCATGTATCACATTGGATTTATGAAAATGGTGATGAAGGTATTGCAGACGGTGTGTTTTGAATGTTCTAAATGTTTAATTGATATTCCGTGTACATTACGTCAAGGAGACAAGAGATTTAAGACGATGCATGACAAATGTAAAACCAAATATGAATGTGTACATTGTTCAGCGATACAACCTAAATATTCATTTGATGCATACAAGATTTATATGGAATTGAACGATGAAAAGAAACTGTGTACGGCGCGTAATGCATTATTTATAATCAAACGTATATCTGATAATGATGTGAAATATATTGGGTTTAATCCCGAACATGGACATCCAAAAAATTTGATTTTAACAACAGTACCAGTGAGTCCACCCCAAGTGCGACCGTCTATTTTAATGGATACATCATTGAGAAGTCAGGATGATCTCACACATAAGTTATCTGAAATCATACGTTCTAATATTAACCTCGGTAAACACATTGAAACAAACACGAATGAAAATACCATCACAGAATTTACTAATTTGTTGCAATTTCATGTGAATACTCTTATTGACAATGAGATTCCTGGACAACCGCAAGCGACACAAAGGACGGGTAGACCAATGAAAGCAATTTCACAACGATTGAAGGCGAAAGGTGGGCGTATTAGGGGTAACTTGATGGGGAAACGCGTAAATTTCTCTGCGCGGTCAGTTATTACAGCAGAACCGAACATTGATTTGGATGAACTTGGCGTTCCTATTGCAATCGCTGCAAATATGACAGTACCTGAAACTGTTACAGAATTTAATAAACACATAATGGAGTCGTATGTAAGACAAGGGCCAATCATTAAGACAACACAACAAGTAGGTGCGAAATATGTGATACGAGAGGATGGTACCAGGTGTGATATGAGATTCAAGTCGGATGATTTTATTCTTAAAATAGGTGATGTTGTTGAACGAACAATGAAAGACGGCGATTTAGTAGTTTTCAACAGGCAACCGACGTTGCATAAGATGTCAATGATGGCACACAGTGTGAGGGTAATGGAACATAAAACGTTTCGGATGAACCTTTCAGCGACGACACCATATAATGCGGATTTTGATGGTGACGAAATGAATTTACATCTTCCACAATCGATGGCGGCAAAAGCAGAGTTGAAGGAATTAATGATGGTAACGAATAACATTGTATCGGCACAAGCGAATAAGCCAGTGATTGGAATTGTGCAAGATTCATTGCTTGCTTCGTGGAAGATGACAGGTCGAGACATATTTTTTACAAGGGAAGACATGACGAATATAGTAATCAATTCAAAGGAACGTATTCAAAATGTAAAGATACCACCTCCGACAATTTTAAAACCAATTCGTATGTGGACAGGAAAACAAATTTTTGCAATGCTTATTCCTCGTGACTTTTATTTTTACAGAAAATCATCTTGGAATAGCCCTGATGACAAAGTATCGTTTACAATTGACGATTCTGAGGTTATTATTCAGAATGGATGTATAGTTTCAGGACAATTGTGCAAAAAGTCGTTGGGTTCATCTGAGGGTGGCATAATTCATCGATTGTGGTTGGAGTATTCGCCTGAGATTGCGAAGAATTTCATATCATCGCTTCAGTATATGGTGAATTATTTCATTCAAAATAGTGGTTTTAGCATTGGTGCTGGGGATGTATTTATTGACAAGGAGACTAAGAAAAAAGTAAAAGTATCAATTGAGGAATCAATTACACAGGTGAGACAGATTTTGCATGTAAGTCAACAGACATCGAACAAAGAACTATTTGAAAAGAAAATCAATCATATTTTGAATAATGCAATGGCACAAAGCGGACGATTCGTTCAAGACAAAATCACAATTAAAAACAATATTCATGCAACTGTAACAGCAGGTTCGAAAGGATCAGTGCTTAACCTGTCACAAATCATGGCATGCGTGGGACAACAGAATGTAAACGGTCAGCGCATTATTGAAGGTTACAATGATAGACCTTTACCACATTTCCCGAAACACGATCAATCTCCAGAGGCACGAGGATTTGTGAAACATTCATATTTAGAGGGTCTGGAAGCGCACGAGTTTTTCTTTCATTCCATGGGTGGACGGGAAGGTGTAATTGACACCGCTGTTAAATCAGTAACTGGCGATACAGAACTTGTGCTAATCGAGAATGGAAATGCACTGAACGTAAGCATCGGCGAATGGATTGATAAACAGCTGCTGAATCATAAAGACAAAATAAAATATCACGATGAAACGGAGGCCAACATGGAATTACTGGATATTGACAAAGCTGGCATTGTGGCGTATATTCCCACTACGACAAATGATGGAAAAATGAGTTGGGGTAAGATTACAAATGTAACTCGGCATGACCCCAGTGATATTATATATAAAATAACGACCGATGGAGGACGAAGTGTAAAAGTGGTGGCATCTAAATCACTACTTGTTTGGAACGAAGACGAGGACGTGTTTGTTCCTACTGACACGACAGAAGTGCATGTGGGTGATTACGTGCCTGTATCGTTTAATTTTCAGAACAATCATTCGACAACACACAAAATTGATTGTTTGGTACTTGATGGTGAAACTGGATTTTTTATTGGTGTCTATTTGGCGAGTGGACATTCTGATTTTAAAACTGGGAAAGTCGCTATTACACATATGGATGGTGAGCATATACAAAGAGTACAGAGATGGTTTGAACATAATGGAATCAAACATGAGACGATGCATACGACAGTGGTCGGTGATTCTGCCATGTTAGCAAATTGTTTGATTGAAATGTTTGTAAAGGATGAGATTCCTGCCGAGTTTCATGTGGCGCCTGATGACTTTATCAAGGGATTTGTCGAGGGCTATTACATATTTAATGGATTTAATTCGGAAAACACAATAGGAATAAGCGGGTGCTCACAAACCCTCGTCAATGGTATAAGTATGTTGTTGTCGAGATTTGGTATATATAGTGAAATATTCAACAAGGTTATAAAAATTCGGTCAACGTTTGTGCAGCGTTTTGTGGAGGTTATTGGTGTCACGCTACACGATGTGTATGATAATTCCGAGGCGACAAACATTTTTAATGCAATTCGGACGAAGAATGATACTGTACTTGACCGGATTGCATCGATAGAAGTGTTTGAATCGAGCGAGTACCCAAAAGTGTATGATTTTACTGTACCGTCGACATTGAACTTCGGTCTTGCAAATGGATTGCAGGTGTACGACACGTCAGAGACTGGATATATTCAGAGGCGTCTTGTGAAGGCGATGGAAGACTTGATGGTTGAATTTGACGGTTCAATCAGAAACTCATCATCGGATATAGTGCAATTTATGTATGGCGACGATGGTTATGACGGTGCATTGTTAATGACACAACGTGTGTATAAAGATAATAATTCAGAACATGCATCAGCAGAAGAAATAAACGAGTTGTCCAATATTCATAGTAGTATGTCGTCAGTGAAATCACCATTACTGATTGATGTTATGTGTGAAAAGTATAAACGGAATTGTCCAACAACCTTAAAACACGCAGACGTATATAATGATGTGAAAAATATGTTGACAGAAATGAAGGTGTTTAGCGGAATCATTCGGAATCAGGTATTAACGGCTATGTCGTCGAAGCGGATAATTGACGAGTATAATATAACCCCTGAAGATTTTGCGCATATGAAAGAGAATGTTGTATATCAACATAATCGTGCCAAAGTCTGTAAAGGTGACATGACGGGTATTATAGCAGCACAATCGATGGGTGAGGTTGTGACACAATTATGTTTGAACACGTTTCACTCCGCTGGAATCAGTGCAAAGAATGTAACACTGGGTGTACCAAGATTCAAAGAGCTAATCAACGTCGCAAAAAATATCAAGTCACCAATCATGACATTACCTCTACGAGATGAGTATAACAATTTAGACAATATTGATTTCATTGCACAAACTCTTGAGTATGTCAATATTCAATCCTTAATTTCACGGAAATATATGTCATACAAACGATTGGAAATGACGGAACATTATCTTAGTCTTGGGAATGTTCCTGAATATTTTGGAACGAGTATTGTATTCCATTTCAATATGGACGCATTGAAGCGTTCTGGGAAGACACTTTTTGACATTTATATGTGTATAATCAAGAATTATGAGGATACCTTGATACCTGTATATAATCATGAGAACGACGACCCAATAATGGAAATTTTGGTATTAAACGAGGAAGACATTAATGAGCGATACATATTTATTTTAATGAATAAAATCATGTCAAAACTGACCATTGACGGGACAGAAGAAATAAAGCGAACATATGTACGAAAGGATGATACAAATGGGAAATGGTTTATTGAGACAGATGGTTTAAACATAGAGCATATATTTTCATCGCCGTACTTTGATCATGCAAACTGTACATCAAATCATGTAATGTATACATACGAGCATTTCGGAATTGAGGCTGCCAGGAATACATTATTAAAAGAGATTAAGCACGTGATCGAGTTTGATGGTGGTTATGTAAATCGAAGACATTTCTATATTTTAGCTGACACTATGACACATAAGGGAGACATCATGCCAATTACAAGACATGGAATTAATAAGGCGAACACAGGACCACTCATGAAATGTTCATTTGAGGAAACGATAGATATTTTAACAGATGCTGGCATATTTTCAGAATTTGACCATCTCAACGGTGTAACAGAGAATATCATTATGGGTCGTCTGGCACCGATTGGGACAGGTTCATCCAGTATTATTTTCAAAACTCCAAAGTTGGATATGAAAGACTTGGACTTTGATATCATAGAACCTGAAGTAGATGATGAATTTGTGCCTGCATCTGAATCTGGTTCCGAACACACAGAAACATATTATGACATAGAATCGAACGTATGCACTGAAACCTATTACGATGAAGACGCATCTACAACTTGTACCGAAACATATTTCCCAATGTAATGTAATATGAGTGAAGTGTATGTATTGTTGTCAAGTACAGCTATATCATTAGCGTGTTTTTGTACACAAAGTTTTTTACAATGGAGGAACGAGATGCATATGAAAAAAGGTATAAATACAATGAGTCGAATGAGTGATTTGCTTAGTCGATTTTATTGGCCGATATATATGAGGCTTGTACAATTCGAGATATCGGGTGATCGTGTTATACTTAAAGAAATATTAGTAATTTTACACGAAGAAATGGGTAAAGCGGCACCCAAGACGATAATAGCGGAACCAGTAGTAAGGCTGATAATGCATATTACAAACGAAAAATGTCCGTACCCGAAGGACATAATTCAGGTGTTTAGGACAAGAACATTTGAAATTCAGAAAACATATAATGACATATATTTCAATATATAACGTCATTACATAGAGGACATTTGTTTCCATTTATGAGCCAAGTGTCAATGCAATTTAAATGGAAAATGTGATGACACTTGAGTGTTTTAATTATTTCACCGCTTAAAACGGATTCTATGCATATGGGACAAGACATTTCGTTTCCTTCATATACTTCTTCTGGTAATAGAACACTAACTTTGTTTAAAGGTACATTTCTTAAAGATGTATTATTTGGTATAGCGAATGTCAGGAGCAATCTTCTGCAAATGGATGTAAATATACATGCACATGTAATAATTAGGACAAGTTGCGCGAATACGAGTGAAGTAAATAAATTATACCATGGGGGATATGTTTGTGTAAAAAGGGTCGCATTTGCATGAAGATAATGAGACATATTATGTTCTGTGAAAACGACTGGTAGGCGACAAAGCGTACTATTATAAGAATCATGAAATGTTACTACAACAAATTGAGACTTAAGTTGAATGGCTTTATTTTGAATTTCTAAAAGAGTAACAAATGGCTTTAAATTTACATATACACCTCCAATACACTCATTACATAACGTACCTGAGTATAAATTTGCATTGATACATGGGAGAGACCAATATGGTATGTGTGAAGAGATAAGTTTACCATTTACATTAAGGTCGCCAAATTGACGTGTCATTATAAGTAAATAATAAGTTTTGTATTTAAGTAATTGAAAAATTAAATTGTAAAGGGAATTAATGCACAGGGGTTACAAGATTGAAACAAAATTAGATGAATCTGATACAAATTCAGATGACGAATATTCATCCGACGAAGAAATAAAACACGGGTACACCTTCATTCGTAAAAGTCGGAAAAATCCCCCTAAAATCGAATCTGCTTTTTTGTTAACCGAGGATTATTTATCAGACTGAATCGTATTTTTTTGTGCATGCTTTTTTATGCCATCGGTCCCATGATTTATTCATATCAAGTTTATACATGCCACAGATATGCAACATCATTTCAAAGATTTTGACAAGATGTTCTTTGGTTTGGACACCATTATTATTACGCATAGTTTGTGACAGTAATTGCATGTGTTCGCTAATTTCAAACCAGCAGACAGGGGTATTATGCGAAGGAATTTTAATTGAGTTGAAATCCATGGTTAATATGATCACGCGGTAATTTTTTAAATAGCTTATTTGTTAAGCATTTTCAGCATGAGTTTATTATGCGTATCAAGTGATTTTTTTATACCAAACAAGGCTTCTGCAATATTAGTTCCATCCTCTGTGACGAAAAAATTACTTAGAATTTGTCCGATATCAAGTTGATTAAAGTCGTCTTGGTCGTCTTGATCGTCAAACTCATCCATTTCGTCATTCGAATCACTTTGTTCCGAGACATCATCAACAGTTGTTTCAGTTTTGTCATCTGCGATAACGTTGGCCATTACACTATACATTTTTTTTGAATTGAATTTTATCCGCATTTTTTTATTTTGTAATATAATGTCAGGTGTTAAAGATGCATTATCGAAAATAAATGTAAAACGCGAGGGTCAACTTATTGCGTACGATACTTTCAATTCGACAGTAATGTCAATTCAAATTGGATTTACATTGGCGACTGCATTGGCGTTTAATGAATACATTAAATCTTTATTAGCAACCTCTCTTAATAAACAAGGACCTACTGCCTATCTCAAATACGCTATATCGATAGCTATAGTATCTGGAATTGCCCTTTCACTGACCAATAGGTATGTGACTTCAAATGGCACAGAGGAAGATAATACAATACAAGGAAAATTAAAACGTCGTCTTGAAATAGCTTAAAGATAAAGTGTATTATAGACATAGAAATGGAAGTACTTGACACCTTCGTAAACATAAACTTATTGGTACAACAACAGGTGTCTTCATATAATGAATTTATAGGAAATGCCCTTCAAAATATAATTGACGAGGTCGGCTATGTATCCAACGATACACATGAAATATACTTTGGAAAATCGTATATTTCACGTGCATCTGTATCTGAATTGGATGGTACAACACATATTGTGTATCCGGACGAGGTTCGTATGCGTAATTTGAGTTATTCAAGCAGTATATTTGTAGATATACGTTTGAAGACGTTATCGAACCAAAGCGAACAAGAGTTTGATAAATGTTTTATGGGACGAATGCCTATGATGGTTGGTTCAAAGTATTGCAATACACAAATTGCACCAAATGATAAGGAATGCAAGATGGATCCTGGAGGATACTTCATTATAAATGGTAATGAAAAAGTGTTAATTAGTCAGGAGAAAATGAATAATAATAGGGTGTATGTATTTCATAAAAATACTGCAAAATACACAACATCTGCAGAGTTACGGTCATTGTCAGAGGGAGATACGAAAAGTACGAGCACAATTGTGATGAATATCACCGTGGCCAACGCTGATTTGGAGCAATATCTTCGTATAAATATACCATTTATGAAATGTGAGTTATGCATTTTTGTTGTATTGGAAATTCTCGGTTGCACAGATTTCAGTACAACAATTGATAATTTTGATAACGAACAATTCAAATATGCACTTTTTTCATCACTACAAGAATATAAATTAATAAAAGACAGACATAATATATTTGATTATGTAAACAAAAAACTTATCAACCCGTGTAAAAATGATGAAGTCGAGTTGTATGTTCGGGGATTATTTGACAAACAATTTCTACCTCATATTGGCTATGACGATTCAGATGATACGAAAGGAAAGAAATCTAGTTTGTTTGGATATATGATTGACCAACTTATACAGACGGATTTAAAATGGAGAAACCAGGACGACCGCGATCATTATAAAAATAAACGCATTGATTCTGCAGGCTTTCTGATGGCAGGGTTGTTTCGTCAGTTGATGAAGAAAATGTTAAAGGACATGAAAACAACAATGGCAAAGTCGACAGACACAAATATTGTAAATATATCGAGTTTGATGAAGACAAAGTTTATAACGAATGGTTTCAAGTATTCTCTTGCGACGGGTAATTGGGGGTCTGGTAATAATACAATGAATATGAGAACAGGTGTATCACAAGTGCTCAATCGTCATTCATATTTGAGTACACTTTCTCATTTACGGAGAATCAATTCTCCAATTGGAAAAGATGGTAAATTAACAACACCCCGGCATTTACACGGTAGCCATGCGTTTAGGATTTGTCCTTGTGAGACTCCAGAGGGACAAGCCTGTGGGTTGGTAAAGAATCTCGCAATATCAAGTCACATATCGATCGGTCAGTCTTCTACAGCAATTCGAGACTTTATTGTAAACATGGATGTTATATCACCCCATGGAACTGAACGTATATTTGTGAATGGGTATATAATGGGTAAATGCGTTGATGCGTCTACAGTTGTATCGATCTTAAGACGAATGAAACGCTGTTGTGATTTGAGTCAAGAAACTGGAATTGTATATGATGAGAAAAATAAAGAAATTCGTATACATACAGATCCGGGAAGGTGTATGCGACCTCTTTTTTTGGTTATTAACAGAGAACTTGTTTATAATAAGACGAAACATGGTAAATTCAAATGGGAACAGCTGATTTCTAATGGAATCGTTGAGTTCATTGATCCTGATGAAGAAGAAGAAGCCCTTATTGCAATGACAGTTGAAAAATTGCACGAACACGATTACACACATTGTGAGATACATCCAAGTTTGTTATTGGGAGTATGTGCGTCTATAATTCCGTTCCCAGACCACAATCAATCACCTCGCAACTGTTATCAATCTGCAATGGGGAAACAGGCGATTGGAATGCCAATGACAAATCATAATGACCGTATTGATAGTTATTCGCATGTATTGTGGTATCCACAGAAACCACTTGTACAAACTAAAATGACAGAAAATATAGGTTATAATGCATTACCATCTGGGGAAAACGCTATTGTTGCTATCGCGTGTTATACTGGGTATAACCAGGAGGATTCAGTTATTATGAACAAATCTTCTGTTGATAGAGGATTGTTTAGGTCGTATTTTTATAGAACATACAAAGACGAGCAGAAACAAAGTGGAAATTTCGCTAAAGAGCAATTCGAATGTCCTGATAAACAAGCAACGGTTGCAATGAAATTCGGAGATTATTCAAACCTTGACATTGATGGTTTAGTTTCACCCGGAACAGTGCTAAAAGACGAAGCGATAATCATTGGTAAAACGCTTGGTCTACAAACTCCATCGGCACTTGGACATACAAAAAAAGATATTAGTATTCCAATAAAAAATAACGAGGACGGTGTTGTGGATAAGGTCGTAATAACGACAAACGAACAAGGACTTATTTTAACGAAAGCACAAATGCGTTCGATGCGAGTACCGGAGGTTGGTGATAAATTCTCGAGTCGTCACGCACAGAAAGGAACCGTTGGTATGATGTATAATCAAGAAGATATGCCGTTTACGAGCGAAGGCATATCACCTGACATTATTGTAAATCCACACGCTATGCCAAGTCGTATGACAATTGCACAGCTGATTGAATGTATAATGGGAAAAGTATGCTCAATTAAGGGTACCTACGGAGACGCGACACCGTTCAATCAATTAGACCCTGATGATATTGCATCAGAACTGGGAATGCTTGGATTTCAAAAATATGGTTTTGAAACAATGTACAATGGGATGACGGGTGAAAAGATAGAGGCAAAGATATTCATTGGACCGACTTATTATCAGCGTTTGAAGCACATGGTGAATGATAAAATTCATTCACGAGCGAGAGGACCTATACAAATATTGACCCGTCAGCCAGTAGAAGGGCGAAGTAGAGATGGTGGGTTACGCTTTGGTGAAATGGAAAGGGACTGTGTCATCAGTCATGGAGCTTCTGCTTTTCTAAAGGAGAGATTATTTGATCATTCGGATGCATACGAACTACCAGTGTGTAAGACTTGTGGAATGATGGCTGTGATTGACCAAAAAACGGGTGTACACAGTTGTAATGTATGTAAAAATGACAAAAATGTGGTAAATACTCAAATACCATATGCATGTAAGCTTTTATTTCAGGAATTGATGTCGATGTCCGTTATACCAAAGATAATTATATAAATATAAAAATACCATTCATGATATTTGGACCATACCTGTAAAAGGAATAATCTCGACGTGCCTATGTATGCATGGCTACCAATACATTCTGACCCACCAGAAAAAAATACCATTGTTAACCTTGAAAACTTTGAATCTATATGGTCAACATCATTATGGGGTAAAGGGATTCTTTCAAAATATCACAACAATGTCATTCATATTCCACATTCTATCGATTCGCTTTATTTTGACGGCGTTTTGTCTAATGAATCTCGTCGTAGTGAAATTCGAAAAAGTATGGGGATATTAGAAGAAGCGTATGTTTTTTTGATGGTTGCTCGAAAAACATTCAGGGTTCTGTAGGTTACACACGCACGAATGTTATTATCAACTGGCCACATGCACTTGATACTTACCAAACAGAGTGTAAAGTATCCGATTTAAAACATGGATATGCTGATTTGAATATGTATAATATGACTGATTTCAAAACATGCGTATTAGTTCCTGAGCTTTTAACAGATGCGATTTTACAAGTATCCAATGAGTACTACATGACGTCCACACATATAAAGAGCTTTGACAATATTACTTTGATTGTACGCGATAAAAATAAATCATACGGTTTAGGGTTTATTGCCGATCAAAACGTATTTGTAACGTTTGACTACCCGATACTATATATAAACACCATTGATAACGTAAATATGTATAAAGTAACTCTACCAACTTTTAATGGTATTATACAAAAGGAAAATATGCTCATTCATGGTTCGTTTGTGTATATACCAGTTTATAATATGAAACACATCGCTTGGATTTACGATATCGAAAAGAAAACACAACAACTTATTGAGTTGGTAACCCCATTACACGCAACGTGTTTTATTAAATATTCTGATGGTTTTTACATTTATGGTTCAACTGACAACAAACTTATAGTTAAGAAAATCACATATCATGACCTTTCTCTTCCAAACCAATAAAATTCAGCGACATCGCCTTGTGTGCATTTTCCATTCGTTCGAACGGTCCCCATAGTTCAATAACATGCGTATCTTTGCGCCACCATACGTATTTCAACTTGTGTTCAGATGTAAATGTTTTAAAATGTTCACCGTTGATTCCCATCACATTTTCGATGTCTGCTACCCTGACGTGTTTGACGTTCACGTGGGAATAGTGAGAATTCTGAGTAACGTAAACCATGATATTTATAATATGGTGGTAATTCTTTAGGTTATTTAATATATATTTACGACTGAGAATGTCCTGTCTTCAAAAGTTATACTTCCACGATATGACTCAACAACTATAGTGACTTCCGACGATGAGGGTGGTATGATCGTATGCAGCGAGATGATACCCCCTTTTCTTTCATCTGTGAGTACATCAATACATCTCTTGGAATAGCGTATACCGTTAGATTCAATATAAAGATTGTATTTAGAGATTTTATCAGTTGATATGAATATGGAAGCGTTGGGAAGGTCTGGAAATCCAGTGACTGCTCCTGCGTTTGTACCTATATCACCGTATACGAACGTTGTTGCACTTGTATTCGATACTGCTCCAGCAGTAGCAAACACCGCAAAAGCACTTACCGAATTAATTTCCGTTTGATATGTTGACACATCTGTAGGGATAGAAATATTAGAATTTGTGAGTGCAACTGCACCTGCCATAGATAACAATCTTCCATTAAGTTTTCCCCCTGACCCCATAGATGCAGCAGCAGCTGCAATGCAGGTTCCTGGAAATACATGTTCACCTGTGTGTGCGAGAGCCAATGCAGCTCCCGATGTTGTTATCCAGAATATATTAGCGGAGACAACACCACCTTGAAGTGTAACGCGTGTGCTTGCATTTGTAGAAAATGCCCCATCAAATCGAAAAACAAAAACATCTGTTGATGATCCATTTAAAGTCAACACGGATGCAACCCCAGCACCGGATACCCAATACACACCAGCTGAAAGTGTTATATTGTTCAAAGGGGTTGCAAGCTGTTGTGTTATTGGTAATACTATAAGCATGTTATATAATTCAAATAAATCATCTTTTACTCGGCGTGTGACAAATTCAGGGCGAGTTATGTATTGCGAATTAAAATGTACAACATGCGCACACGAATCATCGATTTCAGATATAGTTTCTATATTTTGTGTTAAACCCGATGTGACTTCTATTGGCGTATTCTCGTCCCTTAGTCTATAAAATGGTGATTTTGCTTTATCAATTTTCAAAGCCAAACCATCTTCTAAAGCGATTTTGGTTGCAAATGGTGTAATGCCATCTACGTCAAAATCACCTGTTATATGCACCTTAGTTGTAATGTTTTTACCTATAATAATCGTTTCACCGGATGGTATTATCAGAAGATTTCCAAGGTTGGATACTTTATAATCACAAGACATATTACTATATATGAGATAAGCATTTAAGTCTTTAATATCTTGCTCAAAACCATAAATATTACAAACGACATCATAAACATCGCTATTATATCTTCACGCTTTTCATCAAAAGTCATGCATTTATATAGGTTCTTTTTATCCAAACAACTTTTTGATTTTACATTTATATTTTTTGTTTGTTTAATCATCACAGCCTCGTTGTTATAAACGTCATCCGCATCTTCGTAAGTCATTGTTGTATATACATTTTTTATTTAAGATTTTAATATTGGATTAATACCACTATTTTTAACTGTATTATATCCAGAGTAAAAAAGAAATTTCTTATCGTTGTCAGACACATTAAAATTTATAGCTGAAATAGTTCCTGTCGGTATTTCGATTCGAATACCATTCAGGTCAACAGGAGTTTGTATGTTAAATAATAATGTTTCTACCATTGCTGATGTAAACGATAAAACATTATTGATACGGGACGTATCTGATATACTAACAAGGTCAAGAATTATTGGGGTAGTATCCTCAAAAGCGTCGATAGGTATATTTCGCAAACATCCACCATCTACATAATATTTATTATCATATTTTACCGGTGCGAAAAAATAAGGTATACACGCACTTATTTGTACTGCTTTCGCAACTTCCATAGAAGGGGTTAAAATATAATCGAACCAGACAAGTTTTCTATCTGATACACAGGTTCCAGTTAATTTAAGGTGTACACCTGTTTTTATAAATAAATCTTTGAAAGTTATTCTAGATATTCCAAATTTTCCTTCAAGTATTTTATTTAAATACGATTCAATGTAAGTTCCTTTATGATAACCGTAATTTTTGTACAATCGGAACATATCTCTGAAACAACCTATTGAAGAATCTTTTATTTTCTTAAAAGGTGTTGCAAACATGATTTGTTTTAATTCTTCTGAACTAAACCTTGACGCGACTAAGGCTGCAACAAGAGCGCCAGAGCTTGTTCCGGAAACATGCATAATACTTTCAAAAATACCAAATTCTGAAAGACATGCAATGGCACCTGTATGGGCAATTCCTTGAACCCCTCCACCTTCGAGTATTAAAGAATATTTCATTTATTTTATTATAGAATATAAAGCCATGAGTTTTGCCAATAAAGGAGAACCCTCGAAAATGGTTATGGGTGGAATCATGTTTTTATACACCCTTATCGCTGCTACAATATCCGCTCAAGGATTTATCAAAGTAATTCAAGATAAATGTTCAGATACCAAAGGAACTAAATTATATTTTTTATTGTCTATTATATTTCTTTCTTTTAACATATGTATGCGAGCAGTTGCACATAGTTTGATTAACTTTCCTAATATATCGCGATTTTACGTTTTTCCTACTATAGGTTTTAACCTTGTACTACTTCTTTTGCTTGGTCTTTTTCATGGGGTTGGTGATTACAAGGCATGTGATGAATCATCTATTGCTGGACTTAATAAATTTAATCAAGTGGAATTAAAAACAAATCCTGTGACTGATATCGGAAACTTCAAAATACGTTTGAAAAAACTAAAAGAAGATACAAGCAACTATAAACAAGATGAATTATTTAAAGAAGAGCACGTGATAGAGTGGAAGTATATATCAGAATTTTGGAACAACACCCATATCAATGAACCCAACACACCTGATAAAGGATTAACATTAAGTCAACTTTTAACTAAGCTTTCTGATATACGTAGTGATAATAAGGAAGGCGAACATGAAATATTTATGACAAATTACAAAGAACAATTTGAAAAAAACTGGTTGAAAACTGAAATTCAAGATTGGAACACTGAAAACAAAACGGAATTCGAGTTATTAACAACACTGAGAACACTTTGTGTAAAGTTTGAAATAGATATAAAAGACATGGAAGCTAACGAAAAAGCAGAAAAAATGAAGGAAAATGAACAATGTTCAGCCGGCAATATAGCGTTGAATGACGAAAAAATTTCAGAATTTTCAAAATATCCGTTGGAGAATATAATGAAGTCATTTAGAAAACTGACTGAAGATTATGATGATTTAAAAATTGTATATTCTAAGAACCGTTTGGAGAACTCTATGCGTGAAACAAAAACCGATAATTTTAACGTTGCATCTATAGTTATAAAATCATTGGCGTACATGTTTGTCGTGCAGCCATCTATAGAAATCATCCACATATCATATACTTTAATAGATATGATGAGACAATATGATTCTGGTTCGTGGGTCATGTTCCTAAAAGTATTCATGGTTTTAATGGCAGTTTTATTTGGAGTCGCTGCGTTTGCACCGAGTAAAGTATTTGACGTTGATGAATTGGTTAATAATATTGGGAACCTCGGTAAAAAGGGGATAAAAGAGTCCAAAAAGGTAACAGCAGACGCTGCAGATGCCATTACCGAAGAAGTTAAATCGTCATAAGGGGACCTTAAGGACAATATAACTATTTAAAAATATATATTGTTATTATATCATAACATGATGCAACTGTTCGGTAAGAAAGCTTGCGAGAACTGCAAAGTCGTTAAGGGAGTATTGGAAACCCAGGGAACAAACTTTACCTACAATGAAGTGGAAAATTTATTCAAAGCTGAAAAAATTCTAACCAACATGGGATTAAATGTCGATATCGAATGCATAACGGTATTTCCATTTGCGGTCGATAAAGGTAAAGTATATGCATACGATGAAATTGTAAATAATCTTCTTGAGCCGATACTGTTTCCACGAGACGACCGATACACATTATTTCCAATTCGTTATCAGAACGTATATGAAATTTTGAAAAAGTCACGAGCGTCGTTCTGGAATCCCGAAGAAATTGATTTTTCGAAAGATTATGAAGATTGGATTTCACTCGACGAAAATACAAAAACATTTTTGAAACATGTACTGGGTTTTTTCGCGAGTGCCGACGGAATAGTGCTTGAAAATCTTGCATCGCGATTTACGAGAGAAATAAAGATTCCGGAAGCATTACACTGTTATGCAGTACAAGAAGCAATGGAGGCTATTCACAGTGAGACATATAGTTTATTGATTGAAACGTATGTTAAGGATCCTAAGGAGAAATCTCAATTGTTTAACGGAGTGAAGGAAATCCAGTCCATCAAACAAAAAAGCGAGTGGGTAAAGGAATGGTTGTTGGGTAAACAAACATTCGCCGAACGATTGATTGCGTTTGCATGTGTTGAAGGAATCATGTTTTCTGGAAGTTTTTGTGCTATATTCTGGATGAAAAAACAAGGTAAAATGCCAGGATTATCTTTTGCAAATGAACTCATTTCACGAGATGAGGCATTACATACAGAACATGCAGTTTGTTTGTTTCATCACCTTAGGTTCAAACCATCTGAGGAAAGTGTACACAACATAATCAAAGGTGCGGTTGCACAGGAGAAAACGTTTATTATCGAGAGTTTAAAGTCGAGACTCATCGGAATGAATGATGTATTGATGGGCACGTATATCGAGTTTGTCGCTGACAGGTTACTTATCCAGCTCGGATACAATAAGGTGTACAATTCGAAGAATCCATTCGATTGGATGGAAAATATAAGTCTGAACGGTAAGACCAATTTCTTTGAGAAACGTGTCGGTGAATATGCCAAAAGTGGTGTGATGACAGGAAATGAACATGTGTTTGAGTTTGACAATGATTTCTAAAGGAGTTTATTTTTTTTGATACCTGTTTTTTTTACAGTTACTGATATAGAATTTTTTTTCCTAAGTATTTTATTAGGGTCGGATGTCGGTGATTCTTGATCATCATGTTTAGGATTATATTTTTTTTTATGCACCTCCCAAAACTTTTTAGCTCCTACTCGGAATGAACCAACAGGATAGATTTTAGCTTTATACCAAAAGACAACATCTTCTATCTTGTTGCTTTTACTAGTATTATCTAATACCAGACATTCATAATTTTCGGTACAACTATTTAGCACTTGCGCAAAGGTTTCAAAATTTGGGAAAATACCAAAAAAATGTTTATATATTTTTTCTCTGTTTTGGATAATGTTTTCTCTTAAAATGAATACATAATCAACATTCGCCCTCAAATCAGGACTTAAGTCCATGCAGTACTGCATGGTTAACATGAAGAATATATTCCAGTGACGGCCGTTCATGAATATCGCCCGGGTACATTTGTCTCGTACAAGGCGTTTATCATACATACAATCATCAAGAAGAACAAAAGCATTCGAGTTTTCAGTTTTCTTTTTGCAGAGGCCTTTTTGACGTAATATGACTTTATCCAAAACCTCCGACTTATACTCATTATATATGAAAAAATCGGGTATGAATTGTTGATAGTAACTGTTTCCTTCTTCAGTTCCAGACATAACAATACCGACAGGTAACTTTTGTTTATGATAAAGAATATCTGTGACAAGGGTTGTTTTTCCGGTTCCACGTTTTCCAATAAAAACGAGTACACGATTATCACCTATTGAAGATGGATCAAATTTCTTTAAACTAAGATCCATCTGCTAATATATGTGTACATTTAATTCGTTCGTTTCAGGCGCACGTGATTTTTTTTCTTTGTGTATAGTACTTACAAAATGGGAGGAGGACTTATGCAACTCGTTGCCTATGGTGCCCAAGACGTATATCTTACTGGAGACCCAGAAATCACATTCTTCAAGGCCATTTACCGCCGCCACACTAATTTTGCCATTGAATCGATTGCACAAGTTTTTAACGGAACCACTGGTTTCGGACGGAAAGCAACTGTTACCATAAGTCGCAACGGTGACCTTGTCACAAACACTTTTCTTGAGGTTAAACTTCCTGCACTTCAAGCAGGCTGGAAATGGAATAACAACATCGGTCATAATATAATTGAAGAGGTTGAGCTCGAAATTGGTGGACAACGCATTGACCGACATTATGGAGAATGGCTTGACATCTGGTCTGAACTTACGATGTCCGAAGAGAAGAAAGGTATGTTCGATGCCGAAATGATCGGTCGTTATGCTGGTTCCACATCTACTAATGGCAACGCACGCACTCTTTATATCCCACTCCAATTCTTCTTTAACCGCAATCAAGGTCTTGCACTTCCTCTGATTGCACTGCAATACCACGAAGTGAAAATTAACTTTACCTTTGCACCTCTTGCTGAACTCACTACTCCTGATACCGCTATCGGTGTCGTCGCCACTACTTCGCCCGTTGTTGCAAATGACCCGTCGATGTCCTGCTACATCGACTATGTCTACCTCGACACTGAGGAACGTAAGCGATTTGCTCAATCTCAGCACGAGCTTCTTATTGAACAACTTCAATTCACAGGAGATGAAACTCCCCAGGTGAATGGCTCCTATCGTCTCAATTTTAACCACCCTGTCAAGGAACTTGTATGGGTTGTGAGTCAGCCCAAATCTGGAAACCGATTCAATTACGGTGAACTCACCGACCCTCGGGTGGAACCTGTGAAGGATGCAAACCTTCAACTCAATGGTCACGACCGTTTCGACAAGCGTGAAGGTTCCTATTTCCGTCTGGTACAACCTTTCCAACATCATACCCGTATTCCTCAAAAGAATATCTACGTGTACTCCTTCGCTGTCAAGCCCGAGGAGCACCAACCTTCTGGAACGTGTAACTTCTCTCGTATCGATAACGCAACCCTCAAGCTAACCCTCAATTACACAAATGATGCCAAGACTGGTTTCAACAATGATGACAAGGTTAAAATCTACGCAACTTCCGTTAACGTACTACGGATCCTAAGTGGTATGGGCGGGCTTGCTTATAGCAACTAGATGCTGTTTATTTAACATTATCACTATAAATTCAAAAAATAATACTCCTGAACGGGTTGACTACCATTATAAATACATTTAAAGAAATGTGTGTTTATAAGTGTACGAACCCAATGAACACTATCATATCAATTCCCGCATTGCCTCATGTTGCGTTTATGCAAGTTCAAACCGACAAGTATACAATTATTGACGCTAATATCGTCGAACGCGTATCGAAATATAAATGGTATTTGCATGCGGCAACCGGTTACGTTACACACTCGTACAACAAATCATCCGGTGATATTCCAGTTGCAAACAATCAAACACATATGTATCTACACCAATTCATAATGCAGACTATCATGAATATTGAACCAAAAGAAGGATATTCTGTCGATCATATTAATTGGAAAAAGATTGATAACAGGTGTGCAAATCTGCGTCACGTGACACAGAGCGTTCAAAACATGAATCGAGAAACACGAAATTGTGCGAATCGAACGTATCCACCAGAAGAACTTAACATTCTTGGTGTGTATGATTACCCTAAACATGTGCGTTACGATAAGTCACAGATGAGGTTTATCATCGAAAAGCACCCTCAATTGGTCAAGGAAGGGAAGAAACAAATTTCAGGGACAAGAAAAGGAAGCATAACCAACAGGTACCATGATATTATGATTAAGGGTATTGCACTTGACGAAGAATTTTCTATAGAACAATCTGACATCAGTCACCTCTTTATGGAATCGTTTAATACATTTACAGGCATTGTCAAACTTTTCCATGTGCACATGGAGTCTTCATTTTTCGATGAAACCTTACCAAGGATACAACCAACGTTTCAAGGACATCTTCAAATTATCAGTAATCAGATAAACGTAAGAACTGAATATACTAACATAAAACACGACGAATCGAATACTGGCATTGTATACAACGGGAATGTAGTATGTGAAGATGAATCTATGACACTCACGCGAGATATGATACCTAAATATGTGAACTTCACGAAGGAAACTGCAAAAATCGGATGTCGATTTACATATGGTCGACGTGTCGATGGAAAGAATGTGTCTAAGCAGATAAGCGCATCATCTAAATCAGTCACTCTAAAAGTAAAATTTGATGAGATGATTGAAAACTTTTCAAAAATTGTTGTCTGATACCTTTCTTTTTATCATTTCCTAAAATCACGTTTAGGTATTTTATTATACTATAAAATAATGGATCCTCCAGTTATGTTACCGATTTTTGTAGCGCCTCCAATATGCAAAATGTTATGTTGTCGTCGAAAAATAATTAAACCTAAAGAAAGGAAACCGGATTTATAAAAATGTCAGTCGTGTCAGATAACATGTCAGAGTGCAGTACTGCATCATCGTGTAGTGTCGCATCGAATCATGTGGTTGAGAAGTATATGAATATGTGTAAGAATCGCGAAATCAAAAACCGTCATAATGTACGTTTGTGTGATTATCAAAGGAAGATATCACACAAAACGATTGAAAAACATGAATTGGACTCGAGGAACCTGAAAACTCAAATGTTTTATGTATTGATTCGGTATTATTTACTTGTTTTGTATTTTATTCTTTCAGTTTCGCAACATCATCTTGATATTCCAGTTATTGATGTATTGAACGCGAAATTCAGAGGAATTGTAATGCCATTTGTGACGGACATGAGGTTAGCTGTACACACATTCATTAATACCTAAAGAGCATCAATGAATATATATATATAGATTATAAATACAAATACCATGTATTGCAGGGCGATAACAAAAAAAGGCACTCCGTGTATACACACAACGAAAAACAAATATTGTTGGTCACACACTCGCAAATACGAGAGTTGTCCAATATGTATGGATGATATGCAAACGTCTTCTCGACTTACATGTGGTCATATATTTTGTATCAGCTGTTTGTCACAATGTGATTCTACATGTCCATTGTGTCGCAGGGAAACGAATGTTTCAATTCCTTTGGAAACACATACATGTAAGTCGTTGTTACTGTATATGATGAAAGATTTCGAGACTGAATGTAGTGAGTCCATAAGGGCTAAACGAATGCATGGGATATTTGACTTTTTCATATCTTCGCATGTATACTTTTCGCATGATAGGGTTTTATTAGATTCTGTCCAAACCCGTTTATACTATTTTAAAAAATTGGGTTTTGATATGGACGAACATATACGCCGAGTATCGTCTATTTGTCAGCGTTTATAGTTACTTTGGGTGCATGACTTTCCACTTGAGCGAGCATGCTTTACTGATGGCGGCAAACTTCTCTTTTCCGTTAAAACTACTGTATTCATCGGAGTTTTTGAGAAGTTCGTATTCTTGTTTAATAAATAAAGCATAGGCACTTGGAACTCGTTTCTTTTTCGTTTCAGGCTTTGCAGATTCAAGAGTATCAATACGTGCGCTAAGAGCAGACACCATAGATGTTAGTTCCGAGATAGACATTATAATAATAAATATAAATTATCTTTAAATGGTTACATCGAATTTAAAATATCTTCTTTAAAAAGTGTATCATAAGCATTTTGTTTCGTAATTATCTGATTTGATTCTTTGTTGTGAATTCGTTTATACGTATATACACTGGCAATCGAAACACCTCCACTTAAAAGAAATAACATCATGTCGGTCATATTATCTTATGACAATAATAAACAAATAACATAACGCATTAATATGATACCTTAAGAAATGAAGATGTCGTGAATATGAAAATCTAAAATGTTACAATCTGAGAAATTAAACATGTATTTGGATAGCATTATAGCGGAAGCAGCGATATGTGCAAAACACGAGAAGGCGAATGAGATAAGCATTAAACATTTCAAACTTGCGTTGCGATTAATTAAGTAGTTATTTCGATTGATATAACATTATTTCTGTACAAATACGATTTTTAGTGTATCTATCATCTTCAAATACAGAATTGAGAATGTTTTCAGTTAGCAATGTGTTGTAAGAACAACCATAATGTTTTTTCATATGCATACGTATAAAACGAGCAAGGTCGTTCTTTTTCGATGATGTATATATATTATCAACAATATCATGAATGCTCGTTTGTGAAAGGTTTTCTAGGGAATGTTCTTTCAAATAATTTTCATAGTGATATTTTGCAAATGCAAAAGAAAGTTGTTGTATTGTATGAACATATTCGTTCTTCATATACTTTTAACTATTTTATTTTTTATGTACAAGTGCGCAGATAATTAAAGAAATGAATTGTATGTAAAATGTAATATGCTCATGTTCAACTTTATATGTTTAATATGTTGGTTGCCCATGTTAAGATTTTCTCATATAAACATTGTAAGACGTATTTTCTTTTATCTGATTGAATCAAACGGTGCAATGGCAATCAAAATGACCCAGTGGTATGGTTCACTGCATCGTAATTCATTTGTAGTGAACCGAGTATACGACGATATTCTTGAACATTCATATAGCTACACGTGTAAAACATTTCAGAAATCTATGAAAATACCCTTGCATGAACGATATACAATTAATAAATCCCCAATAGCATCTGGGAGCATTGGTCAAGTATATAGAGGAATAGAAAAACTGACAGGGAGAGAGATAGTTATTAAAGTTCGTCACCCAAATATAGGTACGGAAGCATCGGTCTATGTGCGAATCATAACGTGTTTCATTTCTTGGATGACGTGTGTATACACGGGACATTCAATAAAAAGTATACTTGATGTTGATGCGTTCTTTAAAAGTTATATGGAACAAATTGATATGGGACACGAAGCACAAAATCTAAAACGTCTGAGCGAAGATTTTAAAGACAGTTCAATGGTAATAATACCAGAGCCCATCGAATGGTCTGATGATATTTTGGTAATGACATATCACACGGGTAAATCATACGACGATATCAAAGATGACCTATGCCTTTATCGCAAGGTTACCCTCATGCTATATATTATTATACGAGTAATGACGATGACAAATGGATTTTTACATTGTGACCTCCATAAAGGTAATTGGAGATATAATGCAGAATCAGATGCCATCATATTATATGACGCAGGACATACTGCTCATATCGATAACGAGCGAATGCAACTTATTTTAAAGAAAATGTATGACGGTGGTACGATTCTTGAATGTTTGAAAGATTACATAAATTACGGTACTGATGACAAAATAAACAATTTTGATTTAGATGAATGGTTTGTAAATAATAAACATTTCGTCGAAATTGGTATGGGCAATGTTCAACCACGGAACGTTATGAGGGGAATGATAAAATTTTCAGAGGACAACAAAGTGTCAATTAATCATGGCGTATTGTCTATTTTATTAGCGAATATTTCGCTTGAAACTGACCTTTCGGAACACGGTTTTGTATCACATCCTGATGCCATGAATGACATTCTTAAAGAGGAATTATCTATGTGTTTGCAGCATAATTCATTTCAGCAACATCAAGAGTTTTTAAAGAGTGTAATATGCAACAAAGATACATTCACGATGTCTACTTTGGATGTAAGTTTATTTTATGATATAAAAGAAAGAACTATTGAATAATTATGCCACCTATAACTGATACGAGGACGACATTAGAAGCGAAACATAGATCAAAGTTGAACGACATAATATCGAAAGATAACATCAAACAAAAGATGGTTGAAGTGGAAGAATTAAAAAAAAGAATAAAAGAAACATCAGATTGGAGTGAAAGATGTAAACTTGATGCACAAATAGAGCACATTACACAATTGATATCATACGAACCTGATAGTGTAGAATATATGTTGTCAGTTGCGCCAATTATTCAAAGATATACGGACGATTCTAAACCAGATAATGAACAATTGAAGGAAAAGATAAATAATTTTATACATAAAAGTACCAATCACGACAAGGGTAAAATGTATGATGAGTTTATGAACATAACTGAAAATGTACCTATGGTAAACGAGTCACAATGTACGTACACATGTACGACGTGTAATGTGTCTCGTACTATGTCACTTGCAGAAGCAACAATGATTTGTCCAAAATGTGGACATGCGGAGATTAATTTTGAGATGGGAACACAAAATATGAGTTATGATCAGGAAATTAATTCGGATGTTAATATATGTTTTGCATATAAACGTATCAATCATTTTAACGAATGGATAGCTCAATTTCAAGCGAAGGAATCAACTCATGTGCCACAAGAGATACTCGACAATCTACGTTATGAATTTAAAAAGGCTCGTATCACAAATATGTCTGAAATAACACAAAAACGTGTAAAAGAATTATTAAAAAAATTACGTTACAACAAGTTTTACGAACACGTTCCTCAGATTACAAACATGTTAAGCGGTGTAACACCACCCACGATGCCAGCACGATTAGAAGAGATTTTAAGAAATATGTTTAGGGATATACAAGAACCATTTGAGAAGTATAAACCAAAAGGTCGTTCGAATTTTTTATCATATGGGTATTGTTTGTATAAATTTTGTGAATTGCTTGGTCATGATGAATTCCTTGATAATTTTCCTCTTTTGAAAAGTAGAGAAAAGCTATATCAGCAAGACTGTATATTCAAAAATATATGTAAAGATTTACATTGGGAATTCATTGCAACAGTTTAAAAGAATAAGTCGCATGGTAATTAATGATTGAAGATCATCTTGACGCGGACACAATTACTGTTCCTGGACAACAATACGCTCTCATATCAATTGTAAGCGAGCAGAGTAATCAGAAACACCCTAAATGTGGAGTAAAAATCCGTGGTGTTTTTAATTCTAAGGAAGACGCACAACATCATGCCAAAAAACTACAAAAGATCGATAAAACATTTGATGTTTTTCTTGTAGAGATGTATAAATGGTTGCTCGTTCCTCCTGATATCGAAAATATTGAGGATCGTACGTTTTCGGACGAGAGGTTGAACACTATTGTAAAAGAATTTAAGGATGAGCAAGTCAGAGCACAAGAAGTTTTTGAGAGTCGGAAAGAGGACCTAGTCAATGGAAAGGTAGACCCAATGGATGGTATCAACGAGGATCCAAAATAATGCACATGAAGTTGTCGATATGTATAATGAATTAATAAAATCACTTGATATTTAATTTATGATAACTTAATAATTTAAAACAATAACATCATATCTTTAATAAGGATGGAGACAGAAAATATTAAACGTATAGCAGAGGAGGAATATATAATAATGAATCTTGATTCAAGTCAAATGCAATTTGATGGTCAATACTGGAATGTTTTAAATTCCAAAAATACTATTGGATTCGATGAACCAATACCTTATGTTACGAGTATAGAGTTAATAGAATCATATGTTCCAAATACTTTTTATACTATTGAATCGTATAACAACTCTTTTACTTTCGGCACTTGCATGGAATCATATGTAATCAATAGGTTCAATGATAATGAAATTATAACAGGGGTAACCGTATATACATTGAACGATGGATTAAAAGAAATTCCAAATATCAGTGACACTGTAATAAGAGAAGTTGCAAATATGTCAATAAATACGAGGGAGTACACTAAACTTCTTTCTAAGCAATTATCAACCAACTTATATTCAACCTTTGACCAAGTTACATATAACATAATACACACTCACGCTGCAATTTATGAAAACGAACAGATTGTTGGATATACAGTGACATTCTTTGTTAACGATACATGTGAATACGTCTTAAACGATTTTGAATTATTTCAAGAATGTAAACGTCGATTAGTTATTAGGAATAATTTAGGGATGGTAGTAAAAAACGAGACGATGTCGTTGTATAAGAGTAGCATTTCGTTGAGTATATGTAGTATAAATGATTACGACGGAGACAAACGATTTGATTTGTATACTGATTCTATTGATGATTTACCAACTAATATAAGAATCGATGTTTATACAGATCAAAGTATTATATTGCAATCTATGAATTATAATGAAAAGGAATTCATAAACACAATACAGAAAGCATTACATCTTCACATTGCGCATATTTTTTTTAAATATCAAAATTTCATAAATCAAATTATGCCATTCCTACAATTTATAGACCTGCATTTGAATATAGAATTGAACGAAAATAAAAGAAAAATAAATTTTCTTTCGAAGCACGACCATAAGTTTTTTATTGATTTTACAGATAGAAGTTCAATACACAAAATTGCTGGGTACAAACAACAAATGTATTTTTCTCACTCGTCTGATATAATTGATATGTTTTCGTTAGTTGCGGATAATATAACTACATCCATAAGTGCGAATGAAATACGTTCAATTGTCGATAAAAAAGAAAGTGTCATTGCTGAGAGTACATATGCAATATTTCAGATATTCAAATCTATATATTTTGCAGAAAAATCGAGGAATATAAAGGGAGTGGTTAATTTACAGGATAATTCAATCATAAATTGTAATGTAATATCGACTAATATTAAATATATAAACGGGTATTCTTTTGATGATAATAAGCATGTGACACAAATTGTAGAAGATAGCAATATTACATCATTCGGTATTTTTTTGAATAAAACATCGGATTTAATATTCCCTACAAAAAAGTCGTTTTTCAATATGTTAGTTGATAAAGTTGATTCCTCTGATAATGAGATAATTCCAAATATAAGAATAATTGATTTTGATCCCGTTAACAACAAGTTTGACTCACTATTAAATGACAAAACTTTTATTGAAAATATAGAATATACAATCAAAGCCCAGGTAATAGAAGGTGATTATATATATGATTTTTCAGGGGAACGTTATATCGATTTAGTGTGTGTTGAGATACAAAACGAATTGAAAAGATATAATGCTGGTTATAATAAATTATATCGGTATTATTTCGATGATATATCTGAACTTTATGTAAAATCATCTAAGGGTAATTTAAGTGATATAGTAGCGCGACAACCGAGAAATTTTGGACCAATCACCAAATTATCAAATATAACGCTGGAGTTTAGACGGTCTGACGGAAATATTTATGATTTCAAATCGATTCCTTTTTATCTTACACTCATTATAAAATATCTGAAACCAAAATTACATACACAATCGGTTTAAGGATAATAGATGTAGCATAAGTATATGAGTCTTAATTATTTCAAAGACGAAACGATTAAGGTTTGTTTTCAGAAGGGTTGGGAAAATGTTTCAATTCCGCTGTTATGGATGCTTTTCGTCGAGGAAGTTGGTGAGCTTGCAAGTGCTATTAGACGTACAACTAATAACTTTACTGATAAAAAGAAAATTTACATCGAAGGGGAAATAATGGATGTATTAAGTTATTTATTTCAAATCGCTGACCGGTTCAATATTGACCTTGATTCTGCATGGGAAGAACATAGACAAGTAAAGAATTACAATCGGGTATATCGCAACATCAAAGACGTTTCATCTTGAAAAATAGAATATATTTAATATTAAATGACAAGCGCAGACTCTTTTAAAACCATGTATAAAGAATTTTTGAACGAGATCATCAAGGAGTTTCCCGATAATGATTGTGCAAAAAATGAAAAACTTGCTACTTTTACATATTCTGGTGACCATATTAAACGATTTATGAAACGGCTTAATACACCAAAGGATCATGGTGAACTGATAACCGGAAAATCTGATTTACTGTTTTCATCTGAATGTCAATTGATTATTGATTTAGGACTTAATAAATGTTGGGATACCTCGAGCGATGAAGCTAAAGCATCCATATGGCAATATTTGGGTACGTTAAACATGTTATCTTCAACAATATCCACTATACCAGCTAATATGCTCAAAAGTATTGAATCATTAGCTTCCAAATTGACAAGTCAAATACAAGGCTCAAATTCAAATGATATAGATATGCAGGCATTAATGAAGGGTGTACAAAATATGATGAGCGAATTTTCAGGTCAACCGCAGAAGAAGAAGTCATCACGACGAAAAAAATAGTCGAAGTTAATAATGTTGGTCGCTGCGTGTACTGGAATAGGGATGGGCATTGCATCTGCACTCGCGATGCAAAAAATTGGAAAAAAAAATATGGTCAATGGATTCAAAGTAAATAAACCTAACGATACAAAATCTGCTAAACGATTACAGATGTTGTCTCATATGACAGTAGAACTCTTAAAAATCATTAAACTGAAACATATGCAACATAAAGGATGTAAAATGTTAATTAAACGATTTGATTGTCCAAAAGACATATGTAGAATACAAGAACGGTCTGGTGTCAATAGACATGAAGTAGGTTATACTGTTAACAAAGGTGAATCCATCGGTTTATGTTTAAAACACGATGGCGAAGAAACAAACAATAATACAATGAAATTTGTTTATCTGCACGAATTAGCGCATGTGATGTCATCAAAATATGGTCATGGTGATGAATTTTGGAATAATTTTGCATACTTATTGAAAATTGCAGTGAAAGCAAACCTATATAAATACGAAGATTTCAATAACACAAAAGGCAACTATTGTGGTAAATCAATAGAATACACACCATACATAAAATAAAAACGATAGTAATGGTAGTACTATGGATAGACAATCCTGAGGTTTTGTTCCATAAATATAATTTATGGCCGCGCAAGGATGATTCATATGAAGAATGTATGAACAGTGTTTCCCGGTTCATTATTATTTGTTGTACATACATTGCACTTAAAAGAAAACGAACAACATTTGTTATAGCCGGTTTGTTATTTGCAACCATCCTAACGCTTTATAGCAAACGACTGGTTCGCAAAACCCCTAAGTTGAAAGAGGATATTAAAGACGAAATTTTGAATGACGAAGACGAAATTCGTTATTCTGATAATTTCGCTCATACAGTGTATGGTCAAATAAATCACAATAAAAAAATATATAATGGAGAGTAATGTACAAACAGACAAGGGGTATAAACGATGAATCGTATATGAATAATCAGACAGTGGTTCAATCAAGACCCATGCGATACATGACAGAAACAATACAAACGGACTCCCTTTTGCGACACGCACATCCAGAAAGTATTGATGAAAGTAGTAATCTTCGCATGTATCCAACACGATTGAATACGATACAACGTGATAATTGTGAATTGTATGGTACAGCACCTTTTAGAATGGCACGGTTACCATCTGAGATAGATATTGAATCATCATTACAGTTTTCTACACAGCCAAGGACAATGGAAAATGGAAAATTGGTAACAGAGAAGACATTTCAATTTGTAGATGATATACAAATCGATACATTTATTAATATAGTTGACAATGATATACGCTCGCGGTCTACACGTGTAGACCAACGAAATCAAACATCTCAAAACATGAATTGCAGAAAATAACTTCGTCTTTAAAATATTCGATAAGTAATAATGAATACATCATTACGGCCTGATTCGATTACATCACAACAACCGAAAAAGCAAGGTACGCATGTAACCACTAACCTTTTTCGGTTATCTAATACCACAGTAGACATCGAGTCACAACTTAAAGGTCTTGGTCAACGATTAAACAAACTGCCGGTTGCCGCACCGATGCCGGACCTGTCAAACAGTGCCTCGTCTGCTAATCGAGATACAATGTACCCGGAAGGTTTAGAAACACGTACGAGACGTGCGTGTAACGTTCTATCTGCTGTGAAAATAGATCGTTTTGAATATCCTTTATTAGACCATCAAAAGTATTCAATATACAATGAGTCGCAACGTGGGGGATTTCATACACGTAATAATGAAAAGGACGATTACAAATCTAAATGTAATATATGATATAATAAGTAAATGGATATAATTGCATTGGGTGTATTGACATTAGCGGGATACGAAATGACTAAGCAAACAAAAAAGAAGATCAACAAGGCTCCTAAAATTATTGAGACAAAAGAAGAAGAACCTTCATTTTTAGATGGAAGTCAGACACATTTAAACCAAAAACAATTTTATAGTGGATCACAAGCTCCTGGTGTGAACATGAGTTCGGGTAAGATAAATATATTTACTGGAAGCAACTTAATGGAACATGGCAATCGTAATTGTCGTCCAGAACCTACATCAATGTTCAATCCTCAAAGCGGTAATACCCATATACACGGTGCACCGAACGTCGATACATCTGAAAGATATACTGCTTCAAATAAAATGCATAATGTTCTACCGTTTGAACAAAAACGTGTAGGTCCTGGTATGAATGTAACATCGGATGTAACTGCAAAGGGAGGTTTCCATCAATATTTCCGGGTGCTTCCACAGAACGTTGGGGAGTACAAAAAGAATAACTTCAACCAACGCATGATTCCAGGGAAAATCGCAGTTTCCAAAAGAGCCGATACACCTGATGTTGAAGCGCCTAAATATGATTCATATTATGAGTATGAAGACAGGACACCACTGCAAACCAAATCGGACTTTACAGCATCTACTGTTCGTTCAAACATTCAATGTAAACCAATATGCGCAGCAGTGCAACCAGAATGTTATTTTGGACAAGCCCAGAGTACAACGACGTCCAATTCGACATCAAAAGATACACGGGTTCACGACGCGACTACACAAGGTTTCGGTGGAAATGTATCAATGCCGATGCGAGCACCAACGCATGCAATTTCAGGCTATATTGTAAACGAATCGGATCGAGAGTTATGTTCTGATAATACAAGAAATGCTGCATCTCAATTGGAAGGGACGTATGTATGGGATGCTGATAATAAACTCGATCCTAACAATAGAAGTTCCACGTATACAAATGAAGTTGGACAAGCACATGGAAATACATACACAACATATGCTAAAGCATCCACCGATACCGCTCGCATGACCGCTCGCGAAGGTTCAACATCCAATTATGAAGGTGTAGCACACGGTTATGAGCGTAAAACTGAAACACGGGATTATAATGTAAATAACACACAAAGAGAATCGACATCACATAACTACACTGCACCGTCTAAACATTATTCTTCTGGTGCGACAGTTCAAACAGTTCCCGAGCAATATACAATGAAAGAAGAATCTTTGGTTGGGTACTCACCAGGCCCGCAGGGTATAAGTATTCCTTTAGATTCGTCGGTATTTTGTATGGAGACAAAAAATGACATGACGAGTGAAACACGTGTAAACGTGTCTAAAATGATGAGTTCTAACAACATAAGTAACGCACAACAATTAGGAAGAATGGAACATGCAATGAAAATTCCAGTTGAAAATAATCGAAATACTGACGATTTCCTCAGTGTTGCAAATATCGTACTACAGGATAATCCGTTTGCAATGAGATTAAATTAAATATAATATCATAATGAAAAAAGTTTTCGACATTAATGCAAGCAGACTTAGATACGAACTCTCTTCGATGGGAATGGAATCTGATGGGAGTCGAAGTGATTTGATAAACCGATTACAGCAAGCAGGTGTCAATCACATTGATACGAATAGATGTGTACCACCTGAATTATATAATCACCATGACACACAAAGTGTATACATTGGTTCAAAAAAACAAACTTTGAAATCTGGTGTTCTGAGTATTTCAAATAATACGCATACACTTATTGATGGTAACTTTAATACACAAACTGTAAATATAAATAATTGTTTGAGAATTCACGAAACTTTAGAATTGTCATGCGATACAAAGGGAGAAGAAGGGGATTTACGGATGCGAGCGGGTGTACTGTATATGTTTAGGACAACCGGTGTCAAACCAGGATGGTACACAATATCATTTGGACGTATGATGATTTTCTAAGTTATGATAATATGATAATTTCATTAATAATTGCCTTCATCATAACATTCATATTGATTCTACAAATTACGTTACCTGCCTATACTATACATTTAGATGCAGAAGCAGTACTAAATAAAGTTCCAACGATAATGTATAAAATAAGAAAAATACGTAATAGCGTTTGGGACACTACCAGTATAAGGGAATCAGATTTACTTAAAGAGACTTTAGCAATTTTGGATGAAAAAAATAATGTAGAAATTGGTAGAGACGATGGTGTTATTGAAAGTTCGAACCCAGAGAATGATACCATTCATAGTGCATCAGTTATTGTTACACCGTCATACGTGTGGGGAGGAAAGAAAAGTGAAACACCCGGAAATATAATTGGTATTCGTGTGTTTTCAGCTTTTATATTAATTATTTCGTGTTTTACAATTGGTTTAACATTGTTTCATGACGATTCGAGAGATATTGAGTATTGGCAATTTTATTCATATTCAATTATAAGTCTGTTTACAACGATTTGCATTGGATTACTCGGTGACTTAAAACCAACTCACGGTGTTCGTGAAGTTAAAGATAATACCAGTTCACCTTCATTTATATGCATGTGTATCAACATATTTATATGTGCCTTTGGTTTAATTGCTAACTCCTATAATGAATTTTGAACATCGTATTCAAGAGCATGCATAAATACTGAACGAATAATGCTTTCACCTTTGGTTAATTCTGCATTTTTTATACATTTTAGTAACATAACAATCGTTAACAATGGGGTTGTACAATTCAAAAGTTCTTTCATTGCACATTGTAATAAGGATGCGATATGTAAATCCCTGTTTTGCAAGTACAATTCACGTGTTATACGGAAACCATTAAATAATAAACGAAATCCTTTTTGTTTTGTAGTTCTTTCGTCTGATTGAAGCATGATGCCAAGAGGTGTGATATATAAATCAGGTGCCAAGTCTAAGAACAAAAATAGTAGTTGCACATCATCTGGAACATCATCATCATAAAGATATTCACATGTCATATCACCTAATTTTTTTAATTTGGGTACATGAGTCATGTTATAAAGTGTATCATATTCAATTGAATCAGTCGATTGAAGTATTCCAGATGCACTATCGATAACCCACGGATTAATAGTATTTTTTGTTTTCATGAGCATTTCAATACTTTTGGTCTTGGCACTGTAACGTCTTTTATTTTGCCACCAATGTGTTAATTCATCCATGGGAATATCTGCAATAGCTTCCAATGTTACTGGGTCGTGTGTGTTATATGTTGCTATATCATTGATAGCATCACATAATATTTGCTTATTTTTACATAAATGAAAAGAAATACCAAAGTGTATTGCAACTTGATTCAATATTTCTTTTCGTTTTAATCTATATGGATTTTTTGATTGTATGTATTTGTCAACACAATTCATAAAAATAATACTATTGAAATCTTTACATTATATTCATATATTGTATGGGTCGAGAAACTTATACTTTTCTTGTCAATAATATTGAAATACTTTTTAATAACAGGAATTCTATTATAAAGCTGAAGAACAAATCACTTTTACCAAAAAGTATAACAAATATATATAAGTCGAAACACTATAAAATATATGATCATGGTGTCATATGCCATGACATGGTTTATGACTTAATGTTTGAATACTCTATCACGAATCAGCCAAAGGTTTTTGATTGGAAGATGTATTATGCGGTATATCATTTAAATATAGAGACAAAGTTTGAGAGCGAATCACATATGTCAGAAGAGGAGAAAACTATAATTTATTTCATAAAATATGGTTTTTGGTATCGTATGTTTATTCCCAACATAGACATACATATGGTGAAGGAATACAGAGCTTCATATGATGATTTGCATCAGATGTCTGTAATTGATGCAAGAACACATATGATAGAAAATAAAAGACCGATTACATTCTCTCGATGGATATATTTAGCTTCAAACTTCAATAACCTTAATAATATACGTCACGATCAATTATCTGATCACTATATAACAAACGGCAAACATACAGGTTTATCTTCAGTATGTTTTGATCATAATCGTTTTATGTGCGATTATCCATTGAGTATACGTTTAATTTTAAATAAAAACTATGATTTTAGTTTACTCACAAAACCACGTGTAGCTCAATTTTATGTTGAACATAAAAATACGATTACGAAGTATAAATCGTCTGTTGTATTTTTGGAAACAGATTTCGTACGGGAATTCGTAAATGACCGTCGCGTAAATTACGACAATGACATGTCTGTCAACAATGCGTACATTTATTTTGTTAAGGGATATGCCGAAAACAGTGATATACGGCAATATATAAATAGGGTATACAAACTAAAACGTTTCTTTAAAATGCAATGTCGCGAGGCGCTCGCACAGGTTCCTTTTGGAATAATGAGATATTTGCTTGAGTTTAAGTTATACATGTGAGTATTATAATATTCATATTATATAAAGATGTCAAACTTTAGCGGTCCTCCAAGAAGCGAAATGGTAAAACTTACAGAAATGATTTCACAAAACGTCAAAAACAATAAGTTAAATTTTAGAAAAGGTCAAGGAAGAGTGTATAAAAATATGTCATTCGGACAAAATATGGTCAATAATAGAAATACTGTGAGTACTCGAACAGGATTTAAACTTGGTATCAAGTACGAACCAATGTATATTCAGGTACACGATCCAAACAAACATGTATATGTGATGTACTTTAGACTTATCCCGCAAGTTCAAAAAATAAAGAATCACCAAACAAAGCGTTTACAATTATAATTATTGTATACCCGGACGATATTCAAGAACGTCCTTACCCCTGGAAGTTGTTGATACACCCAATGGCATTAACTCACGTGGTTTCGAAATATAGTCGATATACTTGGCTTGAGAAACTGCGTTACCCATGACCATTGGCGTGACAGTATTGAATACATGGGCGTTAAGGTCTTTTATACCAGTGTTAAGAGGTTGACCAAGAACGATCATTCGATAGTTTTGAAACATGAAAATCATAATGTTTAAGAGCTCATCGTCAGACTGTCTAGAAATGGTTATTCCTGTTTGTGTCTTGACAGTTCGAACAACTTCGTTTTGTAAATAATTAACATTAGCATCCGAGAAATATTTTGTTAAAAAAGGGTTTACCTCTATTCTCAGTATATTCAAAGCTTTCGTAAGATGCCTCATTATATAATACAAATATATTTACAACCTAAAGAAATCGTCTATACACATTACAATAAAACCTTCAATGGCGTACGACCATCTTTTCTGCATGTTTGATAAACCAGAAGTAATCGAGGAATCTAATATTTTTGCGTGTAAAGCATGTAAACGCATGACACTTGACGACGATATTCGAAATGGGGTTGTAGTTTGTACATCATGTGGAATGGTGAATGAAAACACTCTGATAGATGAAAGTGCAGAATGGAATTTTGGTGGCGAGGAGGCAATGTTTAGTAAAGATCCATCCCGATGTGGTGGTCCGGTGAATGCTTTACTATCCAAAAGTAGTATGAGTACAATGATAAGCACTGCTCGGTCAAAGGGGAATAACTTTACAATGGTACGCATTCACCAGCAACAATCTATGGATTATGTTGAACGCAGTCTGTACCATGTATTTGAAAATATATTCAAGATGGGTAACGATGTTGGGAATTTGTCGAGTACAATAATTGAACAAGCAAAAACATATTACAAAGAAATATCAGAAAAACGCCTTTCTCGGGGTTCTATAAGAAAGGGATTAATTGCTTGTTGTTTGTTTTTCGCGTGTAAGAAACACAATGTCCCGCGTAGTATAAAAGAGATATCTCAAATATGCAACATACGTGTATCTACCCTGAACAAAACAACCAAAATATTTGTTGAACTGATGGGCAACGAAACAAAAAATGTTAATGGCTTCCACGAAGGTATAAATGTTGAGAATCTTATATCTCGGTTTTGTAATGTCTTTGATTTTGAATCGAAACAACAACATTGTATTTTGAGAGATGTTCGAAAAGTCCACGAATACGTAACAAAGCATAATATTTTATGTGACAAAACTCCGACAAGTTTGGCATCAGGTATGATTTACTATGTTCTTGTGATGAGGGGATATGCAATAGATAAAAAGTTTATTTCTGAAAAACATAAAATTTCAATAGTAACATTGAATAAAATGCAAACTGTTTTGAACAATTCTGATGTTAATAGTATATTTACATGAAAAGAGATGTAAGCATACCACTATGAAACGAATATACGTTATAACATAGCGCATATGTTGATACATATTTTTTTGTATATATATCATCAAGTAAAGTACTGGTTTTAATTCGTATATAATCATTTTCAACGAAATTTATTTGCCCACTCGGATGTCCTGATTTAGGTTCCAAACTTGAACAGAATGAATATACGTTTCGCATATGTGCATAATTTCTGTAAAACGGCATCACTATTTCTAACTCCAATGGGTTAAATATTCGGTCGTTAATTCTAATTTCTGTTGTTGGAAGATAAGTGAAAGGAACTGATTCATTGTTTATATCGAAACAAACTGCCATAAACAGTAATTTAATTGGTAAATTAAATGCCTCAATTGAAGGATACGAAATGCCTGATGAACCTTTACCATTTATGTTTTGCGTCAATTGTATTTCGTCCTTTATATGTTTTATAACTGGTACTATGTATTCGTGTGTTTCTTTCTCTCTGATTAATGTGCGTTCCTCATCAGTGGGGATTATATATTCTACAAGGAGTTCGGCAAATGTGTTAGTGTCTGGTAACGAGGACGTTGCAAACATACTTTGTTCGTTTCCCTCAATGTCGTAATCTACAAGTATTTCCAACTTTACGTTAAATCCATCGTCAGACAAAACGATTTGTATTTTAAAGTCAGTATCTGGGTTATATTCGAGTAACTTAGACCCTTGTTCAAATTCAACTTCCACTCGCAATGTATCATTATCAAGCAATAGTAAAGGAAATGGTTCTTTATGTTTCTCGGCAAACCACAGTGGTACCGGTATATACATATGAGGTGATGCGACATGAGATATGAGCCGACTGTTTTTGATATCATAATCACCTATCATATGCCTAAAATTTGGTTTACTTCCATGTAATGCATTAAGTAATATATATAATCCGTCGGAATCTATATCACATAATGTCACTCTTGGTGTATATATTTTTAATCTTTTGATGCATCGAATTCCAAAATTATTCTTTATGTAATAGGGTAAAGGACCACCAGTTATCCCGGTAGATGACCTCATAAATTGTTCAATATTTATATGGATATACATGTTCGTAATAAAATTATGTTCAGTTTCTGGTATTACAATTATACTTGATACGGAACTATTTAATTGTATTTGAGTTTTAAAAGGTAATATGAGTTCTTCAGATGACATGTGAGAGTGTCGTTTATATTTAATTTTAAAACATGGATTACACTCTTCTGTTTGTGCATATAAGTCATCATCCTGTAAGCCGACTGCGGCGATCTGATGTAGTGACCCCCTGCCAACATTTTCATCTGCTGTTTTACATTCCATTATTAATACATAGATTTCAAGACTTTATATCTTCTGTGTCAACATGTACAACGTCATCATCGTTATCAATTTCTGCATCTACGTCACCTTTAGAAAATGGGCGTGTAAGCATATTAATTAAATCGTCAGACATAGAAGGTGTTGGTGTTCCTCTTGTAACCATAGAACGAATTTCTAACATTTCTTTATATACAAACGCTACAATTAACAATGTGAAAATGGATATCCCAATTGCGAACCGTTGATCGATAGCATCCATTGATATTCATATTTTTATAACACCTTTGATTTAACGCACAAAAAAGCTTAAGAAATATGGTACTTTACAATATAACTAACAAACCAAGTACATATCAATGGATTCTCTGGAGACATTCGAAGAAGTTTGGGGTATCAATGAAAAAAACCCCTTTACCTTTCCTAAAATAAATGACGTCTACGTCATGGCAATCAAGAATGTTAAATTTACACAGGATATGTGCACAGAGGCAATTCTTGAACGTTTCACAGATTACAGCAACCAACTCATTAAGATTTATAACGACCTTCAAAAAGCAAAACTGATTATGAATGATGATAACGATAAAACGATGAATACACGTGCACGTATTAATCGACTGCTTGAAATGGTTTACTATTGCAAAAATATAGCTATTGGTTTCAGACGTGTGCACGAGGCATCAGATCTTTCACGCGACTTTCGAGATAATACAGATGCATCGCTTTTCAGGTTCAGGGCAATTGAACCAAGCGATAATACACCGTATCAAAATTTACTTCTATACGTATTGAACCATTTGTACAACCATGGTTATAGGAGATATAATGGGGATGTGTACAAACCGATTTTAACAAAGGAGGGTTATAATACTCATGCATGGGAGGTGGTAGATACAATCATTAATGTGGTATATGGGTGTGCTCAGAAAGAAATTAATTACGACCAATTTCTAAATTTTACTAATCGGTCTGATTCAAGTAGAGCTGTCGGTGAATATTTAACGAACTGCATAGATTCACAATTCGGAAGTATAGAAAAAGACCGTACCGTGTTCTCGTATCGTAATGGGGTATATCTGGCAAGCGATAATGAATTTATACCGTATACTGAAACCATCCCGGATGATATCATATCATCAAAATATTTTGATGTTAAATTTGATTCTTTTGATGCAAAGACGTACGAAGATATAGAAACCCCACTTTTCGATTCGATTTTACAATACCAGGATATAACAGACGATGTAAAATACTGGGTGTATGTTTTTATGGGGCGTCTCATGTATAACATTAATGAGAATGATGGATGGCAAGTAATATTCTTTTTCCAGGGACAGGCAGGAACTGGAAAGTCAACCATAGCCAATGTGTGCAAATCATTTTACAGTGACGAAGATGTTGGCATTATGTCAAATAACATACAACGTAAGTTTGGTTTATCAGATATCGTTGATAAAAAGATTTTTATTGCCCCAGAAATCAAGCGGGATTTCTGTCTTGAACAAGCAGAATTTCAATCCATGGTTTCTGGAGATACAATGTCTATTGCCGAGAAGTACAAAAAATCGCGCTTTGTTACATGGAATATACCGGGTGTCCTTGCAGGAAATGAAACCCCTGATTTTATTGACAACTATGGTAGTATTCAAAGACGCATCATTAGCATTCGATTCACGAAGAAGGTGTCAAATGGAGATATGATGTTGGGTAAAAAGCTTAACAGTGAAATTGCCAGAATTATGCATAAGTGCAATATGGCATACAGAGATGCTTGTGATAAATATGCAAAGGACGATATATGGAAACACCTTCCAACATATTTTGTTGATAATCGAAATGCCATGGCCGCTGCAACAAACCCTTTGATACATTTCCTATCATCCGGTAAACTGAACATAGGGGATGGTTCGATGCCAGAACGTGAGTTTATTCAATTGTTCAATATGCATTGCACTGACAACAACTATTTGAAACCTCGATTTAATCCAGATTTTTATACTGGTCCATTTACACAATTTGGGATCAGTATCAAAAAGAATCATCAATTTTATTGGCCGCCTGCCGGTATACCTGGTTCACGTAAAATAAAAGGGACGGCATTTATTGGGATTGATGCGAATCATGAATCAGCAGGTCTTGAAATTGATTCTGATGAAGATTGAGCAAAAAAATTTAATCCTTAACGTTTGAAATAAATCCACTGGGTGGTTGTACAAAATCATCTGGTAACATGGCATGTCCGGATGAAAATGGATTCGTCTGGTCTGTCAACATACTACCCATGGTGTGATTCACATGAGAATGACTTGCTTCATCCGCCCGTATAGCCAATATTACATCACGCATAGTAGCATCTTTTGACAAATTCCAATAATTTAACGCTATTTCTGGTGCCAATATTTGTTTCCATTCGGATGCGTCAGAACCCTCTATATCTATATTATGTATGGCGTGTGTGTAGGTTTTTACAGCTTCTTCCTCAAGATAACCGACAAAGCGATGACATGTTTGCGGTGTGCATATATACATAGCAAGAAATACATTGAAGAATATACCCTGTGCGCCCAACACAGCAAGTCTAAATGCTACACCAGGTTGTTTCAAGGACATAAAAGTAAGCAGGTGCATCCGTTCATTCTCTGCCTCTTCAAGTAATGTTCGTATCCATCCATGATCGCGCTTTAGTGTACGGAGTGATACCATATGTCGCATCATTGCAGCAACCATACCTGGAACTCCTGCAACCGTTTCAAGAAATATAAATCGGTTCAACCACTCCTCGCGACTTAACTGTTTATCAGCATTGTAAGACGTGATAAAATCAAAACCATGTCGGGTTGCTTGAACTGCTTTATATGATACCATATCCCTCATACCAATAGGTAATCTATGTGATGGTTTAATATTTGATATAGTCCTCATATCATACTGTGGATGAAATAGCATATACGAATTCTTTTTAATTTTTAAAGGTTTGATCATTTTATGTGTAACGGAACGTATAACATTTCTGGATGCAAGAGAATACATTATTATAACAAATATTAAGAACTTTAAACTATTCAATTACTTTAAATGATGTACTTTATATATTTTGTTACATGTATTGCTATATATACGTTCTTTTCGAATGTGTTACACGTTTATGTAGCAACATCAAACATTAATAATGCCTTATCTATGCACGCAATGTCAGAAAATTATTGTATAATAGTACAGTCTACTCGACGAATAATGACCTATGCTTCAGGTTATGACAACAAAAAGCTTATTCTAAATGAGCTTGAAGTAATTTCTAAATATATTTCAACTGAAGACAACTTATACAAATATTTATATGTTTTGTGTTAACTACTTGTAGCATTTAAACCAGTATATTATTATAATTTTTTCCTCATCAATAATAAATGAAAGTCGCGTTTATATTAGGACCTCTCGGACACAAATATCAAGGTACATATTATGATAAGTTTGTTATTAACGACACCCGTCCATGGTTAAAAACAGTACCAAGGCGGTTTCATATAGACGATAATGGATATAAATGTTCAGCTGATGCGGAAAAAAGATATGTGCGTATAGATTTCGCTGTTGGATATTGTTTAAAATATTTACTTCCAAATCACGATATAACCTTCATTCATGCAGTTAAAATTTCGGATGCAGTATTCAAAAAATTCGATTTGATTATAAATCAGTTTATGGATCTTCTCATTGTCCCTTTCATGAAAAAATTTGAAAAAAATAAGGTACCTCATCAGCGTTTACGTGAAATATACGCTAAACATGCAAAAAAATTATACCCTCCAGCACCATATGCCAATATGATTTATGATAAATGTAAATACTATAAATTTCTTAAGGATAATAAAATTCCTGTTGCTCCTACAGTATGTATAACACGTCGTCAATTCAAATCAAAGGATAAACGCAAAATCATTAACTCAATTGTACAGACTGCATTTGTTCGGAAATGGGGTAAAGTTTTCTCAAAGCCTGTATATGGTACAGATGGTATAGACGCTACGATACACGCATATGACTATGATATAAGTAAAAAAACATTATTGCATTTATACAATGAAATTGAATCACATCTGCAATATATGTTTAATAACCCCAGATACCCTGCTGTCGTATTCCAAAAGTATATAACAGATTTTGAAACTACAACACCTCAAGTGAGAATGTATTATATTGGGGATACATTTCAATATAGTATACTCACAGATTGTAAAGGAAATACAACACGACCTAAATCGGAGGGGGGAACCGATGATTTTGACATGAAGCCATATCGTAAATTAACAGATCGTGTACTTGTAAAGCTTTCTAAATCATTTTTTCAAAAGAAGGAAAAGTTAGTGACTCGCATTGATTGTGCGTGTTGTCTAAAAGGTAAATCAGGTATTTTTATCAATGAAATAGAATTCAATCCCGGTATGTATCTTCATCTTGATGGAAAACGAAGATTTGAAATGGACGCAAAAATTGCCACACAATTGGCACGTATCATAAAGAAATCCACCTAACAATTTTCGATGTAAGAATAATATGGAATTTCCTAAACAGAAATGGATGTCTTGGTCTGTGTTCAAAAAGAAATTTCCAAAAATAAAAAAGTTGTCTTATGGATATTTTGGTGATACATATAGATACGATAATATCGTATTTAAAGTCATTTATAACTGCAAATCGTCAAGAGAAGAAATTGAAATTCTTCAAACTGTTTCCAAATCAAAATCGCCATTTTTATCTAAATTACGTGCGCACTATTACTGCAAAAATGCAATGTTTTCGGGACACAGAAATCAAGGTGTGTTTAAATGTTGGAATAAATGGATAAAAGTCAAAACTGGAAACGGTATCATACTCGCAATGGATTACAGTGGTAAACCGTTAAGTGATCATTTAGATGAACATCCTTTATCCAAAAAAATGTTATTCATGTTATTATATGCTCTTTATAAATTTAGTGGTATTACTCGGATGCATCACAATGACCCGTATATAACAAATTACACGATAAAAAAAATCAGTAAACAGGATATTACACTGACTGTTTCGAACAAAACATATGTTCTAAAAAATATCGAATATATTCCAGTATTATTAGACTATGGTAAATCCAGAGTAACCAAAATAGATGATAGAGAAACGGATATTTCTATTCTCATGGATAGCTTTGAACTATACACAGAATTGAACTGGCTTGCAAACATGGACAGATATGAAACTGCGTCTAAAATGATTGCACACCATTTTAGTGATTATCAACGCTGACTGAGTTAAACGTATATCCATGTAAAAAAACCACCTAACAATTATCGATATAAGAGTATATGGAATTTCCTACACAGAAATGGATGTCTTGGTCTGTGTTCAAAAAGAAATTTCCGAAACAAAAGAAATTGTCTTATGGATTTTTTGGTGATACATACAGATATAATGATATCGTATTCAAAGTATTTTATAGTTGCAAACGGTCAAGAGAAGAAATTGAAATTCTTAAAACTGTTTCCGAATCAACAACACCATTTTTATCTAAATTACGTGCGCACTACTATTGTAAAGATGCATCATTTTCCGGATACAGAAATAAAGGTGTATTTAAATGTTGGAATGACTGGGAAAAAGTCAAAACTGGAAACGGTATAATACTCGCAATGGATTACAGTGGTAAACCGTTAAGTGAGCATTTAGACGAACGTTCTTTATCAAAAAAAATGTTATTCATGTTATTCTATGCTCTTTATAAATTTAACTGTATTACTCAGATGCATCACAATGACCCCTATGAAACAAATTACACTATACAAAAAATCAGTAAACAGGATATTACACTGACTGTTTCGAACAAAACATATGTTCTAAAAAATATCGAATATATTCCAGTATTATTAGACTATGGTAAATCCAGCGTTACAAAAACATTTGATACAGAAACGGATATTTCTATTCTTATGGATAGCGTTTTAAGTTACACCGATTTAAAATGGGTTGCAAATATGGATAGATATGAAACTGCGTCTGAAATGATTGCACACCATTTTAGTTCTTATCAACGCTGATAGATTTAAACATATCTACCGGCGTTTATATACTCCGTTTTCACTGAAATGCTTATGCAAAATCGACACATGGTGTTAATAACTTAAACGAGTAATTATATGTTTTGTGTTAAATAATTTAAAGCGATATGCATTTGTATATACTATGGCATTCGAATCGGCGCCTGAACGAATTGCATTTATAAAAAATGGAACAATTATAGAAAATAACACATCAATATCTTCTAATTTAAAGATTAATTTAAAATCACATCAGATGAATATGGTAAATGCAATGATGAATCTCGAAAATAACCGTAAAATTGAATGTGATGAACTTCACCTTGATACGAATATAGGTATATGTAGCGATACTGTGGGTACAGGTAAATCATTGTGTATGCTTGCTCTTATAACAGCAAACAAAATCATGAAGAAGCGCAAGTGGTATGAAAAAACAAATGTATTATATAATACTATTGATAATTCTAAAACATCCTATGATATAAATTTAATCGTTGTACCGCACTCTATCACAAAACAATGGATTCATTATATCGAAACGCAAACGCATCTTAACTTTTACTCAGTGTTCAGAAATACACATATTCTACCGATTGATGAAATACGTCAAATTGTCGAGGATGTTAAAATAATACTCATTTCGTCTACAATGTATAAAGCGTTTATTCAAATGAATAGGTATGAATGTTACCAACGTGCTATATTTGACGAAGCAGATACAATATCGATTCCATCGTGTACTCACGTTAATTCTAATTTTACTTGGTTTATTACATCGTCTGTGGAGAATATATTATTTCCGGGTGGGTACTATTATACACCACCGACACTAAACGGCTATATACATAATCGCCATAGCGTCCATGGTGTCAGAAGAAATGGGTATATACGCGATATTGCTCGTATTATTTCAGATGCTGATAATAACGTGTTAAAAAAAATTATTTTGATTAATGACCCAAAAAGTATAAAACGATCGCTTAATATGATTGAACCTTTAAAACTGTATATTCAATGTAAAGCACCTATCTATATGAGAATTTTAAACAATGCTTTAGAGACTAATGTACTTGAAATGTTAAATGCTGGAGATATATCAAGTGCACTGGACGCACTCGGATGTAAATGTGAATCGCAGCAATCAATTGTATACGCAGTAACAACTGACATCAACCAAAACATCGAAGATATAAACCTTCGCATAGATTACTACACTAATATGCATCTTATATCAAACGAAGATCGTCAAGTAAAATTAGATCAGCTGAAGGATAAGCGCGTTCGTCTTGAGATACGCTTAGCATCTATACAACAGGAATTAAACAATTATAAAGATAGTACATGTCCAATTTGTTGGGATACTTTTAAGAATCCAGTGACAACGTTGACGTGTTGTAATAAAATGTTCTGTACAGAATGTGTTATTCAATGTCAGGGAACATGCCCTATGTGTAGGCAAGAAATAACACACGACACAATGGTCGTTATAAATGATAACTATATACAAAAAAACGATACGCGAAAATCAAAAATAGATAATCTGTTGCAAATAATTAAAGAAAATACTAAAGGAAAATTTCTAATTTTTTCAGCGTATGATACAACATTTAAGCATGTTACTGACGCATTGACATCTCACGAGATTTCGACAAGTAAATTAAGTGGAAATGCATCCGTTATAACAAAAACCATACAATCGTTCAATACTGGTGATGTACAAACATTATTATTAAACCCAAATCATTATGGGTGTGGATTGAATATTGAGCAAACGACTGATATAATATTTTTACATCGTTTTACAGTTGAAATGGAACGTCAGATAATTGGCAGGGCTCAAAGATATGGTAGAAATACTCAACTTATAATACATTACCTCTATTTTGAAAATGAGTTAAAGATAAAAATATAATATATAGTACATGAGCACGCTAACTATGTTTAGGACAAACGTTTTAACGAGACACACAAATACTCTTACAATACAAAAGGGTAAATTTCGACGTCCGGTACGTGTATCTGCATCTGTTGTAAAGAAACCGGATTTATCAGATCCAGTGTTACGTGCAAAACTTGCTAAAGGTATGGGTCACAATTATTATGGCGAACCTGCATGGCCTAACGACCTTCTTTACATTTTTCCGGTTGTTATTCTTGCAACTATTGCACTTCCCGTTGGGCTTGGTGTAATGGAACCAACACAACTTGGTGAAATGGCAGACCCATTTGCCACACCACTAGAAATATTACCCGAATGGTATTTTTTTCCAACGTTCAATGCATTACGAGTTATTCCTAATAAATTGTTGGGTGTACTCTCAATGGCTGCAGTCCCAGTTGGACTTTTGACAGTTCCATTCCTTGAGTCCATCAATAAGTTTCAAAACCCGTTTCGTCGACCAGTCGCAACATCTATCTTTTTATTGGGAACATTTTATGCTATTTGGATGGGCATTGGGGCCACCATGCCAATTGAAAAGGCGCTAACTCTTGGAGTATTCTGAGAAACAGTTTAAAATAGTAACCTTTTTATAATTCAATGGGAGTGCCAAGTCTTTATCGCACACTCGTACATAAATATGAAACAATACAAGAAAAATCGAGGGATAAAATAGAATATTTATTTCTCGATCTTAATTGTCTAATGCATCATTGTTTACATTCCATTACGGATGACTTAAATCACAGGGAAATGGAAGAAGCAATCATTATAGAGGTTGTACGTTATGCAGTTTTTCTAGTTACTAAAGTGGTCATGCCTACAAGACTTGTATATATTGCAATGGATGGTTCAGTTCCAGTATCAAAAATGGAACGTCAACGATCAGCACTGTTTAAAAAAACACAGGATATGTCATTTACATTCAAAATGCGAAAAAAATATGGTATAACTGAAACGAAAAAGTTTGATTCAAACAAATTTTATCCAGGAACTATTTTTATGTCTAAACTTAATGCACGATTGAAGAACTTCATCACATTCGGGGCGTTTGCAACTCATACGAATAAACAATCGTGTTTTAAGGTTATTTACAGTGATACTAATGTTCCGTGTGAAGGCAAATATAAGATATTCGATTTTTTAAGACATGTTCAGACGGAACCAAAGATTTTGGTGTATGGAATGGATGCAGATTTTATTATTTTATCAATGGCATCAAATAAAAAAAATATAAAATTGATGAGAGAAGCGTCGAATATTGATAAAACTATAAAGTATGATTTTGTGTGCATTGATATTGAAAAATGCAAGAGATTTCTATATGACGATTATATTTCAGACGATTTAAAATATAATCTACCTATTGATGCATTTATCAGCGATTTTGTGGTTTATTCAATGTTTAGTGGTAATGATTTTGTGCATGCGCTCCCTCATTGTAAAGTACGTAACGGAGGTCTCGAGAAATTAATTCGTGCCTATGTGGTTACATATAGTTTTCTAAATAAACCACTTGTAAACTCGGAAAATAAAATACAATTTGACTTTCTCAATATGTTTTTTCGAAGATTATCAGATTCGGAAGACATTGCGATGAAACGCTCCACTAATAAACGGATATATTCGAAAGATAGAATGACATACGAGAAAGAGGTCGAGCTTTATGAATATGCAGATTATTCAAGCCCTAATAATCCCTACCATACTTATTATAAAAATACTCTCACGTTGATTGACTATTCTAATGAATACTCGTCCTGGGTTGCACAATATAACGCACATTTCTTTGAAGCACCCATGGACGATGTGATCAGAGAATACATAAAAAGTGTCATTTGGACACACAGTTACTATAAAGGAGCACTTGAATCTTGGACATATTACAACATCTACAGAACAAGTCCGACACTTCACTCACTGTCAACCTTTTTTCATCAAACACACCTAGACCCGGTATTTGAAATTGATACTGTGCTATCGCCACTCGAACAACTAATGTATGTTCTTCCATTTCAAAGTAGTAAATTGCTGCCATATGCGTTACAGGAAATGATGACAGATGAAGATTCTCCTATACAAAATTGTTACCCAATAACATCCTCACTTGATGTATTATCCGGTGGAAAAAATATTGATTCTGCTGCAATATTACCTAAAATTCATATACCTGATATTCGTCACGTTGTCTGTAATGTACCATTGAACGATCACGATATTATGCGAAACACTATTACATACGATGTTTTTCACAAAACATTCACTAAATAACATGGCCGAGGTTTTTTCTTAGTTTCGAGAGTTTTACCTGTTTAACCTGTTTTTTGTTATTAACATAAGCTGGGGAAGTGGGCTTCATTAGCTTTACTTTTATACGTTCGCATATTTCTGTTTTTTTTCCTTTGTTATCTAATCCGTGCTTTCTGGCTATTCTTTGTATAACATCTTTTTTTGATACTACACAGTTCCAACGATTTTCCTTGATTTTGCCGTTAACAATACGTTCTTGTGAAATGACAAAGGCATTCGTTTTTTTATTTTTTACCATATTCGGTGATTTTACATTGAGATGCGGTAGAGATGCATAGTCTTTGTATTGTTCTGGGATTTTAACTCCTTTGTTTTTAAAATCTTTTATATAAGACATTACCTGTGTCTTGTCGACCCTTCCTTTATAACAACATACTTGATTTTTTTTATTAATCCTCGGATGATATCCTTTACTACACTTTCCATTTATTGCCCGTGGATTTCCTTTAGGGCATCCTGTTTTAGACTTGGTATTCTTTTGTGGTGACAAGTTCGAATTTAATATTGTCGTCGGAAGATTTTTCTTTATACGTTTAAATATTACTACCAAATGTTCACTCATCGTTTGGACAAAATCCATACTCGTTTTCCCTATAAACTGAACAATACCAGTAGACGTTATTGCAATAACCGGACGAGTTTTCGATGTATTAATATTCCCATTATTTGTTGGACGATAAAAAGCAGAGGCGACTTTTTTTCCTGTTCTATTTTGCGATATTTCATCGTATACATAATCGTGTTTCAATAGCTCCCCGCCCATTAACCTATAGAATGTACCCACATTCTTCATACCAGAGCGAAGTTTTTTTCCGTTATTCGGTGATATGAGACTAAGCCCAGAAACAAACAAAGTTGCAATTTGTTGACCTGAATGGGATTGACCTAAATATTTGTCAAATAGTGATAATACTGATTTAATGAGTTCGTTGGTCTTTTGTTGAGTGACAATTACTCCTGTATTTATACTTATTCGCAACGTAGACTTTGACACGTTATTTGTGTTTGCATTAAATAGATTCATTAATACCACACCGGAATAGTTACCTATTTTATAATTACCGCGCAATATAAGACGTACTATGGGTTTATTTTTATTTATATTCTTCTTATTTTTGTTTTTATCTAGAAGGAAAGAAAGAACATTTTTACCATTTTTTGACGTTTCTTTTTGATCTGACACACCTTTTATAGAATCTATAGAAAAATTTGTACTATTCTTAAGTTTTAATTTTTTCACGAATCTCTTTAGATTTATGTTTTTAAATTGAGTATTGATATTGACCCATTTTAAGGTATAAAACATTGATTATTATATAATATATATTAATATGGGTTACGAGTTTGAAATAAGTGCTACTGAGTATGACGCGCAAGCACATGCTGTGTTCGAGAATTTTGAAACGCACTTTGTTAACGACACAGAATCAGATGACGATGATGAGGATTTTTACGAGCAATACGAAGAGGCCTGGAAGGAGACTCCATGCAATATTGAACGAAATTACTATCTCGAGGCATCTGTTGAAATTCCAAGAAAAAGTTATAGAAAAATGCCATGGCTACTATACGACTCTCATTTTGACACGTAATTCATCACACCGTTTACGTCAAATATTAAATCATACGATACAATTTTTGCGTGCATTGGAGATATGATACCAAGATTGACTACATCTTCGCCTAATGAACTTTTTGTTTCTAGATATAATCGATTTGAATTAATATGTATTATCCAATCAGAAGTGGATGAAAATGTTATAGGTTGATTAAATGTTATGTAACTTCCAAGAAAATTACCTTGAATAATATCTCTATCCATTTTGAGATTATTTTTTTTTAAATAGAGGGCACTCTTATTTTCTCTAACTATTTCTAATACTTTTAATGTATCTTTAAGACCTATTTTGCCATCATTGTCGAAGTCGCATGTAATAAGTTCGTGATAATTTGGTAATCTGATACCAACAGCAAGTTGGAGACATTGCTCGACTGATTGTAATGATGGCATCCCAGTCCCAATAGAATCTCCAGCAATCAATCTATACATTATGTTATAATTAGAATATCATTCCAATCTGGTGATGCATTGTGTTTATACATCATGTTATTTTCAGGATGTATGATAATATACTTGGATTTGAATATTTTTGCATAAAAGTCACAAAATCCTTTTCGGTTAAAAACGTCTGTCGAATTGCAAAATATTTAAATTACTTAAGTCGCCCTTAAGTACATAACGACGTTCGTATTGAAAAGAGAGGGATGGGTTGACTTTATCATTTATCAGGATATCAGTTCCGTTGTCATATATGTGTAGTGATTGGAAGTTTATAGTCGTTAACATCTTGTATGTTGGAAATATGACTGTGTCGACTTAAAGATTCCCATAATGTTGCTTTGTTGTATCTTCCCGTGTTAAATCGTCCCCGATAATAAAGTTATTCACATGAACATTATTCACCGATAATATCTTATAGAGTTTATATTACAGTATGAAGCAAAGTAAAAAATATATACTCGTTTGTATGTATCTTAAAAAAATTTGGGTTTGTTACAAATTTAAATGAGAAGCGCCCCGGAAAATGATTCTGTATTAGTCTTGCAACATACTTCATGTCAGGATTCAACTCAACATGTATGCAAGTATCTTTATGATGATTAACTGCAAATGATTTATTGAAATCAATGTTACATGTGATGTTCAATAATTTACAGACACTTTTGACTTTACAAAATAAACTATTTCTTGGGATGATGTGAATTTGTTGTAAATCATCATCTGCCAAAGCCCAATCGTCTGTAATATGTTTTATGGATGGATTCTTCATGTATTCTATATTCATACAAACCGTACGATTGCCCGGTGTATATGCATAAGGTGTATCTACATATTCTGGATAAATATCTGAAAATGCTTTACAAAAAGTGTAATCTCGCTTAGTTCTTGATAACAAATCAATCATTGTATTATGTTTTAAAATTTAAGTGAGTAATCGTATACGACCTCTTGCATTTAAAAGTGGTATATCATATTTATTTGGAAAGGCAATAGTGGTCATGGCGGTGAAACGAATATTGTCGTCCCAATAAGATTTCCCTTCATTTTGAATACATTTAAATAAACCAACTTGTATATTATCTCCTGGTTGATTAATATACGAGTACCACTCCAAAGAATGTGTACATATCCCGACTTGAATATTATTTACGGAAGCAATATCAAAATGTATTACATCTTGTGACATTATAGGACGACATTTCACCCCAAAGTATACCTTCGTATATGACGATTTATGTTCAATTATACGCTGTACAATATTGCATCACACCGTCTAACGTTATAATGCAATATTCCATCGATATTGATTGAATTAGTGTTGGGAATTTGAATGTCTGTAAAAATGAGGTACAACCACGTGGAGAATTAATGTACTTGAACCACTTGATGTGCTTGCGTCATAAGTTCTGTCCAGAGGTGGAACCTCATTTTTACAAACATCAGTGTAACGTAATTTATGTTTGCCTCTCATTGTCGTATGGTCGATCGTTGAATAGATATTTTTCTTCGTTTGCGTCCAATGTAACATTTATCTCTATAGGTAAACATAAGATTCTTGGTGCAATGACACAAGAGTCGGTAAAAAGTATTTGATTTTCACCCCCCATATATCCGTGTTTATAACATTTATAACTCATAATTGAAAATTCCTTCAACACTGTTATAGTTACATTACCTGTATAATAATCAACATCAATATCACCTGGATAATCTGGATGTTTTTCCTTTTTAGTACCATATCTAACACCGGCATCTATTCGGATTATATCAGAAGTTGTTATAAATCCTATTGGATGACCGTCAGGTATATTTTTAAACGTGTATCTCCCTAGACATAATCCACTGTACACACTTGAATCATAGGGTGCACCATTAAAAATGTAATTTCTATTTACATCTATAGACACTTCAATTTCATTCTTTAGACATAAAAATTGTAAAGTATTGGTAGTTGTCTCTGATGGCGTATTTGTTATAGATCCAGTGAATGTTTGTGTTTGCGTAATCGTTGGTGTTGGTGTTATAGTTAGTGTTTGTGTATGTGTAGTTGTTGGTGTATGCGTTGCAGTCATCGTATGAGACGGGGTTTCAGTCATTGCAGGGGTAGAGGTTATAGTTATTGACGGAGTCGGAGTTTGGGATGGTTCAACTGAAAATTTTGGATTGATAGATATATTTCCTTCTGCATTCAAAATAAGCAGAGGGATACTTGTCCCGTCGCTAACTTCAATATGTATATGTTGTAATCGCACAGAATCGAGCGTTACATTTAGAAAAATTCCATTTGAAATGGTCATTACCTTCATAAAGAAAAGTTTAATTTTGAAATTTACTGTTCACCACCCACATATTGCTACCATCTTTTACAAGAAGTGGCACGACAGTGCCATCAGTGGGATGACGGATATATATAAGTTCACGGCAATCTGGGTCAGGAGAAAGTGTTATGTTTGAATATTTAGCATCTGGATAAATCATTAAATATATACAATATTTTTTTTACATACTTAAATTATTATACATTCTTTGTTGCATTTCTTCATTTTTTTCATCATTACGACGTATACGTTTCAATCGAAGTATATTTAATTTAAGCATTTCTTTATCTTGTAAACGTTTTTTATTTGATGTCGATTTCGACATTTCATGTGAGATATTCTTCCTTTCGATTATTAATTCTCCAAGGCTCGTATAGTCATTTCGAGGAGTTATGTCATTTCTCTGTAATACATGTGCTTTTAAATAATCGTATCCAGATCCAAGTGTTTTATCGTTATCCACACTTCCCAACCGTTCACACGAATCTATAAATGTTGCTTCTGCTGGTTTTGGTTCATAACGTTTTGTTATACTTTTTGCATACAATTCGTCTGGTAATTTTGTAAGTTTGCTATTGTATAACTCGTTTTCACTTTCTCTTTTTCCAGACGACTTCATATGTTCCCCGTAACCTTTTCTATGAATGACCCTTGCATGTTTCTGGTAAAAACTATTAAACGTTTCATTCGTACAATTATTTACATCTACTTGTGTGTTGTAATCATCTACATATTCTTGTTGTTCCGTTGGACAATCCGAAATCGCACGTCTTTCACGTTTTATTACATCGTAAGCCATTTTTATTTTCTTAAACATACGGCTATCACCATTTTTATCTGGATGCGTCATTATTACTAAACTATTGTATGCCTTTTTAACCTCTCTGTTTGTAGCATTACTGTTTACTCCAAGTATCTTGTATGGGTCCATTTTCTATATATTTATAAATAAAATATTAACCAAATAAAAACAACATACCTGTTTGAATTAAAATATCCACAACAACGGCCGTGCCGATGATATATGAATGCGACATATCAACCTTGAAGCCCTTTATGTTAATGACATTATTAATACGTGGCATGTGCGGTATATCAGCAAAATCCTCAATACGCACAGATGAATTCATAACATATGCAACAATTGCAGTGATGGCTGACGATACAAGAGGATTTCCTACATTCATAAGCTGACCTAATCCTTGCAAAGGTACACGCGATATTATCACAGGTGTTAATATAAGCAACAGAGGATAAAAAAATTGAGAACCCTGTATTTCTTTTTTCATGACCCCAGACGGATCATTGTTCATAAGTGATATAATAACAGTTGCGACAGCGAATACAAAAGCATTCTTTACTAAGATTGAAACAACTGGTGAAAACTTCATTATTATATTATATATTTTTGTATGTAAATATATGGATTTATTTTTATTTATGAACATAATGGCAGTAATAGAAGAGGAAGTAATTAAAGTTTCTGAGGTTGTTTCGCGTATCGACTCACAATCATGTGATGAAATAAACGCATGTCTCAAGGAACATCACGTTAACAGAGATGATTCAATAAGGATAATAGAAAAAAATATCATTGTCAAAGAAACAGACGATATAAACGCTGATGTTTTGGATTTACCCATTGATAAAGATGCAACAGATATCACCTTAATTGAGGAGGAAACTATTCGTGAAGACACACAAAATGTCACTCCAATTGAGGACGAACATATTCATAAACCAATTAATGAAGATGCAAAAGATATCACCTTAATTGAAGAGGAAATTATTCGTGAAGACACAAAAGATGTCACCGCAATTAAGGAAGAACATGTGAATGAACCAATTGATAAATATGCAAAAGATGTCACCTCAATTGTAGAAGAATTGATTCATGAACTTATTTTTGTAGATAAATCTGATGCCAATCCAATTGTTGTGGAACCGATTATTGAACTTATTTTTGTAGATAAATCTGATGCCAATCCAATTGATGTGGAACCGATTCATGAACCCATTGTTATAGGTACAACTGATGCCAATCCAATTGTTGTGGAACCGATTCATGAACTTATTTTTGTAGATAAATCTGATGCCAATCCAATTGTTGTGGAACCGATTCATGAACTTATTTTTGTAGATAAATCTGATGCCAATCCAATTGATGTGGAACCGATTCATGAACCCATTGTTATAGGTACAACTGATGCCAATCCAATTGTTGTGGAACCGATTCATGAACCCATTGTTGTAGATACAACCGATGTCAATCAAATTGATGTGGAACCGATTATTGAACCCATTGTTGTAGATGCAACTGATGCCAATCCAATTATTGTGGAACCGGTTCATGAACCCATTGTTGTAGATACAACCGATGTCAATCAAATTGATGTGGAACCGATTATTGAACCCATTGTTGTAGGTACAACTGATGCCAATCCAATTATTGTGGAACCGATTATTGAACCCATTGTTGTAGATGCAACTGATGCCAATCCAATTATTGTGGAACCGATTATTGAACCCATTGTTGTAGATGCAACTGATGCCAATCCAATTATTGTGGAACCGGTTCATGAACCCATTGTTGTAGATACAACCGATGTCAATCAAATTGATGTG